CATGAAACTAAAGGCAAAAATTCTTTATATATGGTTGCCTAGTATAAAGTGTTTGACAACTACACAATAAATAAGTTGTAAAAAGAGTGTAAAGAAATTTACATTCTTTTTTTTTTTTTTATAAAAAAGTATTGACAAACCTATTTAAATGTGATATAATGAGCGGCCGGCGTTCGTGCGCTTCAGGCCGAATCCGCAATTATACCATAGTTTTGACTTTTTGTCAAGCAAAAATTAGAAAAAATTTTTTTAAATTTTTTTCCTAAAAATGTTGACTTTATTTTTAAAAATGCTATAATATAATTGTAATAAAGAAAGAGAGTTGATAGCAATGAAAGACTACAAAGAAAAAGATATGTTATACGAAATAACACTTGAAAATGATAAAGTTGTAAAGGTATCTAAAAAATGGGTAGAAAATACAATGGAACAACTTGACACAGACCTAGAAGATGTTCTTCTTATGTGGTTAGAAGATAATGACTATCTAGTAAATGAAGACCAACAAGAATTAGACCAAGTCGCAAAAGAAAATAAAGTAAAAGTTAATGCTAAAGAAAAGGTAGCAAGAAAATCTACACCAAGGGAAAGAAAACCTAATCCAACAAAAGAAAATATTATAAAAGTTGTTGCTGAAACATTAGAAACAATAGCAACTGATGTAAATATTGAAAATATTGGTAAAATTATCACTTTTAAAGTAGATAATAAGGAATTTAAACTTGATTTAACTGAAAAAAGAGTAAAAAAACAATAATTTTACTCTTTTTTTTATTATTTTACATGTAAACTAAGTGTCAAGCGGGCTATAATCGGCCAAGCCGGCCCGATTTTTCCAAAAGTCAAGCCTTTTCATCAATTTTTTTTCAATTTTACATAAATTTTACACTTCGCTTATTTTCCCATAATCTAGTCCATGCGGCAACCCGCTATATGCATCCTAATCGAGGGAAAAAGTCATATATGCAAAAATATGAAGGGAAAATCAACGTCTGCGGCGGCTTAGTCCGCTCCCTTGTAAGACCGAGCCCCTTGGGGATTTTTTGAGGAAAAAGCGGGAATGTCTCGCTCCGCTCATATTCCCAAAAACAAGAGTAAAAGATAAAATGCGGGATGTCGCTTAAAGATCTCCTAGCGAGGTCTCCGCATAAAAAAAAAAGAGGTCATTACTGACCTAATTTCCACTCTCCAACTCTAACTGGAATAGTTTTATATTCTTTTTCAAATTTCTTTAAAGCTGCTTTATAAGCATTCTTTTCTTTTGTTATATCTTCACCTTGTTCTTGGCGATAGAAAGCATTTGCCGCTTCTTTTTCTCCTATATGTTCCTCTTCTAATATATTATACCAATTATTAAGTTCTTCTTGAGTAAGTTTTTCATAAGTATCATATTTAACTCAAAAATAATGACTACTCTTCTCTCCAAATTCTTCCATAGCGGGACCTACGTATCGTCTAGCTACAGCCGCATCACTAGTATGGTTATATTTTTCCATAGCGAAATCCGCAATCGCATTTCTAGCCATATGAGCTTTACTTTCTACAGTAAATTCCTTTGATAAATGAGTTTTTACATATTCATTATAATCTTCTTGCTTTTGCTTAGAGATTTTTAAACTTCTTGGTAATGGTTTATATTCTCCATAAATTTCATTAATTTTTATACGAATAGGTTTTCCTTCTAATATTTCATAATCATAGAATTCTGCTAACCATTCCATTAATTCTTCTCTTCTTCTATCATATTGAGATGTTGAGATTTTTAATAAAGGAAATAATTCCTCTTTTAGTTTGTAGATTCCTGTATCTACCATATTATTACCTTCTTTCTTTAAAATGCCTGACCGAGACTTACGAGGATCTTACACAATTTTTGTCATACCACTATTATTATTATAGGATATGACAACTTTCTGCAAAGATGCTGCTTGACCGACATCAGTCTTTCGGTCTTATTATCATATAAAAAATAACAAAGATAAATTCATCATTTTTGACCTAATAATATCAAAAAATATATATGATTTATAAATTCTTTACAATTTACTATAAAGAGTTTGATAAAAATACACATTTTTGCTAGAAGGATAGAGAACCGAGACTTACGAGGATCTTGCACAAATTTTTGTCATACCACTATTATTATGACAAAAAAATCAACCCGATTTTTCCTTTTCTCTACTGACCTAAAAAAATATGGTATTTATAGTATTTATCTAAAATACCATTTCCTTATATGTTTTAAGTTGCAACAAAAGTAGCAAAATATATTATATTATATAGAGTTTACCAAAAATATTGTAAGTATTTAACTTACTAACCTCGCAGCTTTCTATTATGCGGAGATGCCCCTAATGAAACATACCCCTAGATAAAAGATCTTTTAACAGGTTCCCGCATTATACCCCAATTAAATAAAAAAATTTTACCACACTTTTTTATTTGAGTTTAATGTGTGGTAAAAAAATTTATCTAGAAATATTACAATATATTACATAAATAATACAATTAGCGCTAACGCGCATCTCTGATAAGGAAACATAAGGGAGATACCTCTAATAAGATTATGTTTTAATTAGTGTGTATTCATTTTAAATACACAATAGATACTTTACTATAAAAATTGACATTGACAAGTGAATATCAATATAATATAATATATATTATTGACTAAAAATATGACAAAGTCAAATAAAATAAAAGCTTCAGCTAACGCTGAACCTTTTTTGTCGGTCGTGTGCTAAGGCACACTCCCTCCATCAGTCAAGAGTAAAGATAGGAATGTGGTAATGGGTAACGAAGGGAATATAAAATAATAGATGGCGGTCGGTGCACACCCATCACATAGTTTTATTAAATATATACACTCATACCTCTATTTTTACTACTTCTATTTTACTATTTTATTAATTCACTCCATTTTGCTATTTTATGTTCTTGCGTTATTAAAATCTTGTTGCTCTGCATCTTTAATTAATAATGTTCCCTTAGTTATTTGACATCCTAATTGATATTCTAAATCCGCCTTAAAAGACATAAAACCCGCCTGATTTAATCCTTTAAGTTCACAACTTAAATCATATGCCTCCTCTTTAGTTATTTCTCCTGCTTCAACCATTTCTCTTATTAATAATTCTTTTTCTTCATCTGTAGAAAAATATTTTTTCATTAACTTCTTTTTTATCTCTTGTTCTTCTTGCGTAAATTCTTTTAAAATACAAGAGCCATCTTCATTATAATATACCTTACATCATAAATAAATACATTGTCCTAATTGTCCAGCTGATGTAAAAGGTTTTCCATAAAGCATATTGCGTGCATCAAGAGTATACCTATATGCGGTTGATTGTTCTACCATTAATTCATTCTTATGTTTTCTATATATCTTCTTAGAAACATTTTTACAGTTATCTAATCCTGATTCATCCCATTCTTCATCAAGAGCTCCCAATATAATTTTTTTAGCTTTACTACCCCCTTTAATATACTCTTCATTTTTTATTGCGGTTATCTCTATACCCCCATAGACTTCTTCAAAATCAGCATAGTCTCTCAACTCTTCAAGCTTATCTTCTTTACTATTTCTAAAACCTCCATAACTTAATCCAAATCATTGCGCTAATTCTTTAGTAGTCATTTTTCCTAATCTTAATTTCATATTTTTTCCTCCTTATTACAACTTAAAAAATTCTTGTAATAAATTATCAAACTTTGTCCTATTTTGTAATAAAAAAGTTGTCATATTTTTGTTCACTCCCTATATTATACCCGTTTACTAAAAATATGACAACTTATTAATTTTAGCCGAATTTAGACAAAAATAATTATTTTTCCTACCAAATGTCAGTTGTAATAAAATTGACTAATATATATTATATTATTATAATAATAAGAGTCAACAAAAATGTTACAACTTAATATGCGGGAATGCAGTACTTCGTACAGCACTCCCTTCAGGTCGAAATAAACCAACTTATCGCTTCGCTCAAGTAGGTTTATTTCTCTACAAGAGCATAAGAAAAAAGTAAGGTTAATCCTTACTTTCTACAATAGCAATAGATACATTGCTTTTAGATGCGGGAATCATTATCCCAAACATAATTTTTAATGCGGTTACCGCTTCTATCATCATCTTTTTCATATTGATACCTATTGCCTACAACTTTAAGTGATGCGGCAATACTTTCATTTAATATTTTATAATCTAAATTAGAAAACCCTAATACTGAATAAGCCATTTCCGCATCATTATAACTAACTTCATAATAGTTACCCATTTCATCTATTAAGAGGTCTTTTGTAAAGATATGGTGGTTATCCTTATCTTCAAATCCAGTATATATGCCTATTGAATTATATATGACTATTTGATTAGCAATAACATTATCACTCGTTCTTTCACCATATATCCAATTCATACTATCTATTGATATTCCTCTATACATATTATTCCTCCGTAAATTCCAGATAAGCTTCGTAAATTGTCGGATGCAATTCCTTTATTTTTTCGAGGGTTATATTATCACTTACTAATATTTTATTAATGCGGGAAACGATAGGAGATCCCCCAGCAAGGTAAGCAAGCCTAACCGCATTAATACAAGTAGTAAAATCAGTATCTGCGGTAATTGCGGGAACCAGGTAATCAAAGGCATACCCAGCCCATTCCGCACTCATATTCTTATATTCTTTATCTTTTGATACCATACTTTGTACTAATGCTGTAATTTGATTTATTAATTCAGGTTCTTTATTTACAAGAATAGCCCAACTTGTAATTAGAAGTAAATCATCTCCGCAATAAGGCTCCATTCTATCAATAAATTCTTTTAACCTCATCTTATTTATCTCCTTTTGGTTTTCTCTTGCAGATTAAATCTAGCTTATACTCGTTATCTCCAAGTCTAAAAGTAATTAGTTTACTTTTATTTTCGATAACGATATCGGAATAAATTTCGATATTATCAAGAGTATCAGCTAATAATTTGATAACAGCCTCTTTTTCAGGGTTTTCTTTAACTACTCTTTCTCTTTGAGTTTTTGCTTTTGGTTTAGATTCAGCTTTTACTTTTACTTTATTTGCTTTTGCTTCATTATTTAATTCCTCTTGTTCATCATTAATTAAATAAGATTCATCTTCTAACCAAGTAAGTAAAGCTTCCTCTTTATCAATTTCAAGATTAACCATCATATTGTTAATAAATTTAGTCATTACTTTAACAATTCTTCCGTCATCAAGAGTAATGTTAATTACATCACCATTTTCAATATAGTCTTTCATTTAATCCACCTTCCCTTTCATTAGTAAATCTTATATAAGACTTTTTTATATTTATTATTTATTTTTACAATTATATTATATTATATTTTTTTAAAATTGTCAATAAAAAAATTTAAAAATTTTTAAAATAAGGAATGCGGAAATGGGTTGCTCACTGGAATGTAAGACCTGCGCCGCCGCATAAAAAAAGAAGGCTTTAAGTTGCCCTCTTATATGGCTTTGGTTTAGTGTAACGCAAGGTCGCCATCACCGCCTATTAGATTTTTTCGTTACAAGGTTAGAATCTAACTAAACCTTTTTCTATCTGGTCAGAAAGTAAAGATACCACCTTCTCATTTGGTTAGAAGAATAGATACCGCCGTTTTCAAGATAAACTAGCAAACTTTTGAACACTCCTTGATTTTACTAACCAATTCATATTCAGGTCGGCTTATTGCAAATCGCCGCAATGAAGCTTTACGTTCTCGCCTCATTTATAAGAGTTAAATAAGAAAGTGATTAAGCATTTAACTCTTATAAACAAGGGAGAGCCGAAGCTCTACTCTTAGTCAGCATTTACTGAGAAGTAAACACTTTTCTTATCTTTTGTTCTTACAACTCTTTTAGCTGCTACTAACATTCTTAGTAAAGCATTAACTTTTTGAGCTGATGTAATACCATCTATGTCTTTTGATGCTTCGAATAATTCAGTTACTGTAACTGGTCTTTCTAATTCAGCCAATACTTCATATACCTTTTCAGCTAATTCAACATTTTCCTTTTGAGCTTTAGTAACTCTTTTCTTTGATGCTAATTCAATTTGTTTGTCTAAGAATTCTATTGTGCTAGCTTTAATTTCAGTATCTAAGTCTGAATTAGTAACTACTCCTTTTAACATTTCAAAATAATCTCTTTTTACCATTTTTTCCATTTTTCTTCAATTCCTTTCCTTTTTCTATATTTTTTAATGGTTAGTTTTTAAAAGTTTTCTTTCTTTATTACACTTATATTATATAATAATTTTTAATTATTATCAATAAAAGTTATTTTGTGAAGACCCAAACTCATATCCACAGCCTTCCGCCCGACCACTGCTCGCCATAACGGGGTTTCCTAGGAGGTAGGTTATCATAAGAATTATATCTTATTGCTTATTACATATATATTATAATATAATTTTTTAATAAAATCAATTATAATATTAATAAGGATGCTCGCCCAAGGACTTTCACCTTGGGACGCCTAACAAAGGTTCAACTATTTCTCTTTTCCGTGTACTGACAAGTCAGACGGCAGAGGAGGCGATTACCCTTTCTATTGCTAGACCATTATTTTCTTTAGTGCGTCTATATTCCGCCACGAGCATTATCTATATATAATAACTACCTCCATTTTTAGCTACAGACTCTGGCACAGTTGCCGAATGACTACGGTATACTGGAGAGGTTCAGGCCTCCCGTGCGGATTTCCATATTGGTTGCCGCAGGTAGTTATTTACAATAAATAAACAATTTATTTATTTATTACATTTATATTATAAATTAATTTTTTATAAAAATCAATATTTTCAAAGAACTAAGTTGCTGCCTAACCAGGTCGCAGCACGGCGTTTCCCATTGCGGCAATAGCCGCCCATTTATATAGCCCGAGTTCAGTCCTCCCAGTATTATACCCGTCGCATTGTCTATTAGGACAAGTCGCAGCTAATACTGTACGCATTCCCATTCTCGCCCGACTAGTTATTCGCTTACTAATTTCATTGTTTACTATGTTCAGCCCCGTAACCAACGGTTGAGTGAACTTTATAGTGATTTTTGATAACGGAGAATTCTTAACGCCTGTTCACTCAGTGGCTTATCAAACTCCAAGGTTTTAATTATTTTCAAAGTACTCTTCAATAGCTCTTTCCATTGCCCCTTGTGAGATTGGGTATTCAGCTATTTCTAATATTTTAATAAATGCGGCAACCACTTCAGCAATAGTTGCATCTTTTATTACATTTATTGAAGTTTCTATATCATAAGCTTGTTTTCCTACATTTCCATAGTTATAAGCCTCTTGTGTATAAACTATTTTTATCATTTTAATCACTTACTTCCTTTCTTTATTACATTATTATTATATTATATTTTTTATAAATAATCAATAAGTAGTTTTTACCATCAATAAATTTAATTATCAATGGTAAAAACAATTTGTAATAAGATAAGTAGAGTTAATTAATACTCTTTAAAGACTTTAATCATAAAACTAAAATCTTTAAAGAATATTGAGGCTCAGGACAATCTTTTTATCCTCATTCTACTATATAGTACCCTGATTACACAACTTATATACTTTATTCGTAGTTGCCAAACGAATATGGTTTACAGGCTTAGCCATTGCCTCTTTTCTTTATTACATTATTATTATATAATATTTTTTATAAATAATCAATAATTATTGCTTTTTTGAACTTAGAAAAGTTACTTTTTCAGCTATTACATACATCATATCTGAAGTTCTTAAAGCCCCTTTAACGCCAACTAAATCACCTATTGAACAATGAGCATTAATATTATCTCTAAGGTTATCGCTGTTCATTTCAATTCTGATATAATCAGTATCATACTCTCCATCTTCATTTTTATAACTTCTTGGGATAGCTATTATCATTGTATCTCCATCTAATTCTTTAATTCTTCCTACTAATACTACTTGATTTAACATTTTACATTTCCCTTTCTTTATTACATTTATATTATATTATATTTTTTATAAATTATCAATTTGTAATCTTTCTTGTGCATAACTAAATAATTGCTCGTCTAATAAACTATTGATAGTATCATTTTCTAAATAATAGCTTAATACCTCATCTAATTTTTCATCTTGTTCAGGAGTAACTTCATCCATACCTAAAGAGTATGCGATTATAGCTCTATTAAGTGTATTAACTATTGTTATATCTACTCCATTTAATTTTTTTAAGATTTCATTTGTTGTCATTTTTATCACTCACTTTCTTTTTTATTACATATATATTATATAAAATTTTATTAAAAATATCAATTAAATTGCTCTTATTGAGATTATCTTATAATTATTATAATATGTTAATTTATAAGGTATTTCTAAATTATTTCTTGTCTCAAGAATACAATCTAAGTGATAACCCATTACTATTGGGCTATCATAGCGATAAGTTTTATTTTCCATAGCGTCTATTATTATATATTTATTCATTTTCTATTTCCTCCATAAGTATATTTAATTCTATATTTTTATCATCAAGATTCCATTTAGTGTAAATAGCCTCTTTATCATTATTATTAATAGCTAATTGAGCATAATAGCCTATTTCGTCAATATCACCATCACCATCTGCGGCAAGAGTTTTTATTAATTGTAAATAAGCATCTTTTATTTTTATTTGTCTTTCTAAATCCATAATCTAATCACTCCATATTATATTTTTTATTAATTATCAATAAATTTTATTCACATAACCATAAGTATTTTTTAATTAAATCAGGATGATCTTCCGCAAACTCTATTGCCCATATAGTAGCATTAGATTCAAGAGGTATTCTAAAATACATATTACAACATTCTTCTAAATCTATCTCGCCCTCTTGATAGCCCATTTCTAATAAAGCAAATTGAGTTTCTTTAAGGTCGGCGTTATCATCTGTCCAAGTCATTATATGACCTATTTCATGTAGAATTGAAAGTAAAAACATAGGAGTTTTACACTTAGGGGATAATTCTTTAACATAATCCATAAAGTAGCGGTCAGTATCTATATTATATGACTTGCCTATATAAACGATCTCATCATCTACATCACATTGCATATCATATTTTTGAAATTTAACTTTAATATTTTTATCTATTTCTTTTACAAAGTTGCGGCAACCGATTTTCTTGATAATATTCATACTAATCAACTCACTTTCTTATTCATATTTATTTATTAATTCGTTTAATTTATATATTATTTCTTCATAAGTTTCTTTTTCAACAGTATCAAATGCTTCATCTTTCTTATGAACGAAGTTATCTCTTAATTCTTCTAAATCATAGAACATACTTTTTATTACTTTAGATTGTTCGCTTTCTCTATGTAGACTTTGTGCAAAGCATTCTTCAAGTTGTTCTTTTGTTAAATTTTTTATACTTGGTGCTATTTTCATTTTTATCATTCCTTTCTTATTACATATATATTATATAATATTTTTTATTAAAAAACAAAAAAGATGCGGGAAGCCGCTAGGGGATCCCTAATCGACGTCTCCGCATGCATCTGGATGATGTAATTTATATAATGGACAGCCATCACAATGATCGCCTACTGAAACTACATTACTTGAATAACTGTCAAAACAGCCTTCATCTGCTGCATCTAAAGCACTTCCGCACCAATGACCATGATCTAAGCAACATACTGCATTATTTTCTCTCCAGATAGAACATTCTTCACAGTTTCTATCATCAGGATGACAATCACAATAGTCATCAATATATTCACAGTAATACTTTTCTTCAAAATTCTCTGCTACCATACCATTACCATTATAAATATAGTCATCATCATCGTCATCAGTTCCAGGTAATTCATAGCCGCATCCGCAAGGGCAAGTAATGACTTCATTATATGGAGTTATATTAGTAGGCTCATCCCCTTTATGAGTCCATACATCTCCATAATGGAATTCATGATAACCATAGAAATGACCTCTTGTTAAAATAAAACTATAATTATGTGGGTTTATCCAACTATTATCCATTTCTAATGCATCACTTAGCCACTTTTCAACTACTAAACGCATAGTTTTATGGAATTCTTCACTATAAGAACTTTTACCAGGGTATATTTCATTAAAATGAATACTTTTCATATCTTCTGATAAAGCGATCCACATTCTCATTCTCTTGTATCTAATATCTTTAAATTCATAATTATCATATAAATTAAATTTACCCTCATTATTCCATACATAAGTTATTATAGAAGCGGAATCAATTACTGCAGCTAAGCAACCATCAGCATGACTTCCATCAAAATAATTTTCAAGTCTATAACAAGAAGTCCATTGATATGGATTCTCGCTTGCTAACATCATATCTACTGGGTCAATAGAAATAGTAAATGTTGCTTCTACTTTTCTATTTTCATATACTCTACCAACTTTAGTAACAAGGTCATTTGGAGCATCTAATTTACTTTTTAAGAAACGAGTTAATGACATTCCCTCAATAGTTGCACCATCAAAGATTTTTTTCATTGTCTCCGTAGTTTCATAACTTAAATGAGAAAAACTTATTTTATTATCTTCAATTCTTTTTAATTTATCTAACCAAAAATAGTATGCTGGATATTCTTTTCCAATTTCTAATATCTTATTTGCATAATCTCTATCTTCATCAATATATTCAAAAGGTATATCAATTCTAGTTTTACCCCCCATAATATCAAAGAATTTTTTCTTATTTCTACACCATTGAGTTAGATAGACTTCTATTACCTTATCAGGTAAATATTGCAAAGATATATTACTTAATTGAGCAATACATTTAGTAAAATCTGGAATTTGAATTTGTTTTAACATTGGAGCATATTCTTCTCCTAATTTTTCAATTAAATCTTGTGTGCGTACCATAAATAATCATTCCCTTTCATTTCTTATTTATTACATTATTATTATAATATAATTTAATAAAAAAATCAATAGAGAATAAAAAGGCGCGGCAATGGCTTTAACGCCTGCACACCTAATGTCTAATGACTGTATGGTCTGCATCTCCGCAATATATAGGACAGTGATTACAATAATCTTTACTTACCACTACTTCTCCATTCATTATATGTTTACCACGAGGCTCTAGACAATCTTGTTTATCTATACTACATACTGGCACTATTTCATTATTTTCAAAAACTACTTTTAATATATCTTCATATATCTTTTGATTATCTTCAAGTAAATCTTCAACTTCTTCAATAGTATCAAATTTATACTCTACTTCACAATTGCTCCATTTATCAAATGTTATTTTTGAATTAGCCCTTAATATATATTTATACCCATTTCCGCTATGTGGAGCTATTATACAATATATAAGATTCATTCTCTCAAAAAATAGATGTGTAATATCTCCGCTATCATCAGATAATGAATCAGTTAATTCATAACCATATTCTTTTAAATATCTTAATAATTCTTCCATATTTATTTCTCCATCTCTATAACTTCATCTAATAAGCAGCGGAAACCGTCGCTTAGGCTTCTATTAACATGATAATGAGCGAACCACCAATGGTCGAAAGTGATTCTGCTTTTCAATATATCTAAATATTCTTCACTTATATGACCTATTTTAGATTGATCTAGTCCAGGTATTTGAATTAAATAAACTGAATTATCTTTAAATACTGAATAAGGACAACAGTGAGTAAATACATAGTCATAATGAGTTTCTGCGGGGATGCTCATTATAAAATCTTTATCTACTCTCTCATCAGCCCACCAACTTAGACCTTCAACTCTAAAAGCTCGATCTATAGAATCAGCTCCGCCGCATACTAATACTTTTCTATTATTTAACATATATTCTCCATTAGGTAAATATATTATATGATTAGATAAATGTACCATTCCATTCTCATCTCTTGAAGTTGCTTTATATTCATTTAAAATATCATAGTTTTCATGATTACCTGCAATAAACATTAAAGAAGCTCCATTGCATTCATTTTCAAATAATTCAATATTTTTTTCTAAATCTTTTTTACCATTTCTCCAAGCAATTCCGCAATCGCCTAAGATAAGAATAGAGTCTCCTTCTCCTAAATCAAATTTATGAATAAATTCAATTACTGGCATTATATCTCCATGTATATCTCCTCGAACAAATATTCTTCCCATATTTAAGCCTCCTTGTAATTTTATATAAATATTATATCATTTATTTTATAAAAAAACAAATAAAAAGATAAGCAGTTGCCGCTTATCTTATTTCTTTATATCTATCACTACCTAGGATACTCATCATCATATCTAGACCTGTTTTTCCAGAAAGGATTGTTTTAAAAATAATAGGACTGCATCCGCTTACATAAGACACTTTTTTATTACTAGCATCTTGTAAGATAATATCATTTTCAGCTGAAACATTCCAATAAATTAATTTTGGCATTTCTAAACCTTCAGCTCTCCATTCTTCTTCAATATTTTCCATTTCAGTTCTAGTTTGAGCTTCAGAATGCCAATTACTTTGACAATCTATTTCCATATCTGAAATTACTATTAAAGTATCTGGTCTATCTGATGCAGGAATATTATTATCTATAATAGTTCTTTTGATTAAGTCAAAAGCAGCCTTTAAATTGGTATTCTCACATTGATTTCGTTCATATATTCTACGAACTTTATCAACAAAATCTACGCCTTCTATTTCAATAAATTCAGGTCTTTCTGAGAATGTTATAAAACAATTATTAAATGGCTCTCCAATACGTTCGCCGCAATACATACCTAATGAAATTGCAACATCAATAGGAGCAGTAGATGTTCTATATGTACTTGTCATACTACCAGAAGTATCTACCATACATAAGGCTTTACATTTTTTACCTTCAAGATAATCGTCTTGATTTTCCCAGTATTTATTTAGAGTAGCTCTCTCAGTTTCAGTTATATTTATATCATCTTCATAACCATAAATATCTAGTTTAGAAGTTACTCCTTTAACTATTTCATATGGATAAAGAGTTCCCGCATTTACTTTTGTTTCTTTGTTATTCATAAATGCTTCATATCTTGCGGCAATTACTTCTTTATGAGCAAAAGCATTTCTATATATTAAACCTGCTTTTGATGGTAATTTATCAAATTCAATATCTTCCCATCTATTTTCAGACATTAATTTTTCTACAATATTAATTCTAGTTCTTAATGCTGATAAAGCTTTTCTATATTCTTTATGAGATAGACCTAAATATTTTCTAGTTTTAGTAGCTAATTCTTTTGATTCTTTAGATGAACAATTTTCGCTCTTCATCCATTTACCTAATAAAGATACCCCAGTATTTTCACTATTGTTTAAACTCATTAAATCTTTATTAAATTGGCATTTAATAACATCTAAAGCATCTTCTTCAATAGATGTTCCCATAACACAATATAAATCGTCCCATCTACCATATTCTGCTACATTATCTAAATTGCGGAAAGCTAACTCAGGATATTCTTTTGCTAGCCAATTAAAACATACTTTGAAGAATCTACGCTCGCCGGCCCCGCCCCTTATATCTCTAAGGTAGAACAAACATTTTAAAGCTAGTTCTTCATTTTCTTCTAACGCATTTTTAAACAATAGAATACAATCATCGTTGCTACGAGTGCGGTAAGAGCCTCCTAATGCGAACATATCATAAACTTTATCTAATGTTGATTTATGAGCTATAGCTCCATTAGTTGTTGTTGTATAATTAGTATCTCTTTTTAAACTATCTACAAATATATTCATCTTTAATTCACCTGTTAATCTTATTTCAAGATTCCTTTCATTTTCTATAATTATTATATCATTATTTTTTATAAATGTCAATGATAAAATAAAAACTGCGGGAAGCCGATCTGCGCGCCTCATACCTTAATTGAGATTACAAGCTGCATAACCGCCTTCCCGCATTTGAAAGGGAATTGATTTAAAAATGAAATCCTAGACAAGAAAGTGGGTGTCCCAACCGCATCAATAAAATGTATATACACTCACTTAGAAAAGATACATTTCTTTTTCGCAGTAATAAAAATTTTTAAGAAAAATTTTAAGTATTGGATTTAAGTTTTGCAGACTTCTTGTCTATCTTCATTTCTAAATATATTATATCAAAATTTTTAAACTTTGTCAAATTAACAAGACAGGAAAATTTTATTTCAGCCACCAACAGAAAATCTTTATATTTGCTGTACCTGTCTTTTTATATTATAAATGTTATTATCTATTAAAATATATTTTTAAACATTTTAATTAAATGTCTGCCCCTCATGGCACTTGTATATCGAGAGTCATTAGCTTCCTATATCTTGTAAAAATATATTTCATTAAATATCTAATAAATAATCACCATCGCTTAGGTTTCCCATCAGCCACATCCCATCTAAGACTTTCACTTAGCTCTTTACTCTTATGTTCCATAGATATAAATACCCTTAGGCTTCCTCGTGTGCATATCCGCAATCACGCATAAGATATAGACTATTTATAGAATTTAATAGGTGTGTATAAAGAGATTCAAACTCTTAATAGTGTGTATCAAGCACTAGTTTTACTATTAAACTATATACACATAAAATAGGGAAATGGTGATCCTGCCGAGATTCGAACTCGGGATACCTCCGTGAAAGGGAGGTGTCTTAACCACTTGACCACAGGACCATTTGGGGTGAGATAAGAGTTTCGATCTCCTGTCCTTAGAGCCACGATCTAATATGTTACCATTACACCAATCTCACCATATGGCACGCCCCCAAGGGCTTGAACCTTGACCCGCGGGTTTGGAGCCCGCTACCCGAATTTTGAAGATTCGTGTGCTACCATTACACTAAGGGCGTATAATAATATAATCTTTATTTATTACATTATTATTATATAATATTTTTATTTAAAAATCAATAATAAGATTACTCATCTTCGCTCAATAAGATATTGTTTAAATCATCTTCAAAAGCTTTAAATTCTTTGTCAGTTAATGAGAAGAATGGATATTGCATTATTCTTAATGGCTCTCCAAATTTACAGTCATATTCTCTACCCATTGATTTAGAAATAACTTCCATATCTCTATCTTCTAATATTTTCATATAGATAGTTCTCTTTAAAGCTGGACAATCAAATTCTTTAGAATAATCAATAGCCATAGCCATTAGTTCAGGATATTCAACTCTCATGGGAATATGCACTTCATAATTGCGGAAATCACCAAAATTATCTTCAAAATTTAAGAGATTTAGTCCATATGCGGAAGGTCTTAAACTACAAGTACCTTCATTTATTACATAAGTTGTAAGAATACGAGTAGATACTGTTCCACAAAAATAATTAAAAATTTCATAAATTGGCTCAGTTAAGAAAAAATCATCATTAAATAGTAAAAATTCTTCTTTTGATATATTAGTAATATAATACATAACTAGAAAATTACTATCTAACCATTTGTTATATTTTTGCTCTTTAACTATAATATTTTTAACAATATCATCATCATCAAAGCCACAATAGTCTCCAAGTATGTAGATATTATTATAGTCCATCTTTAAATTTTTCTTTATTAATTGAATACACATTTTTAATTCTTTATCTCCGCAAGTATTTCTAAATGGTATAACTACATTCATATTCTATCTCCCTCTCTTTTTCTCCTCTTCAGGTTCTTCATCTTTAAATCCACAGATTGCTAAAACTTCTTCAAAAGTTCTACTCCCATTTGGGATATAGAATCTACAAGCTAGTTCATATGCTGCTCTATTCTTCATTGATGTATCAAACTCTTCATTAGTTACTATATCTATTAAATTAATAGTTGTAGTGTCTTTAAAATTCATATTTAACAACTCCTTAAAATGGCAGGGGCGCTAGAACTCGAATCCAGATACCTAGTTTTGGAGACTAGGGTCCTAACCATTAGACGACACCCCTATAAAAAATACTAGTTTTTCTCTTTTTCTTGACACAGCCATCTAAGCTCGCAACTGCTTTCGACCTGGGCGTACAGTAGCTCCCCAAACTAGCAAATTATCCACTGATAGCCTATGTTTGCGCGGCGTTCGGTTATCCCTCTCTTATCGCGATTATAGATCGGAACCAGCAACCGCCTGATACTTTCAACAGTATATATATTGATAATCCATATCAATCATTTTAATGGTTGTCCCGCTAGGGTTCGAACCTAGAAAATGCATGAGTCAAAGTCATGTGTGTTGCCGTTTCACCACGGGACAAGATCTTAGGCAGGCATTGCCGCCTTTTTAACTATTTCTATTTTACCTATATAATCAAATATTTTAAATGTTATATATTTTCCGCTATTGATAGTATATTCTATTCCTAATTTATTAAAACCATCTGCAATAGCAGCTATTACCGCATCTTTATCTTCATCTCTAAATGCTTTTTTACCATCACTAACTAACATTGCTTTTGTTTGTTTAAGATTTACATCATAAATCTTATTATTAAGTAAAATTAGATTAAAAATTCCATCTCCAACTAATGAATATTTTCTTTGATATTTATCATTAAATATGCTCTTTAAAAAGTCTTCTCCAAAAGCATAATCATACTCCCAAAAATATTCTTTGTTTTCATAAAATTTTTTCATAATTATCACTTCATTTCTATAAATATTATATAATAAATTTTATAAAAAATAAAGTAAACAATAAAAATGGCAATTTATTAAGAAATCTTATGTCTTAGGTCAGGTAGAATTTCTCCAAAGCTTACTTTTCGTTACCAAAAAGCACTTTCGTTTTAAAAGCCTGATATGCGGTCTCCCTACATACGACCTGATTGCCACTTAGTACATACTTTATCCCAATAAATATCGCTCTAGAAGTTTTCCTTGACAATAATTTGTCTTAAAACTAGAATAACGCGCCATCATAAAATAAATTGGAGCGAGTAGTAGGGACTTAAACCCTCATCTTAAGCTTGGACAGCTTGTGTTCTTACCAAATTAAACTATACCCGCATATGAAAATATTTATAAGCAAATTTTTTTTAGTATATAGACTATTTGCGTTACCCAAGTACTACCACGTGGAGGTTGTCTATTTAGTACTCTGCCGAAAACAGGAATCGAACCCGTAACCTTTTCATTACAAGTGAATTGCGCTACCAATTGCGCCATTTCGGCATATGTTAGAGGGCCACGCTCCCTCCTCGGCTAAGTTTTTTTACTACCCTCTTATACCACTTAACTGGTGGGGCTCTTCGGAGTCACACTAGAAACCCTAATTTAATAGGTAAAAACTCCGCAGCGTTTGAGAACTAGAGCGATGTAGTTAAGTACATCCTCATACAAGAGTAAAAACTCTTTCTTAATTTTATAAACCCATACTGTGGCTTCTTGTCCTTTAGGTCAGTCTTTATCCTAGTCCTCACACTCCCCAAAGCTAGCTGGGCTGACTTGGATACTAGGTTAGGTTTATTAGTTTTTACTATTCCTTCAGTTATGGATTAAGCAATAGCTAAGCAACCATCTATCTCTTTCACCATAGCGGCGGTGAGGTTTCTAACGCCCAAGCCTCACAAAACGGTGTGGTCATTTATCAGAAAAACTATAACTTGATGAGGATGACACAGCCTCCTCTTAATGTATATTAACTTTTTATTCTTACATATATATTATATAATAAATTTTATTTATTATCAAATTTTTAAGTGGCGTCTATTAGAGGATTCGAACCTCTGCGCCGATTACTCGACCTATCGGTTTTCAAGACCGATCCCTTCAGCCAGACTTGGGTAAATAGACATAATTACATGGTGGAGCTGCGGGGGCTTGAACCCCGGTCCTGAAACTACAATTATATTAGAAATCTCATTCTTACATTACAAGTTTTATCCTATTTATAGGAGTCAGAGTGACGATTCGATCCCTACCTCATTATGTTCACTCACGTTCAGAGAGGGCTTCTATATTAAATTAATCACAATAGCAAATCATATAGAAGAAAAATTTACTATGGGTAATCTTTGCGGTTAATACGACTGCATTTTCCCTGATTACTTACTGGTACTAATGTAGAAGTTACTTAGCTTTTAATTAAGCAAAAGCTACGCAATTAGATGCGAATAAAGATTTAACCTTATTAGTAATTTTTGTTAAAATGTTGTTATTTATTTTTTATTGCCTTTTAAGTATCTGCCTACTACTTGTATTCTAATACTTTATAATTTCAGTCGAAACCATATTTCAACCCCAAATTAAGATGGTGGAGCTACGCAGAATTGAACTGCGATTTACTGCTTGCAGGGCAGTCGTAATAGCCATTATACCATAGCCCCATGGTTCCTGAGGTGAGATTTGAACTCACGATTTCCGACTTCTTGTTCTTATTCGGTCAACATTGGTAAAATATACTTTTCAACTGTAAAATCTTTTATTAAATTACAATTACTCTTAGCTCCATATTGAGGAAGTTCTTTTCTAAATATTTTACTGTTAGTATTACTAATTAAATCAACTGGAATAACTACAAGTTGATTATCAATAATACTAACTATAAAATCTATTTGTTTATTGTTATAATGCTTAATTATATTTTTATTAATCGTAGCAACGCTATTAGCAGTTTTAATTGTATAACTACCATTTTCTTCTAAATGAGCTGTTTTACACTGTATTCTAATATAATGACCATTTCCACCGTCTAATAATAAATCATATCTACTATTATTTCCATATGGAATTGATACAATAAACCCATATTGTATAAATTTTTCTATACATTGTAATTCTGTTGTTAACCCTTTTATTTGAGTTTCATTAAATAAATTTGGAATAATTATCATCTCCTTAATTTACTAATGAACCGATTTTAAACATGAGGACGGCGAGATAACCACTTCTCTACTCAGGGGTAAAGGAGATATTACTCCTAATCTTTATTATTTATTTTTATATTTCTTTCCACTTCTAGCTGGATGTTCCTTTGCATAAGCTGCAGCCGCTTCTTTTATTCTCTTTCCTTCTGGAGTTAAATACTTAGCTGCTTGTGGATTTCTTTTAAGTTTCTTATTAGTTTTTTGTTTTTTATCTAAGTTGCGTTGAGTGATCTCGTATTGAGCTTCTCCGCTACCTGATTTTTTCTTGCTTTTTGCCATATTCAATTCTCCTTTTCTTAATTACATATATATTATATTATAAAATTAATTTAAAATCAAATTAAGTTTTCTTTACTCATTCTTTGCGGCAATAGAATAACTAATTCATCTTATTAAGGCGGTTACCCTTAATTTATTTTTATTTATATTTCTAAAAATCTCTAAATAATATATTTAAATTGAGGAAATATATCTTTATATTAACGAATTTTATTAATATATTTAAAAATTTAGACCTTTCTACTTAAAATAAAATAATTATTATAACCCATTTCCGCAAGACTCAAGATGTGTTGTCACAGAATCGTATAGATACTATATTTTGCTGTTTTCCATCTTTGCTATTGTAAAGAAAACTGTCTTAGTTTCCATATAATATCTTTTTTCTTTCTAGGGGAGAGATATTATATTTCCGCCAAGACTACTACATCAAATATTTTCTTTTTTAAAATAAAATTGCTGGTATCCCCTGAGCGTAATGAAAGATTAGTAAAAGCATTGACGCCACGTGCAGGCTCTTTCATGTCAACATTAAAAGAGTATATTAGGTTAAAATAAATCATATGTTTATTAATTATTAAATAATATTAATGTTAGTAAATTTTAAATCTTTAGGTATATCTTTCTTTTGAATGGTGATATATAAAAGACCATTTTCCATTGCAGCTGCAATACTATCTAGTTTTAAAGTAGAAGGGTCAACAGCAAATTTAGAATTTATAGAGTATTCAGTTCCTGAAACTTTATCTTTTGTTTTTCCTTCTATATGAATTTGATAACTATTACCTTCAGAGTTAATAGTTAATTTTAAATCTTTTTTATTTAAACCTAAAACATTGTGAACAATTATAACTTTATCTTCCTTATTATAGATAGAATATGGATGCATATCCTTTTCATTTCTATTGAATTTATAGTTTTTCTTGTCCCAATCAAATAAATCAAATAAATCATTATCAAACATATTAAGACCTCCTTAAAATTAAAAGCCTAATTATACTCTTTACGAATTTATTATATCATAAATTTTTTCAATAGTCAAATAAATTTAACTTTCTATATAATTGCATTGTTTAATTAAATAATTTTCTTTTAGATATTGTAAATAAGTTAAATCTTTTATAGTAGCCATATGAGTTTTTCCATCATAATCTATATATAGTACTACATAATAAGGCGGTAATAGATAATATTCTTTTTCATCTTCCATAATTAACCTCTCCTTTTTCTTATTTATTATATCTATATTTTATTATTATTTTTATTTAAAATCAATTATTTTGCTTTTCCTCATCTTAAGACATCAACATCTACATTTTGAACCCATAAACTAGCAGCTTCTGAATTACTACTTGTTAATAAGTCTAATTTATTACCTTTAATAGCTCCGCCTCGATCTAAAACAATAGCAATAATACTACCAGTTTTATAATCATTTAATCTTAATATTGTATAAAAAGGATATTTCTTACTTGCGGCAACTATTCTAACTTGCCCATATTCACTATCATTATAATAAATAGTATTTCTTACATCATATCCACTTGCGGTGATGCCGCTACATCCTTTACAATCTGGACCATAATGCGTAAGGTATCCTGTAAAATGGTTACTCTTAGCTGTTGTCGTTGTTATCTTTTTCTTAGTAGTAGTAGTAGTAGTTTGCGTGGTTGTCGGTTGTTCCTCCACATAGACTGTCTCTTCGGATGTTTGATCGGCCTCCACGCATTTTATAGTTTCTCAACTTGATGTTTTAAGAGGTATAAAACTTATTAATATTAACAGTATCCCTAATAAACATTTTTTCATTATAAATCTAATGCACTTAATATCTTTTTGATATTATCCTTTTCTTCTTGTGTAATTTTAACTGCGGTTTGTTCAGTAACTTTTTCATTGGTTTGCCCAAAGTTAATTTCGTTATTTAAAGCTCCTGGGATTGCTATATCTCCATCAGGTTCAACATTAATTTTAGCACAAGTTAAAGTTACTTTTATTTGAATAGGTTCACCATCTTCAGTTCCACATATTCTAATTTCTTTTCCACCATCATATTTAAATGAGCCTGGAAAAGCTTCTAAAATCTTTTTAGATATTTCTTCCTTAAAAATTTGCCCTCTAGCCATTCTGAATTCCTCCTTTGTATTATAATTATATAATATTTATTTTTAATTGTCCATTTTAACTTCTATTCCAGCTTTTTCAAGAATATTAGATAACTGTTTCACAGTTTCGCACATGTGGCAATTACCGCCTTTTTGACATTTTTTTCCACATCTAATGCGGGTTTCCGCAAATCTAGGCACTATAAATCTGCTATTGAAGTCTTCTTTAAACCCAATTATAATCTCTTTAAGCTCTCCATACCATTTTTTATCAATAGCATAAATCTCATAAAGCAGATCTTCTTTATCTTCGTTATCATAAAATTCTATTACATCAATATAATTTTCATATTGAGTTATGTCTTCTGGTCTAATAAAGAACTTCTTTAATGCGGCGGTATCTTGCCATGAAGATTGAGCTACATTTGGAAAGCATCTCACTTTAACATCTATTGAGTGAAGCATTACCGCAACCTTATCTAACTCAAAACCTAAATCTTCAACGATATAAATATCCGAAACACCCATTGCCGCAAGACCTTGTAAAATATCCCAATTATTGACTTTCATATCAAAGAAAAATTTTATATTATTATCTTTTAATATATTAATAATATGTTTATCTATAAAACCTAATTTAATATAAATATTAGTTTTATATTCAGGATACTTTTTAAATATCTCTAACATTATACTTAAGCTATCTGGCTCAATATTTTCTCCAAAATAAATATTAATTCTTTTAGTTTTATATTCTTCTAAAAATTTTAACAATGTAGTATCTTTTTTATTATAAACAATAGTAAGTTCATCTACCTTATCTAAATATTTAGAATGTTTATTATAATTTAAACAATATTTCATATATTCCTCCTATTAGAATAAGAAAAGTGGCGGAAATGCTACTCCCGCCTTTTATTATTAATTAATCTGCTAATTTATATGCTTTAACTGTTTTCTTATCTTCAGTCTTAACATCAGTTTTAGTAGCTATTCCTGCATTTACTAATTGAGTTAATCTTGATGTAACTTTAGCTTTTGAAACACCTTCACCTTGAATTTGTGAAACTATTTCTGCTGCTGTTTGATATTCATCAGTTAATACAGATTGAACAACATCTCTTAGCTCATCCCCAGCGGCTTTCTTTTCAGCAGCTTTAAGTTTTGCTTTTTCAGCTTTATTATCTATTAATGCTATTTGTTTATCAATAAATTCTAATAATAAATCTTTATCTTCTACATCTCCATTAATAACAGTTTCCTTTAATAATACATAATATTCTCTTTTAGTAGTTTTTTCTTTCATGTCTATCTCTCCTTTTCTTTTTTCTATATACATTATAAAATATTTTTTTATGAAAATCAATAGCTAAAGTTTAGTCTAGCATTGTCTCATTGAAATCTCGTCTAGTAATTCATGCTCATCTGCAATAATTAATTCATTTAATTTATATCCATATATATTTAATAAATATTCTAAAATTTGCATAGGTGACATATCATTATCAAAATCATATCGATCAAGAGCTAATATAATTTGTTCTTTTATACTTTCACTATTTCTTATATTATAAGAAATTCCATCATTAATAACATTACCTCCATCTTTATTAACATCTAATGGGTTATAAAAATATACCATATTTAATCAATTCCTTTCTTTTAAAAATTACATTTATATTATATTATATTTTTTATAAAAAACAAAAATATAAGTATTACCGCAACTTTTCAAACTTACATTGATTTTTTAAAAAATTTTTCTTATAATATAAGTATAAAAAGTAATATAGAAAGGATTATGTGAGAATGAATAAAATTACAGATGAAGAAATTTATAATTATATGAATGAACAACTTGAAAAAGTAAAAGAAATATATAATAAAGATAGAATCTTTGGTCTTTTTACTTATGGAAAAGTCAATTATGGATTTGCGGAAACAATAGATGATGTTCAATTACTATTATATTACTTGCCAACTTTTGAGGAGCTATGTATTCCAGGTACTGAAAAAACTATTTATGCGGAAATACCTGGTACTAGAGTTCTAAGAACTGACCTTAGAGCTGTTTATAACTTAGTAACTACTCAAGATATGTCTACTGTAGAAACATTCTTTGTTAGTTATAAACTAATAAATCCTAAATATGAATATTTATATGATAAATATTTTTATAAACATAAAACATTGTTTGATTATTATAATTGTAAATTAAGATGTCAAAACATCTTCAATAGAAGCATTTTAAAGCTAGATGAGATCGACTTGAAGGGATACTCTCCAGAAGCCGCATTCGAGGCTTATCATTTAAAAATGAGTCTTGAAATATTTTTAGCAAGCGGAAATGTAGATGAAAGCTTTAGAATAGCGAATGAATCTTATGCTTATTTTTTATGGCAAATATTAGAGAATAAAGTTACGCCTAATATGAAGCAATTAAGAAATGAATTAAATGTTCTAAATAACAAGATAAGAGAACTTCCTAATAATCAAAATAAAGAGGCTGGAGATAAAATCTTAAAAGACTGTCTTTTAGAGGTTATGTCAGTAGCTTTATCTTATGAATCTAATGATTTAGAAAAATTCTTTGAATCTTTAACCGCAACAGAGTATAAAGCATTACAATTATTAATTGCAGATTTTGACGATAATGAAAAAGATGTATCTATATCTCAATTAATAGATAAAACTAATATATCAAGACCAGTTTATACTGCATTATTTTACAAACTAAGAGAAAGTAAGATTGCGGAGATCGATAACCGCGGTGTTAAAGGTACTCATATTAGTTTTAATAATATAAATGAAGTTAAAAGATTATTTGAAAATTAAAAGTATTTACTTTTGATTTTTTTTATTTTTTATATTATGATATTTATATAAAAAGAAAGAAGGTATGTAGAATGATTAATCCAAGCACAAAGCAACGTGAACTAGCTTATGTAGTCCGCATAGATAGAATAGAACCTATTGAAGGCTCAGATAACTGCGAAGCTGCCGTAGTAGGTGGCTGGAAAGTTATGGTTCGTAAAGAAACATTTAAGGCAGGAGAATTAGCAGTTTATTTTGAGATAGATTCAAAAGTACCAGAAACTGAAACCTATGCATTTTTAGCTCCAAAACATTATAAAGTTAAAACTCAAAAATATACATTCGGCGGAAAAGGTAACTTTGTAAGTCAAGGTTTATTAATGACTTTTAAAGATTTCTATGTCAATGGCGGATGCCCTGCATGGCAAGCAGAACTAATAAGTAGAATTCAATGCGGGGATACTGATATATCAAATGAATTTTTAACAGAAATATTAGGAGTTACTTATGCTATTGCTGAAGACAACAAAAGAAAAGCATCAATAGATAAATATAAGAGAATGGTTCAAAGACATTCTAATCTATTTAAAAAGAATAAATTAGTTAAATGGTTATATAAAAGAGACTGGGGTAAAAAATTATTGTTTATATTCTTAGGTAAAAAATCAGATAAAAAAGGTTCATTTTGGCCTGAATGGGTAGTAAAAACAAATGAAGAAAGAGTTCAAAATTTACCAAACCTATTCCCTCCTGATAATACGGAATGGTTTGTAACTGAAAAAGTTGATGGTTCTAGTACAACATTTACTATGAAAAGAAAAAGAAGAAAAGAATATGAATTTTATGTATGCAGTCGCAACGTATGCTTTGATAAACCTGAGAAGGAAGATAAATTGTTTTATGAAACAAATATATATGCTGAAATGGCTGAAAAGTACCATATAGAAAAAGTATTGAAAGATATATTAGATAAAAATAAAGATTTCACTTTTGTTACACTTCAGGGTGAAACTTATGGTGAAGGAGTTCAAAAGAAAACATACAATATAAAAGGACATGATTTTAAAGCATTTAACTTAATATATGGCGACAAAAATGGCGTAACTAAAAGATTAAATCCAAGAGAAATGACTGATGTATTAGTAAATATTTATAATATACCTTGCGTTCCAATATTAGATGAGCATTTTATATTACCTAATACAATAGAAGAAATGATAGCTTATGCAGATGGTATGTCAGTAATAGATCCCGCTTCAATAAGAGAAGGCGTAGTATTAAGAACTGCAGATGGAGTTAATTCATTTAAAAGTGTTAGCAATAACTATTTAATAGAAAAGGGAGAATAATCATTTTTATTGATTATTCTTTTATTTTTTGTTATAATAAAAGTGTAAAATTATTTGAAAGAAAGGAATTGATAAAGATGGCAAATTTTAAGATGACTCAAAGTAGATTCTTCTGCACTCAATGCGGAAAAGAAGGAATTCCTATCTTGAGGAAAGTTGCCCATCAGAGAGAAAATAGACATTTAAAGAAATTATATTGTACCTATTGTAAAGAAGAAATTAATCATGCGGAAGTTCGTGAGGGAAGTAGTTACACTTATGAAGATTTTGTAGAAGAATTTAATTTAGGTAGATTTAAGAACGATGGAACAAGAGATACTGTTGATGAATTAGTATTTTGTTCTAAAATAGATTGTCCTTTCAATAGAGATGGGAAATGTTGGAATTCAAGCAATTCTGCAAATTGCAAACATAAAATATAGAGGTGATTAATATGACATATCTAATGATGATGGCGGGAATCCCTGGTTCAGGGAAAAGCACCCTAGCTAAAAGATGGATACCAAAAGGCGATACTAGATATATATCAAGAGATGATATAAGATTCAAAATGATTAAAGATAATGAAGAATATTTCTCAAAAGAAAAAGAAGTATTTCAAGAGTATTTAAGACAAATAGATGCGGCAATAGCTAAAGGCACTAGATATATATTTGCAGATGCTACACACCTTAACTACAGTAGTCGCAGAAAAGTACTATCTCAACTAAAAAATAAACCAGATGTGGTATGTGTATTTTATTTTGATGTTCCTATTGATGTTGCTCTTGAAAGAAATGCACAAAGGACAGGTAAAGCATTTGTACCAGAAACCGCAATAAGAAATATGTGGAATTCTATGCAATTTCCGCAAGCAGACGAAGGTATAGATATGGTTATTCCAGTAGATGAGAAAGGTATGCTTCTTTTAGATAAAATAGTTTCATATACCAAGGAGGAGATCTAAATGATATATTTTACAGCGGATACGCATCTCGGTCATCAAAAAGAATTCTTATGGAGACCCCGCGGATTCAGCTCTAGCAAAGAACACGATGAACAAATTATTACAAACTGGAATTCTATTGTTAATCCAAATGATGATGTTTATCATTTAGGAGATTTAATGTTAGGTGATAATGAATATGGGTTAGAGTGCATTAAACAATTAAATGGCAAAATCCATATCATACTTGGTAATCATGATACAGAAAGCAGAATAAAATTATATAAAACACTTCCTAATGTGATTGAAATAGTTGATGCTAAGCGATTAAAGTATGGTAAAGCATATTTCTTCTTATGTCATTATCCAGTTATTACCGCAAATTATGATGACCAAAAAGCTTGGACGAAACATTTAATTGGAGTTCACGGCCACACGCATCAAAAGGAAAAATTTTATAATAATAATCCATACATGTACTGTGTATGTTTAGATGCTCATGATAATAAGCCTGTATCAATAGAGCAAGTTATTGAAGATATTAAGGAGGAATCATATGATCAAGCTAATAGATAGTAATTATGATAAAGAAACAGGAGTTTCTTGGTCTAAAATAAGAACTGAAATTGGGGATTTTGAAGGAGCCGCTTTCTTACACCCAGAAGATAGAGATTCTGCATCAAGCTTTTTAGGATGCGAGATTGCAGAATATAGAGCTACTATTCACTATTTTGAAAAAAAATTAATGATTTTAAATATTAAAAATGAAGCATTAGAAAAATTAAAAATAGATTTTGATAGAGCTGACTTAATGGATGCGGAAACAAGTTTTTATAGAAAGACTTTAAGAAAAAGACTAGAACAAAATTATATTCAAAAGAAAGAATATAAAGCAAATATCATGTCATTAAGAAAAGTTATTGACGATATGATAGATACTAGAATAGAAATCTTAAAAAAATTAAAAAAGGAAGATAAATAATCTTCCTTTGATTTTTTTATAAATATATAATATAATTATTAAAAGGAGATGTATAATAATGATAGAAATCTATGTTGATGGAAGCTGTAGCGGAAATGGTAAAGAAAATAATTGCGGCGGCGCTGGTGTATGCGTGTTAGTTCCCGATCAACGATTTTTAAGCGGTTTCCGCCTAAACTATATATGGAGCACTAGAGAAAAAAATACTACTAATAACCGCATGGAACTTACTGCATTGCTTTATGCTCTTGAACAAACTCAAACTATATATAAAGAGGAACAATGTATTATAAAGTCAGACTCTGCATACTGCGTAAATATATTTAATGAGTGGATTTATTCTTGGGCTAACAATGGATGGGTTCGTGCGGGGAATAAAGAAATAGAAAATTTAGATTTGATAAAGCAGTTATATAAATATGCTACTATTGATTTTTCTAATTGTAATTTTTCTGTTGAAAGAGTATCTGGACATAAAGGTTTATTGGGAAATGAAATTGCAGATGCATTAGCTACAGCGAATCAAGCAAAATTAGATAAGATTTTAAAAGAAAACGATCTCACTTAGGTTTTTGAGATTATTTTTGACATACAATAAAAATTATGATATAATTATCTTAGATAAAAATGTGAAAGGAGAAAAGAAATAATGAATAATAGTTATGAAGCTAATAGTATAAAAACATTAGATTACTTTGAGCATATTCGTCAATACCCTGGAATGTATATTGGCTCTAAAGATTTACAAGGTCTTCATCATTGTGCAAAAGAAATTATTTCAAATAGTATTGATGAATATCTTAATGGAGCTGGAGATACAATTATTATTAAGATTCAACAAGATGGTGGATTATATATAAAAGATAATGGTAGAGGTATTCCTCATGGAAAACACGAAAGTGGATGTAGTACTCTCCAAGCTTGTTATGGAATAGCAAATACTGGAGGGAAGTTTGATAACGCAACTGGTCAAACTGGGTATAACACTTCTGGAGGAGAACATGGAACAGGTGGAAAAGCTGTTAATGCTTTGTCTAAAAAAATGATTGTTTCTACTTCAAGAGATGGAGTTAAAGAAGTGGTTGAGTTCTCAAAAGGAAAATTTATTAGCTATAGAACAGAAGGTACTACTGAAACAGGAGTAGAAGTTCTATTTTATCCTGATGAAACTATTTTTGAAACTGTAAAATTTGATAGTGATAAATTAAAAAATATGATACAAGAGTTTAGTTTCTTATGTACTGGTTTAACTTTTCATTTTATAGATGAGAATAAAAGTATAAATGAAGTATTCTATTCTAGTCAAGGATTATATGACTATCTTAATTATTTAAGTAAAGGAGAAGATCTTCTTACAAACCCTATTTATTTTTCTGAAAAAGAAGGTAGTTTTCAAGTAGAAGTAGCTTTAGCTTACACAAAGTCTTATAGTAATTTAGTAAAATTATATACTAATAACATACCTCAAGAAAAAGGTACTCATTTAACTGGCTTCAAAACTGCTTTTACTCAAGTTTTTAATCAATTTGCAAAAGACAAAAAATGGTTAAAAGATTCTGAATCAAATCTAACAGGTGGGGATTTAGAAGAAGGACAAATTCTTATTATTAACTTTAAGATGATAGATCCAGTTTTTAAAGGTCAAAATAAAGAAGAATTAAGTTCATCTGAAGGAAGGACTTATGTTCAAAGATTATCTGCAAATGCTTTAAAAGAATATTTTATAGCACATGAAAAAGAAATCAAAATAATATTTGATAAAGCGATCGCCGCACGTAAAGCAAGAGAAGCTGCAAAAAAAGCTAGAGATATTGTAAGAAATAGCGGTAAAAAAGAAAAAGGCTTAAAAGCAAAAATGCAATTAAGTGATAAATTTATAGATTGTAAAAGTAAAAATCCAGAAGAGAGAAATCTGTTATTAGTCGAAGGGTTGTCAGCAGGGTCTAGTGCAATAGAAGCAAGAAACGTAAATACTGATTGCATCTATATGCTAAGAGGTAAAACTATTTCACCTTTAAAAACTGCAATAGATAAAATATTGGCTAATCAAGAGATGTCAGATATAATTAAAGTTATAGGTGCGGGATTCAATCAAGATTTTGATGTTAATAAAATGAATTTTGATAAAATAGTTATTACATCAGACCAAGATTCAGATGGATTAGATATAGAACTTTTATTAATAACATTCTTTTATACTTATATGCGTCCATTAGTTGAAGCAGGAAAACTTTATAGGGCGGTAACTCCTTTATATATAGTAAAGCAAAAAAATGAAGATATTTATTTTTATACAGATAATGAATATGCGGAATGGGCTAAAACTGCAAGCGGAAAAGAGGAGGTCCTAAGAGCGAAAGGTCTAGGAGAATTGAGCGCAGAGCAACTTCATAAAGTTTGTTTTGAAAATCAAAGATTTAAAAGAATAACAATATCTGACGCAGAAAAGACTAGTGAATTGTTAGAAATATTAATGGGAAAGAAAATTGAACCAAGAAAACAATATATTTATGATAATGCAACAGAATTAGGATTTAATTTTATGTAGTAGGAAAGGAGAGTTGAAATGGAAAATTTAATAACAGAAGTAGATATATTAGATGAAAGTAAAGATTGCTTTCTTACTTACGCAGAGGAAGTTCTGACGGACAGAGCGATTCCCTCAGCCGAAGATGGACTATTAAGTGTTCATAGAAAAATACTTTGGACTCTTGAAGATTTATTAAAAATGAATAACAAATCTAAGACTAAGAAAAGTGCAAGTATCGTAGGGTCTACACTAGCTTCATCTTACTTCCATGGAGATGCTAGTTGTTATGGAGCCTTATGTAAAATGGCACAACCATATTTGATGAGATATCCTCTAATTGAAGGACAAGGTTCTCTTGGAACTCAAGAGGCAAATGGAATGCAAGCTTCAAGCAGATATACCGAGGCCAAGCCATCACAATATGCAGATTTAATGATGAATGATTTTAAGAAAAATGTAGTACCAACAGTAGAAACATATAATGGAGAATATATGGAACCTGTAGTTCTTCCATCTATTTTTCCTAATGCTATTGTAAATGGTAGGGAGGCAATAGGCATCTCTATGTCTCACAATAGTTTACCTGCAAATTTAACTGAAGTATGCGATGGTATTGTAGCTTTTATCAAGAGTAGTGAAAATATTACTTTAGATGAGCTTATGTCTCATATAAAAGGACCTGACTTCCCTCTTGGGGGAACAGTTATTAACAGTAGAGATATTAAAGAAGCTTATAGAACAGGTCATTCTAAAGTATCCTTAAAAGTTCGCGGAGACTATGAGATAAAAGGACAAGATATTATATTTACATCTATTCCATATAGAACATATAGAAATAAGATAAAAGAGCAAATAACTAAGAATATTGATGAATTAGATGGCGTTATTGAAGATTTTAATGATGAATCTAGTTTAGGTAATAATAGATTAATATTCACTGTTAAAAAAGGTGTTAATCCTGAGAATGCGGTAAATAAATTATTTGCTTATACTGATTTACAAACTACATTATCTTATAATATGAATTTTATAGTTAATGGAACTCCTAAATTGTGTTCATTAATAGATTTAATAAAAGCATATGTTAATCATCAAAATAATGTTATGATTAAAGCTGCGGAATTTGATAAAGAGAAGGCAGAAGCTAGAGCTCACATATTAGAAGGTCTATTACTTGCAGTAGATAAAATTGATGAAGTTATAAAAATAATTAAGAGTTCTGAAAATAAGGCAACTGCCGCGCAATCATTAATGTCATTCTTATCTATTGATGAAATCCAAGCTAATGCAATCTTAGATATGAAGTTAGCAAGATTAACTAAAATAAATAAACAAGAATTAGTTGATGAACTAAAAGAGAAAAAAGAAGAAATAATTGAATGTAACAAAATAATCAATGAAAAAGAGTATAGAGATATTAAATTAATATCAAAAATTGAAGAAATGAAGAAAAAATATGGAGATGCAAGAAGAACTAAATTATTAGATATTGAAATACCAAAAGAAGATAAAGAAATAGTTGCGGTAACGCCTGAAGATGTTGTAGTTGTATTATCTCAAACTGGCGATATTAAAAGAATAGCTAAGTCTAGCTTCAGAGTTCAAAGAAAAGGCGGCAAGGGCGTTAAATCTGAAGATGAGGCTGTACTAGCGACTATAAAGACTAATACTATTGATAATTTGTTAGTGTTTACTAACAAAGGAAAAATGTATAAATTATTAGTAGATAATATTCCAGTTGGGACTAATGCATCAAAAGGTTCTAATATTAGTAGTTTGATTAATATAGAATCAGATGAAAAAGTAATTGCAATAACTAATTTAGCAAGAGAAAATAATGCAAAATATGTTGTATTTATTACTAAGAAGGGTTTATGTAAAAAGACTTTATTAGAAGAATATACTCAAACTAAAAGAAGTACAGGTATTGCGGCAATTAAATTAAAAGATGGGGATAGTATTGCAAATATTGAATTAATGGATGAAGAAGATATACTTATTATAACTAAGAAAGGTCAATCTATTCATTTTGAAACAAAAGATATTGCGGCAATAGGCAGAGCTACTAGTGGCGTTAAGGCTATTAAACTAGCTGATGACGACGAAGTATTAGTTGGATTACCTATTAAGAGTGATAATGATGTAGTTTCAGTATTCACCACTTATGGGTATGGAAAGAAAACTAAAGTTGAAGAATTACCAGTACAAGGTAAAAATGGAAAAGGGTTAGCTATCTATAAGATTACTCCAAGTACAGGAGATATAATAGGTGCGGAAATAATTACTGATGAAGATGATTTATTGTTAGTTGGTAAAAAATCTATATGTATTGCCGCAACTGATATTCCCTTAGTAGGAAGAACTGCTGTTGGAAATATTATGATAAAAGATGGACAAATTAGTTCAATAGTTAAAATATAGGAGAATAATATGAATTCAGAAAATCAAGATTATTATATTTTAGGAGATGATATATTTATAAAAAGAGATAAATTATCTGATGTAAGAAATATAACTATTCCTTTTGACGAATATAAAGAATTATTAGAGATAAAAGGTAGATATGAAGAATTAAAATCCATTAAACAAGTTCCTTATGAGGATATTAATTCATTTAAACCACCTTATAAAATAACTTGTTGTACTGATTTAGATACTTTTAATTGCTGCCATAATAGTATAAATACAGAAAATGTTTATAAAGAATACAAGTAATGCGGGAACCCGTTAACCGATCTTATGTCAAGGACTAAGATCGGAAGGCGACAGCCGCACTTTTTTATTTGACTTTTAAAAATTTTTGTGATATACTAAAGACAGAAAGAAGGTATTAGAATGATGAATTATGTTTATTTAATAATTGGAATTATCCTATTATTAGCCGCAATCTATTGTTTATTACAAATTAAATCAATAAGAGACAAAGCACAAGCACTATTCTTAGAAGCTGAAAAGAATATAACTGAAGATAAACTACAATATGTATCAGAAAATCTTTATGACAGTTTACCTGCTATAGTTAGATTATTCTTAAATTACGAAGGCTTTGATGAAATAGTTCAAAAAATATATGATAAAACAAGAAGATTAGCTGAAGATATTTTATCTGATGGCAAATTCAACGGAAAGTAGGAAAATAAAGTGAAAGTAAAATTTATTGAAAGAACAAAAGCACCAACTAGTGATATTAACTGGTATGGAAAAGACAATGTAGCATTTAAAACTGCTTATAATATGTTTGAAAAACATGATGGCAAGTATGGCAACTGTACTCATTATGCTATTGGTCGTTATCAAGAATTGCAAAATGCTGTTTCTAAATTTAAAGAAGAAAATGCTGATAAATTTTTAGATACTGCAAAAAAAGTTGGTTATCCAACTGGAAGTGAACCTAAATTAGGAGCGGTAATAGTTTGGAAACATACTACTAAAACTAATGGTCATGTTGGAGTTATTGAAAAAATATATGATAATGGAGACATTTTAGTAAGTATGAGTGGTTGGAAATCATTCTTATGGAAAACTAGAAAAGTTACAAAAAAGAGTGGATATGTTTACTCAGACTATAAGCTATTAGGTTTCATTTATTATAATGATATAGAATTCTATGAGGCTCTTACATACACTGGAGAATTCCCAGCATTACCAGGAACTTTAACAAAAAATTATATATCTAATGAAAAAAGTACTAAATCTGAAATTAAGAAATTACAACAATTCTTAAATTGGGCTAATGATGCTAGTTTAACTGTTGATGGTATTATAGGAAATAAAACAACTCAACAAGTTAAAGATTTCCAAAACAAGGTTAATATAACTGCTGATGGTAAATTTGGGAAGAAATCCCTTGCAAAAGCAAAAGAATATGAAAAATAGACATATAAATGTCTATTTTTATTTTGATTATTGAGTTGACTTTTTGTTTTATTTATGTTATAATTATATTAATAAAGAGGTGTAAAAATGATAGGAAATAAAAAATATTTTATTGACCAAATAAATTCATCTAAAGCATATAAAATGACTTGTTTATATCATTATTCAGGAGTCGGGTTTAAAAAAGCAATTTTAAATTTAGGAATTTTTAGAAGGTCAGATAATTTAATGGTAGGAGTTCTTCAATGGGGATGCTCCGCACAATCAAAAATAAAGTTAGATAGATATGTAAAAGAGCCAATTAAGACAGAAGAATACTTAGAATTAAATCGTTTTTGTATGGCAGATTCAGAAGGCGCAAATGCGGAAAGTCAAGCTATATCATTAGGAATAAAATGGATAAAGAAATACCGCCCTGATATTAGATTATTAGTATCATATGCAGGTCGTAAAGAAGGTAACTATGGTTATATTTATCAAGCAACAAACTGGGAATATTTAGGTTATTTTATATCGCCAGGATTTTGGTCTGTTGATGGACATGAAAAACATTTAATTACTTTATGGTGTAATTATGATAGACATAAAGAAGGAGAAGAAGGTTTTAATGAACATTTAATGAGAGTTTATCAAGATGTTAGACAAACTTGGACAAAACAATTTATTTATATTCAACGATTAGATAATACTTTAACGCCAGCATCTGATATTCTTCCATACCCGAAACCCGCAAATGAGTATCCTATAAAAATAAAAGAAAAAATATTAAAACAAAATGATGAAATATACAGCAATCCTTTACCTATTGAAAGAAAATATGTAGAATATTATTATGAAAAAGATAAATATTTATTTTCAAAAGCAACATTAAAAAGAAGAGGAGAAATAAAAACTCCATTAAAAATAGTTATGTATAATTGCTTTGGAGAATTAGAAAAAGAATATAATAATATTAAGGAAATAGATAGTAATGAATATAAAAAAGAGGGAATTAATAAAGCATTAAAAAATAATATAATATACAAAAATAAATATTTTAAATACTATTATGAGAATGAAGAGATAGATCAAGAGATTGAAGTCCCTTTTGTATGTCTAGTTGATGATATGCCATTTCCTACTTATGTACAGGCGGCAGCTTATCTTGGTGTAAGTAAACAAGCAGTACATCAAGCAGGTCAAAGAAAAGCAAAAAAAGTTGCAGGAAAAGAAGTTACTTGACCTGAAGAAGATAACTAATTTGATTTATTATATAAAATATTATATAATATTTATATAAAAGAGAAAGAAGAATGAAAAGTGAAAGTAATAACAGTATATAAATTATTAGGCTTAATAAAAGATAATAATGCTCCTAAAATAGTAAAAACACCTACATATATTTGGACATACGAGCCTACTATGCAAGACTATCTTTGTGAAACAAAAGGAGAATATCTAGTTGCTTATTTTAGAGACAATTATTATAACTGGTTGACTTGTCCTGTAGAGATAATAGACGATGCACCTGAAACTGAATTTGAAGATATTGAAGAAATAACCATAAATGAAAGTAATACAATCGGTTTTCCAAATGGAAAGTGGACTGCGAGAAATATGGATAAAGCAATTTCATTACAAATAAATCAACTAATAAGAAATCAAAAGAAGATAATAGAAAAAATAAAGGAGTTAGAGAATGGCACAAATTGTTAAAGAAATAACCAATGATTATGATAGACAAAACAATAGAAGACAATTTCTATTTATGAGTCGTGGTCAAGGTAAAACAAATGCAATTATAGAAAAATTAATTAAAGAAAATAGAGAACTAAAATCTAAATTAGAAATGTATGAAAATGGAGCAATTTATTCTAGTAATGTAGATGAACTACAAGAAGAAACATCTAAATTAACCAAGCAATGGTTAAAATCTAAAGAAGAAAAAAGGGAATTACAAGATAGAATTGATAAGGTTATCAACTATATAGAAGATGGTTTTTTAGAAAATTGTACTGTTCCAATATATGATGTAAAACATGGTTTAGAAAATATATTACAAATATTGAAAGAAAATAAATAAATATGGATTTATGGAATAGGAGGGATAAAATGCAAGCAATTAATGATAGTGAGCTAAGAGATCTAATTGAGAAAACAAACTACTATACTAGAGCCTATGATGAAGGTAACCCTGAGATTTCAGACCAAGAGTGGGATGATTTATACTTTAAATTAGTTCAATTAGAAAAAGATACTAATACATATTATGAAGATAGTCCTACTCAAAGAATTAATAAATTAAATGGAGGAATATGACAAAGGTAATCGATTTAACAGGACAAAAATTTGGAAAATGAACTGTTATAAAAAAAGACTTAGATAGAACAAGTAGCAAAACTTATTGGCTATGCAATTGTGATTGCGGAACTAAAAATGCTAGTGTTGAAAGTTGAAAATTAAGAAGCGGTAACTCTAAATCCTGTGGATGTTTAATGAGGACTCCAGATTTAAGAACTGGAGAAAAATTTGGATTATTGACAGTTATAAAAAAAAATTGATACTAAAAATTATTTATGCAAGTGTGAGTGCGGCAAAATAAAAACTGTTACTAAAAGCCATTTGAAAAATGGACATACAAAGTCTTGTGGATGTTTGACTCGTAAAAAAAGTGAAGAAAAGATGCTTAACAAAAGATTTGGTAAATTGACTGTTGTAAAAGATAGTGGAGAAAGGGATTATAAACAAAATATTTTATGAGAATGTCAATGCGATTGTGGAAATAAAGTTTTAGCAAATACTGATATTTTAAATAAAGGAGAAAAAATTTCTTGTGGATGCTTAAAGCAGTCTAAAGGAGAATATTTCATTGAAAGGATCTTAAAAGAAAATAATATAAAATATGAAAAAGAAAAATCTTTAATAAAAAACTACCCTTTATTAAGGTTTGATTTTTATATTAATAAGCAATACATTATTGAATTCGACGGGAAACAACACTTTCTTTGTAGTAATAATGGATGAAACAATAAAGAGCATTTTGAAAAAACTAGAAAAAATGATATTATAAAAAATAAATGATGCAAAGATAATAACATTCCACTTATCAGGATACCATATACTCATTTAGAAGAGGTGTGTATAGAAGACTTATTATTAGAAACAAGTAAATTTATTTATAAAGGAGAAGAGTACTATGAAAGAATTAATTAGTAAATTAAATCATTATAGGGATTTGTATTATAATAAAGGTATATCTGAAATTTCAGATAAAGAATATGATACTTTATATAATGAACTTGAAAAGATGGAAAAAGAAACTGGAATTATTATGTCTAATTCTCCGACTCAAACAGTTGGTTATACAATATCAAAGGGGCTTAAAAAAGTTGTTCATTCGCATAAGATGCTATCACTAGAAAAAACAAAAAGTATTTCTGATTTAAAAAATTTTATTAATAAAGAAGATTGTATAGGAGATTGTATTATGTCTTTAAAGATGGATGGACTAACAATCTTATTAACTTATGAAAATGGAAAATTAGTCAGAGGTGAAACAAGAGGAGACTCTATAGAGGGACAACTTGTTACAGAAGCAATAAAACATTTTGATAATGTTCCATTATCCATTCCTTTTAATGATTATTTTGAAATTGAAGGAGAAGCCATTATTACTTATGAAGATTTTAATCAAATTAATACAAATGGGAATTATCAGAATCCAAGAAACTTAGCTAGTGGTACTTTAGCTCTTTTAGATACTAAAGAAATAGCAAAAAGACATTTGAAATTTATAGCCTGGAAAGTGCCTACAAATATTGCTTCTACTTACACAGAAAGATTTAAAATAGCAAAAAATTTTGGCTTTACTGTAGTTCCATATCTTATTGTAAACAATAATATTGAAGAAATAATAAGAACATTAAAAAAAGATGCAGAAAAATTATTTTATCCAATAGATGGTCTTGTTATTTCATATAATAATATCGAATATGGTTTATCTTTAGGAGAAACGACTCATGCTCCTCGACATTCTTTAGCCTATAAATTCTACGACGAGGAATATGGGACTACTTTATTAGACATTGATTATGATATAAGTAGGAATGGCATTTTAACTCCTGTTGCTGTATTTGAACCTGTTGAGATAGATGGTACAGAGGTTTCAAGAGCTTCATTATATAATATTTCAGTCATGAAAGATACTTTTCACGGCCAAGGTTGGAAAGGTCAAAAAATAAAGGTTGTTAAAAGAAATCAAATAATACCTAAAATTGAATGGGCAGAAGTAGATGTTGAAACTGAAAAAGAATATCTTAATATCCCATCTACCTGTCCTATATGTGGCGGAGATACAATAATAAATGATAATGATGGTGTATTAGTACTTAAATGCGGGAATCCGCAATGTAGTGGTCTATTGGTAAACAGAATTGAACATATGTTTGGAAGGGGAGGTTTAGATGCAAAAGGAATATCAAAAGCAACTATTGGAAAACTTATTGACTGGGGATGGGTCTCATCAATCAGCGATATGTTCACCTTATCAAGGTACAAGAGAGCGTGGGCAAACAAGGAAGGTTTTGGTGAGAAGTCTGTTGACAATATTATCAGGTCAATCGAATCAAGTTCTAATTGCAACCTCGAATCCATCATCAGTGGAGCAGGTATACCACTTATTGGTAGAACAGTTGCAAGAGATATTGCCGCAAGATATGATACTTATGCTTCGTTTAAGAAAGACATCACAGGGGATTTTGATTTTTCGAGCATAAATGGATTTGGCTATGAAATGAATAAGGCTCTAAAAAACTTTGATTATACTGAATTAGATTATATTGTTGAAAATTATTTAACAATTAAAGAAAAAGAAAAAATAGTAGACAATAGTAATAAATTAGAAAATTTAACATTTGTAATTACTGGAAAATTAAATAAAGAAGGTCAATTTAAAAATAGAGATACTTTAAAAGCCTTTATTGAAAAAAATGGCGGAAAGGTCGCTAGCGCAGTAAGTAAAAACACTAATTATTTGATTGCCAATCAAGAAGAAAATACAACTAAATATAATAATGCAAAAGCTCTAGGGATTAGCCTTATAACTGAAGAAGAATTCAAAAATATTTTTGACTTATAAAAAAATTTTTGATATAATATATATGAAAGATGAAAGAAAAAGAAAGAATTAAAAAGTTGGCAACTAATAGCCCATTTATTTAAGTCAACTTAATATAACTTTTCTTAAATCATCTAAAAGAAAAGCATATATAATTGACAAAATAAAAAATTTTTGATAAAATATATATGTAATAAAATATTATAAGAAATTAAAAGGAGAGAAAGAAAATTATGATGAAACCAAATAGTATTTTAGTTTATAACTATGTAAAAGAAAACGGAAGTAAAAACATTACAGCTGCTGATATAGCTGAAGGAACTGGATTAAATGTAAGAACAGTTAACGGTATCGTTACTGCTGCATTCCAAAGACATACTATCGTTGTAGATGGAGAAAAAGTTGCTCAACCATTAATGGTTAGAGAACCAGCTGAAATTGAATTAGCAGATAATACCCACCAAATGGTAAAATTTATTAAGTTAACAGAGGCTGGGGAGTCATTCAACCCTGAAGCATCTGATGACGCTGAATAATAAAATAATTAAAAAATAAATAGAGTGATTAATATTCACTCTATTTATTTTAGAAAGGATAAATTTAACAGATATGTGAATATTTTTTATAATTATTTTGTTCATTTTAAGCTTAGTTATTTTTTATAAAACTTATAAATTATCACAAAGTATAAAAATTATTGAAAATAATAACAATGCAATTAAAATTGAAAGAAAAAAATTAGAGTCAGAGAACAAAAATATACAAAAAGAAATAGATGTAAAAAAATCTTCATTAGATGCTATTCAAGCCTCATTAGAAAAATTAAAAGAAACATCATGCAAATCATTTGAAGAATATACAAATTTACTTCAATATCAATATCAACAAGAAGAAAAAGAGTATGACAATGCAATAGACGCTTTAAGACATAGCTATCAACAGTTACAAGATAAATTAAGTGCGGAAATGGGTGAAGCGCGCGAAGATCTAGAAAAAGTTCGTTCAACGAGAGCCGCCGCAATTCAAGCACAATTAAAAGAACAAGAAATAAAAGATCAACAATCTTTCTATTGCCCTCAAGTGCCTGAAGACGAGCTTAATGATGCTAGGGCTCTCCGCGCAATAGAATATAAACTTAATAACCCAAGAGTATTAAGAATGCTGATATGGCAAACTTACTATCAAAAGCCAATTAATCAAGTATGCGCAAATATTTTAGGAGGCGCAACCGCAGTTAAATGTGGAATTTATAAAATAACAAATCAAATTGATGGAATGGTGTATATAGGTCAAACGGTCAATTAATCGGCCGATGAAAAACTTTACTTACTAGCTGGTAGGGGTTATCTTTTAAGATAGCTAACGAGGAAGGAAAATTTAAAAAATTTTATAATCTCGTGGGAAAATTTGGTTAATCCATCCTTTATAAAAATAACATACAATGAAGGGATAAAAATATTTTATAAAGGAGTTAGATATTATGAAAAAAATTAATATTAATGATACTACAGTAATAACAGGTATATATTTAATTAAATATCCAAATAGCAAAGTCTATATTGGGCAAGCACAAAATATTCATTTACGAATATTAGAACACAATAGTAGAGCTAAAAATAATAGACGCGGAGATGGCAAAAAACCTCAACTATGTGATAGTAAAATACGAAAATATTTTCCTGATGGAGTAAAAGAATATTATATTTTAGAAGAATGTTTAATAGATAAACTTGATGAGAGAGAAAAGTATTGAATTAATTTATATGATGCACTAAATAAAGAGAAAGGGTATAATTTTTTAGACAAAGGAGATGTATCTGGACGCAGGGGCGTTGATAATGCCAATGCTTCTTTGACAAAAGAGCAATTAGGGAAAATTATAGATTTATTATTAAATCATTATGAGCTTTCTTATAGAGATATTGCTCAACAAGTTGGGACGTCTTTAAGAGTAGTACAAAATATTTCTTGGGGAAAAAGTTATATTAATGATAATTTATCTTATCCATTAAGGAACAATATACATAATTTTGCAAAGAAAGATAAAGTAACAGATTATTTTAATTCTGAAGTGTTTTTAATTAATTTAAAAGAAGATTTAAAATATAGCTGGTGGCTTGCTATAGAAACAGATTTAGTCAATAAATATAAGATACCTCTAAATATTTTAAGAGAAATAAACCATGGAGAAAAATTCAGTGAAATAGGAGATTATACTTATCCCATAAGAAATAAAAATATAAGAAACAGATATAATTTATCCAAAGAGGATATTATAAATCTATTAAATGATTTAAAGAATACTGACATTTCTATGACTGAATTAGGAAAAAAATATGGCTTTGGAAGAGCTGCAATTTCAAACATTAACAAAGGTTTAGCTTATCCAATAAAAGGATATAACTATCCTGCTAGATTAACCAAATAACCTGTATCGACTATTCCCTAAGCCTTCTGGGCAGGGAAGTAGGGCTACTATTAGCACGTAGCAGCATTTTAGGAAACGAAGTGCTTTAAATGCCGAAATGGTTTCCTTTAATTATATAATTAAAGTAAGAAATAGTCAAAGCGATATCGCAACCCGCTGAAAAAATCATGCTAAGTGCGGATTGGGGATAGATACTCCCGCAGGAAATAAGCTTTATAAAGCTATGCAAGAAGTTGGTCTAGAGAACTTCTCTTTTGAATTATTAGAAGAATGTTCAAAAGATGAATTAAATGAGAAAGAAAAATATTATATTGAATTATATCAATCTTATGAATTCGGATATAACTCAAACGCTGGAATAAAAAAGAATTAGTTGATTATAAATGAAAAAAATAATATAATATAATTATAGAAAGGAACTTTATGAAAAATTTTAATAAGAATAAAAGAAATTGTTATGAATACTTTATAAAAAATCCTGATTATAAGATTTCTAATCTATTATTAGATAATAGTTTTAATAATAGAGAAATTTCTATTAATAGTATTACTGCGGAAACAGCTGAACAAATTGATAATTTAATCCGATTATGGAACTCTATTGATGAAGAATCTATTCAAGAAGAAAGAACTCCAATTAAAATTTATATTAATTCATTAGGCGGATCTTTAAGCGCCGCATTATCAATAGTAGATTCAATAAAATTATCAAGAACGCCAGTTTGTACCATTAATCGCGGAAATGTTTGTAAAGAGAGCTTTTATATCTTTTTAGCGGGAATGCGTAGATATTCTTACCCTCGTTCAAGTTTCTATTTTGAAAAGGGTTTAAAGCCATTTAATATAAATGACTCTATTGATGATAACTATAATGCTTATTGTGATACTATTGCCGCAGAATTAAAATCTATGATCCTAGAGAATACTAAGATTTCAGAATCTGAATATGAAAAGCGTAATGGTTGGTGGATTACCGCAGAAAAATCTTATGAACTAAAGATAAGTCATGAAGTATTAAGATCAAAATTTTTATAGTTTTGGTCAATTAAGATTAAAGTTGACACTGTAAAAAAATTTTGATATAATAATTATATGAAAAAAAGAAATAATAAATAAAGAAAAGGAGAAATTATATGAGAAAAGCAATTAATACTGAAAAAATAGAAGGATATGTATATCAACATAATTTATCAATTAAGACAGTTCAAAATCAAGCTTCTTCAAATTATGGTAAGAATTTTATTTCTGGTAATTTAGAAGTTGCAGTAGATGAAGCAGGACTAAACGTTATCCCAGTTCATTTTACTTATGTAACTGAAGAAAATGCATCAGGAAATAAAAACATTACTTATGAAAATTTAAAGAGAATTATCGAAGATAATAAAACTTGGATTTCTGTTGGAAAGGACGCTGCACAAAAGGTAAGAATCAATACAGCTATAGCCTTAAATGATTTCTATAATAGAAATGATGAATTAGTTTCTACTAAGACTAATGAAGGCGGATTTGTTACTTTAGTTACTGAATTAGGTAAAGAAGATGAAAGAAATCTATTTACAGCTGATATGGTTGTTACAAGTGTAAGAACAGTAGAAGCAGATCCAGAAAAAAATATAGATAAAGATTATGATATTATAAAAGGAGCTATCTTCAATTTTAGAAATGATTTATTACCTGTAGAATTTACAGTTAAAGATAGCGATGGTATGTCATATTTTGAAGGTTTAGGAGCATCAAATTCAGAGCCTGTTTATACAAAAGTATGGGGTAGAATTGAATGTAGAACAATAGTTAATACAATAACTGAAGAATCTGCATTTGGTGAAGGTTCAGTTAGAACATTTGAAAGAAAAACTAAAGAATGGACTATTACTGGAACAGCAAAAGTACCATATGACTTTGGAGATGAAAGCGTATTAACTCCTGCGGAATTAGCTAAAGCAGCTCAAGATAGAGAGATAATGTTAGCAGATACTAAAAAACGTAGTGAAGAATATCGTGCAGATCATACAGCTTCAGCACCTGCAACTGCTAGTGTTGTTGCAGCACCAGGGGGATTTAACTTTTAGTTAAACCCCTTTCAATTAAAGGAGAATAAAAATGGCAATAGACTTATTAAAAATCACTCCTTACCAAGTTAGTAGGGATCTTAGTGGATATATTACATATATATATGGGCCCGCAAAAGTAGGAAAAACAACTCTTGCTTCGCAAATGCCAAAACCACTTTTATTAGCTTTTGAAGTTGGTTATCATGCCTTGCCAGGGGTTATGGCGCAAGATATTACTTCATGGTCTGAAATAAAACAAGTATTAAGAGAATTAAAAAAACCAGAGGTTAAAGAAATGTTCTCTACAATTTGTATAGACACTGTAGATATTGCGGCAAACCTTTGTGAAAAATATGTTTGTAGTCAAAATGGTGTAGATACTATTAGTCAAATACCTTATGGTCAAGGATGGACATTATTAAAAAAAGAGTTTGAAAGCACTTTCAGAGCAATAACTCAACTCGGATATGCCGTATTTTTCATATCCCATTGTAAAGAAAGTACATTTAAAAGACCAGATGGAACAGAATATTCTTTAATTAGACCTTCTGTAACTAGTACTTATAATAGTATTATAGAAAATATGACTGATATATATGGATACATGCATCCAGTTGTTCAAGACGGTGTTACAAAAGTAAAAATTACTTTACGTTCTGTAGATGGAACTATTTCCGCAGGTGGTCGTTTCAAATACATGGCTGAAGAAATTGATTCAGATTATGATTCTTTAGTTAAAGCCCTTAATGATGCTATTGATAAAGAAGCTCAATTAACTGATAATAAGTTTGTAACAGATGAAAAACATATTACAGTAAAAGAAGAATTAGATTTTGATAAAATATTAGAAGAATTTAATTCAATGGTTAATAAATTAATTGCAGATTCTTCTGAAGAAGACTTTGTAAATATTTGGCAACCTCGTATTATTGAGATTACTGAAAAATACTTAGGTAAAGGTAAAAAGGTAAATCAATGTACTAGAGATCAAGTTGAAATGTTAAGTTTAATTGTATTTGACTTAAAAGATTTGATCGAAAATAATTAAGAGATAAAAGGAGAAAGGAGAGAAGATTATTAATATTTAAAATAATCTTCTCTTTTTGATTTTAATTTAAAAAAATGATATAATATTTATATAGAGGTGATAAATAAATGGCTAAAAAAATTGTAAAATGTAAATTTTGTCAAATGTCTTTTGATAGAAATAGTGAGCCATATGTTTATATAGAAAAATCTCGAAGATATGCTCATCAGAAATGTTATGAAGAGAATCAAGAAACTTATAGTCAAGAGGAATTAGATTATAAAGAGTTAGAAGATTATATAAAAAAACTCTTTAATAAAAATGTAGTTCCCGCAAGAGTAAAGAAACAGATAAAAGACTATAAAGAAGAATATGGATATACTTCTAGTGGAATTTTAAAAACTTTATATTGGTGGTATGAATTAAAAAACAATTCAACAGAGAAAGCTAATGAAGGAATTGGTATAGTTCCCTTCATTTATGATGATGCAAAAGATTATTATTATAGATTATATTTAGCGCAAATAGCTAACAATTTAATTAATGAAAATATACCTAAACCAGTAGTACAAGAAATAGAAATTGGATCACCGCGCGTCCGCACTGACCCTATTAAATTATTTGATTTTGAAGATGAAGATTAGGAAGGTGAATTATGAGCAATAAGTATGTAGATGTTACTTCTATTGTGCAAGTAATAGGTTGCATTTATCAAGATCCAGATCTATTAGATAATGAAGGTTATTTTTTTAATCAAGATGATTTTATTGAAGAATTTCATAAGATAATATTTGGTTCAATATATAATTTACATGCGCTAGGCGCAAAAGCAATAACTATTAATGCAATAGAAGATTATTTAAAAGACAGACCGAAAAGTTTAGCAGTGTATAAAAATAATAAAGGAAATGAATACTTAGAAAAAATATCTAGCAATATTCAACTTTCTACTTTTGATTATTATTATCAAAGAATGAAAAAAATGACATTATTAAGAATGTATAATAATATAGGAATGGATTTATCTTGGCTATATGACCCTGACAATATCTTAGATGTGAAAAAGAAACAAGCTCAAGAAGATTGGCTAGATAATACTTCTCTTGAAAGAATTGCGGAAATCATTGATGATAAGATAGCAAATGTCAAAATGAAATATATTGATGATGCAAACTCAGATTTAATTCAAGCAGGGGAACATTCATTAGAGTTAATTGAAAGTTTAAAAGAGCGCCCAGAAATTGGATATCCAATGTTCGGTCCATTAATTAATACAGTAACAAGAGGAGCGAGATTAAAAAAGTTTTACTTGAGGTCAGCAGCAACAGGCGTAGGTAAAACAAGAGCAATGATAGCTGATGCATGCAACTTCGCTTGTGATGAGTTATATAATTCTGAAACTAAAAAATGGGAATTAAATGGGACAAAAGAACCAACCATATATATAACAACAGAACAAGAAGTAGATGAAATTCAAACAATGATGTTAGCCTTCTTATCTGATGTTAATGAGAATCATATTGTATATAATACATATACGAGTGATGATGAATATGATAGAGTTATTTATGCGGCAAACCTTTTAAAGAAATGTCCAATATATATTAAAAAGTTGCCAGACTTCTCTATGAAAGATATAGAAAATATAATTAAATTCAGTATTAGAGAATGGGGCGTCCGCTATGTTTGCTTTGATTACTTGCATACAAGTATGAAAATATTAAGTGAAGTTACTTCTAGAACTGGAATTAAGGGTTTAAGAGAAGACAATGTATTATTTATGATTTCTATTAAATTAAAAGAAATATGTAATGAATATGGTGTATTTATTATAACATCAACTCAATTAAATGCAGATTATATTACCGCACAGCAATATGACCAAAATTTATTAAGAGGAGCTAAATCAATAGCAGATAAAATAGATTTAGGTATGATTATGTTACAGACGAGCCAAGAAGATAAAGAGGCGCTTAGAGAGATAGTTATGAAGGGCGGATTTGAAGAACCAATAATAAAAATTTCTATATATAAAAATCGTAGAGGTCAATATAAAGATATATTATTATGGTGCAAAGCAAATAGAGCAACTTGTAGAATTATTCCTATGTTTGCTACTGACTATCAGTATAAATTAGTTGATATACCTGATTTAAAAATTAATGTAAATCCAAAAATACAAGCGTCCGCTTTTTAATCTGGAATGGAGGGAACAATAGATGAAATTAAAAGAGTTATCTGAAAAAATTAAAAATGATTTAGATATTAATCAAGTGTTTGATCTATTGTTCTCTTTTGGCGGCGATCCAGTTATTCAAAATAATATGATAATATCAAGAACAATATGTCACGGTGGAGACTCTCATAAATTATATTATTATGATAACAGCAAACTTTTCAAATGCTATACTGCTTGTTCATCTAGCTACGATATTTTTGAATTAATCATTAAAATTAAGAAAGTAAATGGTGTAGAAATTTCATTGCCGCAAGCTGTTAATTTTATAATTAATTATTATGGTTTAACAATAGAAAATGAAAATTTTCAACAAGAACGAGAAGAACTTCAAGACTGGAAAATTTTAAATAAATATGAGAAAAATAACTTAGATAAAAAAGAAGAAAAAATTGTAGAGTTCAAATTTTATGATAAAAAAATTCTAGAGCATCTTCCGCATCCGCATATAATTCCGTGGGAGCGAGAAGGAATTAATAGAACTGTTATGGAGTATGATGGGATATGCTATGACCCTTCTAACCAAGGTATAGTGATTCCGCATTATAATATAGATGGAAAATTAATTGGGATAAGAGAAAGAACATTAATAAAAGAAAATGAAGATAGCGGAAAATATAAACCCGCAATATTAAATTATAAAATGTATAATCATAGTTTAGGTTTTAATTTATATAATCTTAACAATAGCAAAAATATAATAAAAAAGATAAAGAAAGTTATTGTATTTGAGGGCGAGAAGAGTGCGCTCCTATACCAGAGTTATTTTGGAATAGATAATGACATATCAGTCGCGGTATGCGGTAGCAATTTAACTAATTATCAAGTTGATCTACTATTGTCATTAGGGGTAAGTGAGATAATTATAGCGTTTGACAAACAATTTAAAGAGATTGGAGACGGCGAGTGGAAAACTTGGACAAAGAAATTAACTGATATAAATAAGAAATATAGTAGTAAAGTTTTAATAAGTTTTATATTTGATAAAGAAAATATGCTAGGATATAAAGATTCACCAATCGACAAAGGTAAGGAAATTTTTTTGGAATTGTTTAAAAAAAGAGTTATAATATAAAAAAAGGAGAATGATTAATGAAATATAAATTAAGGAAAGAAATAAATTCTAAGTATTCTACAATAGAAACAATACTTACTAACCGCGGGATTCCTTTAAATGAAGTATCTCACTATCTTAATACTACTGATGCAGATATTAATGAACCTGAAGATCTAGGTGAAGACAACCTTAAGGCGGCTGCCGCATGTCTTGTAAATCATATATCTAAAGCAGATTCAATTTTATGCATCGTAGACTGCGATTGCGATGGTTTTACCTCTTCCGCGCTATTAATTAACTATTTACATGATTTATTCCCTTCATATATCGAGTCTGGAGGTTTAAAATGGTATGTTCACGATGATAAAACTCATGGTTTATCTGATTGTATGGGATATATTAATTTACATGATTTTAAATTAGTTATATGCCCAGACGCAGGAAGCAACGATATAGAATATCATAGGGAATTAAAAGAAAAAGGTATAGATGTTATAATTTTAGACCACCATTTGGCAGACAAGGTTAGTGAAGATGCTATTATAATCAATAACCAATTATGTGATTATTCTAATAAAGAATTGTCAGGTGTTGGAGTTACATGGCAATTTTGTAGATATTTAGATAAAAAATTAGATTATAATTGTGCAAATTGTTATCTAGATCTTGTTGCTCTTGGGCTAACGGCCGATATGATGAGTTTAACATCAATAGAAACTAAACATTTAATTCATAAAGGTTTTGAACCTGATAATATACATAATCCATATATTTATGAAATGTGGCAAAAGAATAAATTTAAGTTAGGTGACCATATTACTTCGATAGATGCAGCTTTCTATATAGTTCCTATGATTAATGCAGTTCAAAGAAGCGGAACAATAGAAGAAAAAGAATTATTATTTAAATCAATGCTTAAATATGAAGCTTTTGAAATGATAGATTCTACTAAGAGAGGGCATTCCGCAGGAGAACAAGAGAGATTAGTAGACCAAGCCGTTAGAATGTCTAATAATGTAAAAAACAGACAAACAAGAGTTCAAGATTCAAGTATGGAGACTTTAGAAGCAATAATTGAAGATCAAAATTTATTAGACCATAAAGTTATCTTACTATTGTTAGAACCAGGTGACGTAGATAAAAATGTAGCTGGGTTAATTGCTAATAAATTAGCTAATAAGTATCAAAGACCTTGTTGTATTTTAACTAAAACTGTAGAAATAGATCCTAATAAAATGACTATGGAACAGGATGAAGATAAAATTATAGTATCTTCAAAAGCAAGATATCTATATCAAGGTAGTGCAAGAGGTTATGAATTAACTGGTGTAACTAATTTTAAAGATATATGTGATGAATGCGGTGCGGAATGGACCGCGGGCCATCAAAATGCATTCGGGTTATGCATCGCAGAGGACAAGGTTGATGAATTTCTATCCAAGGCTGATAATTGTTTATCAAGCATTTCCGCAGAACCTATATATTATGTAGATTATATATATAATGGGGTTAATGTAAATCCGCAAGATATATTTACAATAGCAGAATTAACTAATCTATGGGGTAAAGATATGGATGAAGCGGAAATAGCTATTAAAGATTTAAAAGTTAGTAAAGATATGGTTCAGATATATAGAAAAACAAATAATACATTAAAAATAAGTTTACCTAATAAGATTAGCATAATGAAATTTAATGCAACAGATGAAGAATGTGAAAGATTAGAAAATCAATCTGGAGCTTATATTCAATTAGATGTAGTTGGCACTTGTAAAATAAATGAATTTAATGGATGTAGATTACCGCAAGTGTTTATAACAGATTATGAGATTACTGGAGAAGGTAAATATCTATTTTAGATTGGGGTGAATTTGGTCGAAGTTTCAAAATAAAAAGTGACTTTGGAAATTTTTATCCCAATTTTTTTATTTAATTGATTTTCAATTAAATAAATGATATAATTATTATAGAAATAAAAGGAGAATTAAATATGGAATTAAATAAAAAACAAAAGGAGGGATTAAACATAGCCGTTGAGAGATATAAAAGTGGTAAAAAATATACTATTATCAGCGGCTATGCCTAGGTAGGTACTGGTAAATCAACCCTAGTTAAATTTATCATTGCCGCATTACCTAATATAGACCCAGAAGAAGATGTTGTTTATACTAGTTTTACAGGAAAAGCCACCCAAGTTTTATCTAAAAAAGGCAATAAAAATACTAGTACATTACATAAATTATTATTTGAAAGTCGCCCTCAAAAAGATGGTACTTATTTCCATGTTCCAGTAGATAAGATTGATTATAAAATAGTTATAGTAGATGAAATATCTATGGTTCCTAAAACTTTAATTGATAGACTGCTAAGTCACGATATACACATGATAGGTCTCGGGGATCCTTTCCAGTTACCACCAGTTAATAAAAATGAAGATAATCATTTATTAGACGATCCGCATATATTCTTAGATGAGATTATGCGTCAAGCCGCTGAAAGTGAAATTATTCAATTAACTATGAAAATAAGAAGTGGAGAAAAAATTGAAAACTTTAAAGGTAAAGAAGTTCAAGTTATTAATAAATCTGAATTAACAACAGGTATGTTATTTTGGGCAAATCAAGTTCTTGTAGCAACTAATGCAACTAGAAAATCTATTAATAATCAAATGCGCGAATTACTAGGACATGGAGATTTGCCTGAAACAGGAGATAAGATAATTTGTTGCCGCAACTATTGGAATTGTATTGCAGATGATGGTTCTGCTCTTGTAAATGGAACAATAGGAACATTAGATTATACATATCCTTCTTTCCTTAATATGCCTAAATTTATAAATCCTAAAATAGTAGATACTATTAATGGAGTTTTTATTGGCGAATGCGGGGAAGACTATGGAGAGCAAATAATTGATAAAAAGATGCTTATGGAGGGTGAAAAAAGCTTAGACTGGGCAAATGAATATAAATTATTAACAAATAAAAAATATACTGATTTAATACCTGCGGAGTTCGCTTATGGATACGCAATCACGACCCACCGTGCACAAGGTAGTGAGTGGGATAAAGTCCTTGTTATTGAAGAAGATTTTCCTTTTGATAAAGAAGAGCATGCGCGCTGGCTATATACAGCCCTAACGCGTGGAAGCAAAAAAGTAGTCTTAGTAAAAAATGATTAAGTAAAGGAGTAATTAATATGAGTTTCTCAATTTGGAATCCTGTACACGGATGCATGGGTAAAAGTGAAGGTTGTGAGCATTGCTATGCAAAAACCATCGATGATAGATGGGGAAGAAATTTTTTTGAATGTAAAAAGTTAACAAGCAGTTTCAAATATCCAATTCAAAAAGATAGAAATGGTAATTATAAAGTTCCATCTGGTATGGTACTTAGAGTTTGTATGAATTCAGACTTTTTCTTCGAGGGATTAGACCCATTTAGAGAAGAATGCTGGAAGATAATGGCGCAAAGACCTGATGTTATATTCTATCTTTTGACTAAGCGACCAGAAAGAGTATCAGAATGCTTACCTACATGGTGGGATCAAGAAAAGTATCCTAATATAATGATAAATGTAACTTGTGAAAATCAGAAACGCGCAGATGAGCGTTTACCAATTTTAAAAACTTTACCTTTCAAGAGAAAAGGAATTATGTGCGCCCCTCTATTAGAAGATATTAATTTAGAGCCTTATATTTCAGAAGGTTGGATAGAGAATGTAAACTGCGGTGGGGAGAACTATAGCGGCGCCCGCGCATGTCATTATGAATGGGCTAAACATATTAGTGATCAATGTGCTGCCGCAAATGTAAAATTTACTTTTATAGAAACTGGAACTAATTTTTGGAAAGATGGTATTAAACAACCTAATGATATATCTAAAGTCCGCCAAGCTGAAAAGGCAAGAGCACTAAATATTAACGTTAAGGAAGAACAAATGCTTGGTATTTATCAACCTAAATGGAGTTCCGCATGTTATAAATGCGGCAACCAACCTATTTGTCAAGGATTAGACTCAAGCGGTAATTGCAGTTAGTTGATTTTAAATAAAAATAATGATATAATAATATTATAGAAAAAGGAGAAATATAAATGAATAAAAAATATGTATTTAAAGAAGTAATCAATGGAAGATGGGCTATATGGTCTAAAGACATTAAAGACAAAGGAAAAGTTAAAGTTTTTAGAATCATAGATCTATATTCTACAAATAGAGAAACAAGATTTGTCTTTGCTTATAAAAATATGGATGAAGCAAAAATTCAAACATCTTTATCTAATAAAATTCGTAATTTTTATAGAAATAATAAAAACACATTCTTTGTAAAACAAAATTAATATAATAAAAAATTAGGAGGGATAAAATGACTGGAAGAGTTGACTTACATAATCATACAAGGTATTCTAATTTAAGACTTAGAGATGCTTTAGCAACGCCAGAGCAGTTAATTGATAGAGCTATTGAATTAGGGCTATCTGGAATTGCTATCACAGACCACGAGACTGTTGCAGGACATATTAAAGCAAATCAATATGCTCAAAAGATTGCAGAGACATCTCCTGATTTTAAAGTTATATTAGGAAATGAAATTTATTTAGTAGATGAACGACCTTCAGAGAAACATTGGCATTTTATATTAATAGCAAAAGATGCTGAAGGGCATCATCAGCTAAGAGAGCTATCTTCTTTAGCATGGTTGAACAGTTATTCTTCAAAAGGAATGACAAGAGTAGATACTTTAAAAGAAGAGCTAAAAGAAATAGTAGAGAAGAATCCTGGACATTTGATCGCGAGTAGTGCGTGCATAGGCTCAGAGGTTGGACAGAATATTCTAGACCTAGTAGCCGCTGAAGCAACAGGGGATAAGATATTAGAACAGAATGCTCATAATAATATAGTTAATTATATTTTATGGTGTAAAGATGTTTTTAAAGATGACTTTTATATTGAAGTTCAGCCAGGAACTAGTAGAGAGCAAATCATAGTGAATAAAAGGCTAGCCTCAGTAGCAAAATGTTTTGGAGTTAAGATGATCCCGACTTCTGATACTCACTATTTGAAAAAAGAAGATAGATATGTTCATAAAGCATTTTTAAATAGTGAAAATAAAGAAAGAGAAGTAGATGCCTTTTATCAAGATACTTACCTACATTCAAATGAAGAGATGATAGAGAAGTTTAAAGAATCAGATTATTCAGAAGATTTTGTCAATGAAATGTTTGAAAATACTTTAGAAATATATAATAAAGTAGAAAATTATTCTTTAGCTCATGCTCAACAAGTTCCAAAAGTAGATGTTGATTATTATCCTAAGAAGAATCCTCCAGAAGGTTTAGAAAAATATAATACTCTTTCTGAGATGTACCAATCAGAAGATGAAATTAATAGATATTGGATTAATAAATGTATAGATCGATTAAAAGAAATAAATAAATTTAATGAAGTGTATCTAGACGAATTAGAGGAAGAAGCAGAAGTTAAAAAAATTATCGGAGAAAAATTAGATACAAATATGTATGCTTATCCAGTATGCTTAGCTCATTATATTAATTTAATGTGGAATTGCGGAAGCTCGATTGGAGTAGGAAGAGGGTCTGCTTGTTCAGCTTTAAATCATTATCTTTTAGGCATTACTCAATTAGATAGCATTGAGTGGAATTTTCCTTTCTTTCGATATATGAATAGGGACACAGATGGACTAGGAGATATAGATATAGATGTTTGCCCTAGTAAAGTTCAAAAAATTATTTCCGCAATAAGAGAAGAAAGAGGACAAAAATTTAAAAAAGAAATAGAGAATCCTATTTTTAGAGAAAATCTTGGAGCTGTCTATGTTTGTACTTTTGGAACAGAGTCTACAAAGAGCGCAATTCTTACTGCGGCAAGGGGATATCGATCAGAAGAATATCCAGAAGGGATAGATATTGATACTGCTCAATATCTTAGCTCTTTGGTCCCAAGCGAAAGAGGATTTGTCTGGAGTATTCATGATGTAGTTTATGGAAATGAAGAAAAAGATAGAAAACCTGTAAAAATATTTGTAAATGAAATAAAACAGTACCCTGGATTGTTAGAAATAATAGAGGGTATCGAAGGATGCATATCTCGAAGAGGAAGACACGCCTCAGGAGTATTATTTATGGGAGAAGACCCTTTTGAATTTAATGCTTTTATGAAAACTCCTAGTGGAGAAATCGTAACTCAATATGATTTACATGATGCAGAATGGGCTGGTAGTGTAAAGATGGATATTCTTGTAACAGAAGTTCAAGATAAAATAGTTCAAACTTTAAAATTTCTTCAAAGAGATGGCTTACTAGATCAAAATCTAAATTTAAGAGAGCTATATAATAAATATCTTCATCCAGATGTTTTACCTCTTGATAAAAAAGAGATCTGGAAAGTTATTCAAGAAGCTTCTACATTAGACTTATTTCAATTAGATTCTGATATTGGAAGACAAGGAGCAAAAAAAGTAAAACCTTCAAATATAAATGAATTATCTTCAGTAAATGGTCTTATTAGATTAATGACAACAGAAAAAGGTGCAGAATCTTGGCTAGATAAATATACGAGATTTAAAAATGATAGAAAAGAAATAGTTAAAGAAATGGATAGATATGGACTTACTTTAAAAGAAAAGATAGCTTTAAATAGATATTTAGAAATTACTTATGGAATTGGTATTTCACAAGAACAATTAATGAAAGTTTTAATGGATGAAGATATTTGTAATTTCTCTCTTAAAGAAGCTAATAAAGCTAGAAAAGTAGTTTCAAAGAAGAAGATGAGCGAAATTCCTAATTTAAAACAAAAGGTAAAGGAAACCGCAAAGAGTGAAAATTTATTTAATTATGTATGGGATTATGTTGTAGGCCCTGGACTAGGATACTCTTTTTCAGATATTCATAGTTTATCTTATTCTTTTATAGGTTTCCAAACTGCTTATTTAGCAACTAATTGGAATCCTATTTATTGGAACACCTCTTGTTTAATTGTAAATAGTGGAAGTCTTGAAGAAGAATCTGATTTTGAAGAAGATGAAGATGGAGAGATTATAAAGAAAAAAGAAAAAAGTAGTGATTATGGAAAAATTGCTAAAGCTATTGGAGATACTCGATCAAGAGGAATTAGAGTTTCATTAATAGATATAAATAAATCTAGTTATAGTTTTGAGCCAGATATAGAAAATAATGAAATCTTATTTGGAATGAAAGCCTTAAGTAATGTTGGAGGTCCAGTTATAGAACAAATAATTAGCGGCCGCCCTTACTATGGAATTGCAGATTTTATGAATAGATGTCCATTAAATAAAAGTGCAATGTTCTCTTTAATTAAAGGTGGAGCTTTTGATAAATTAGAAATTGAATGGGCAAAAGAACTTAACATAGAACCAAGAAAATTAATCATGATTTATTATATATCAAAAGTATGTGAAGCTAAAAAGAGAATTACATTACAAAATTTTAATGGCTTAATTCAACATAATTTAATACCTGCGGAATTAGATTTACAAAAGAAAGTTTATAACTTTACAAAGTATTTAAAAGCAAATAAAAAAGTAGGAAAATATTATGTATTTGATAATATTTGTGAAGATTTTTACAACAAATATTTTGATGAAGATCAACTTGAAATTATAAATGGTTTAACTTGTATTCAACAAATTAAATGGGATAAAATTTATCAAGATACAATGGATAAAGTTAGAGATTGGATAAGAGATAATCAAGAACAAATCTTAAATGACTATAACAATATTTTATTTAAAGAGTGCTGGGATAAATATGCAATAGGTAATATAAGTTCGTGTGAAATGGAAGCATTATGTTTTTATTATCATAAACATGAATTAGCAGATGTAAAAGTAGACAAATATGGAATTGTAGATTTTAATACTTTATCTCCTGAATCTGAAGTTGATTATTTGTTTAAGCGCGGCGGTCATGACATTCCTATTTATAAGATAAATAAAATTATTGGAACAGTAATAGGGAAAAATGATACTCGTTCATCAATTACGCTATTAACAACAACAGGTGTAGTAACAGTAAAATTTACAAAAGAATATTTTGCAATGTATAACCGTCAAATGTCTGAGAAACAAGAAGATGGAACTAAAAAAATTGTTGAAAAAGGTTGGTTTACAAGAGGAACTAAGCTATTGGTTGCTGGGTATAGAAGAGATGACTCATTCGTAGCAAAAACATATAAAAGCAATGGTTTCCACCAATTATATAAAATAGTAAAAATATTAGATAACGGAGAAATAGAATTAGTTCATGATAGAGCTGGTTCAAGTGAAGAAGAGTAGGAATAGCCTTCTCTTTCTTCTTCTCTGGTCAATATTGGACAATCTATTTAAAAGTTTTTTGATACATAATATCGGGTAAATATTTATAAACCCCTTAAAAATAATTAAATAATTGAGGAGGAATGAAAATGTTACAAGTTCAAAAACGCGATGGTAGAATCGTAGAGTTTAATGAACAAAAAATTATGAATGCGATACTTGCCGCATTTAAAGAAGTGGATGGAGAGATTAATGAATATGCTCAAACAAAAGCTGAAAACATTGCAAGTTATATTAGAGGTTACTATGAAGATGTAGAAGAAATTCCTAATATAGAAGAAATTCAAGACCTCGTTGAAAAAGGTTTAATGTCAACGAAGAGGAAGGATGTAGCGAAAGCTTATATTCTTTATAGAGAAAACAGAACGAAAGCAAGAGGGAATATAATAGACAAAGAAGTTCTAGAATTTTTAGATGGCGCAAGTGAATATTGGAATACTGAGAACTCTAATAAAAATGCCCAAATTGTTACAACCCAAAGAGATTATTTAGCTGGAATTTTATCTACTGATATTGCAAGAAGAGTTATTTTACCAAAAGAAGTTGTAGAAGCTCATGACGCAGGAATTATACATGAACATGATATGGATTATTTATCTCAAAATGCATTAACTAACTGTTGTTTAATTAATTTAAATGATATGTTACAAAATGGAACTGTAATTAATGGTATTATGATAGAAAAACCTCATAAATTACTTACTGCTACAACTATTGCTACTCAAATAATTTTAGGAGTATCTTCAAGTCAATATGGTGGATGTAGTGTTTCTTTAGCACATTTAGCACCTTTTGTTAGAGATAGTTACAATTATTATTATAATAAATATATGAGAAGAACTAATAATGAACCACTATCTGAGACATTTGCAATGGAAGATTTAAAGAAAGAAATTGAAGCAGGAGTTCAAACTTTTAATTATCAAGTCAATTCAATGACGAATACCAACGGTCAGTCCCCTTTTCTCACGGTATTCATGTACCTAGGCGAGACAGAAGAATTCAAAGATGAATTAGCTATGTTGATAGAAGAATTTTTAAAACAAAGAATTGAAGGAATGAAAAATGAAGTTGGCGCTTATATTACCGTTGCTTTCCCTAAATTAATTTATGTCCTTGAAGAAGATAATATTAATGAAGATAGTAAATATTGGGAATTAACTAAATTGGCAGCTAAATGCACTGCAAAAAGACTTGTTCCTGATTATATTTCTGAGAAAATGATGAAAAAAATTAAAATTAATAAATATGGAAAAGGAGATTGCTTTGCTGTAATGGGTTGTCGTTCCGCATTATCTCCATGGAGTGTTGAAGGAAATCCTTCAAAAGCAAAAGACTATGTTGAAGGAGAAGGAAAATATTATGGAAGATTTAATTGCGGAGTTACTACAATAAATCTACCAGATGTGGCATTTTCATCAAAAGGAAATTATGATAAGTTTTGGGAATTAATGGAAGAAAGAACAGAATTATGTCATAAAGGCCTTCAAGCAAGAATAAAAAGGCTATTAAATGTAACAAGTGATATAGCGCCTATCTTATGGCAACATGGAGCTTATGCTAGACTAGAAAAAGGAGAAAAACTAACAAATTTAATTTATGGAGGTTATTCCACTGCTAGTTTAGGATATGCAGGATTATATGAATGCACAAAATATATGACTGGAAAATCACATACGGATGGAGCAGAAGGAGAAAAATTCGCGCTAGAAGTAATGCAATTTTTAAATAAAAAATGTAACCAATGGAAAGAAGCTGAAAATATAGGTTATTCTATTTATGGTTCACCTATTGAATCAACAACTTATAAATTTGCTAAATGTTTGAAAAAAAGATTTGGAGAAGATATTTTTATAAAATTAGATGGAAAAGATAGAAATTACATAACAAATAGTTTCCACGTTCCAGTATTCGAAGCTATTGATCCTTTTACTAAATTATCTATTGAGGCTAAATTCCAAGAACTAAGCTCTGGAGGTATGATTTCTTATGTAGAGAGTGCCGATATGAGCAGAAATACAGAAGCACTTCTTGAAGTAATGAAGTTTATTTATAATAATATCATGTATGCGGAAATCAATACTAAATCAGATTATTGTCAAGTCTGCGGTTATGATGGTGAAGTCAAAATCGTAGACATAGATGGTAAACTTGATTGGGAATGCCCTCAATGTGGTAATATGGATCATAACAAAATGAATGTAGCTAGAAGGGTATGTGGATATATATCAACAAACTTCTTTAATCAAGGAAGAACAGATGAAATAAACAATAGATATGTTCATTTAGATAATCATCAATTAGGAGAGTAATATGAGATATGCTCAAATAAGAAAAATGGATATAAGTAACGGATGCGGAATTGGGGTATCATTGTTTACTCAAGGTTGCCGCATCCATTGTAAAAATTGTTTTAATAAAGAAATATGGAATTATGATGGCGGAAATAAATGAACTGATGAAGTATGCAATAACTTTATAAAACTAATTGAACCTGATTACATTACAAGAGTAAGCATACTTGGAGGAGAACCTCTAAGTGAAGAAAATTTAAAAGATTTAAAAAATTTATTTTCATTAATTAAAGAGAAATACCCAAATAAAAAGATATGGTTATATACTGGCTATATTTATGAGAATTTAAAGCAAGAGCAAAAAGAGATTGCGGAAATGGCTGACTATTTAGTAGATGGTCCTTATAGAGATGAGGAGCGCGATTTAACATTGCATTATCGCGGTTCCCGCAATCAAAGAATTATAGACATGAGGAAGGCACTAGAAGAAAAAGGAATTAATTAATCTTAATTCCTTTTATTCTCTTGAAAAAGCAACGATGAGAGAAATTACGCGAGAGATGATAAAAGAATATCGTATTAATAAAATTAAATATGATTTTATGGGCTACACTTTTAATAGATATGAAGAATTGAGTTTTCATCATTTGATTGTACCTAGGAGAGAATGTAAAGCTCAAGGCCTTGGTGATGGATACTATTTTTGAAATGGAGCTATTTTAAATCAAGAAACTTCACATGATTATCTTCATATTATAGAAAGAATTGATAGACAAGCTTTCTTACAAATAACAGATATAATGATATGGGAAAATCAACAAAAAGAAATAGATTTAAAAAGCTTAAAAGATATTAGACAAATATTACTATTATTTGAAGATACCTATAAAAATGAAAAAAATAAATCTGGACAAAAGATTCTAAAAAGACAATTTATAAACAATAGGATAGATTTATCATAAAAAGAATAAAAAGAGGAGAAAATAAAATCTTCTTTTTTTTTGACTTTAAAACAAAAAAATGTTATAATAAATATATAAGAAAATGAAAGGTGTTTTATATGATAAAAAAAATACTAACCTATCCTAAAGATAGAGATACTCTATCTCAAATTAGTGAGGAAGTCAAATCAATAGAAGATTATAAAGATCTTATTCAAGATTTAAAAGATACGCTAAAAGATAATGGAGATACTGGAGTAGCTATTTCCGCAATTCAAATAGGAGAGCCAAAAAGAATTTGTTATATTAATTATGATAACAGAGAAATAGTTATGATTAATCCTATTATCACGTGGAAAAGATCTGGGGCTTCTGGAATGAAAGAATTTCTTGAAGGTTGTCTAAGCGCCCCTGGTAAATATAAGAAAGTATCTAGACCTCAAAAGGTAATTTGTCAATACACTGATGAGAATGGCGAATTAAAAGAAATTGCAGAAGGCGGATGGATGAGCGCAATAATTCAACATGAACTAGATCATTTTGAAGGAATATGCAAAGTATCAGAATAGGAGTATCTAAATGGCAGAATTTAAAGTTCATAGTTTAAAAATAAAAACTGATGAAAATAATTTAAAAATAGAAGATTCTTATGTTATAAAAACAAAAGAAAAAATGACTTTAATATTAAATGATGCATTTAAAAAATTAGATTTATGGGACTTTAAAACGAAAAGAGATATGAATTCTTTAATAAGGCAATGGAGAACTTACAATAAGTTATATAAAATGCATTTATTTAGAAAGAAAACAAGAAGTTGTAATTTCAAAATAAAAAATAATAAAATTATAGAAATTATTTATATGATATTAGGATTTTAAAAGGAGGCACCTAAATGAGCGAAGTAACAATGGGAACGCTATATGATTTAAATAAACAAGTTGTTCAAGCAGAGATATCTCTAACAGGAGAATATTTAGAAAAGAAAAAAGATATAATTAAAGATTTTTTAAAAAATACTGATGGTATGTATTATATGCTATTATGTAATGAGAGAAAAGATTATACAGTATTTAGAAATGAATATAGACATGCGGGAGATCTAGATGCATTTGCTAATGTTTTAGTAGATGAATGTCTTCTTAACCGCGGATTAGTCAAAGGAATAGACAAAACAAAAGGTGAAACTGCTATCGAGATATGGCTATCAATAGATGGAGAAGCTTATGTATACTATTTCTTTAAATATGATGATGCAATTATAGAAATATAAGGAGGAAATACTATGGGAAAAAGTATATTAGTAGATTGTAAAATGTTTACTAAACAACAAAAAGTTTTTGCCTTAGATGAAGAACATGGAATAACTGGAATTATAGATACTGAGATAGATAAAATCCCTGAAACTGTTATGTCTTTATCAAGAGATATTGAATGTAATGTAGTTAATATAAAAGGTTTAAAAGCTTATACAAAAGGGATAGAGAAAAATATAAAAGAATATGAATTAAGTAAATATAACGAAAATAAACTAGTTATTAACTTAATTAAATAAAAGGAGAATGAATATGAAATATTTAATTAGTACAACAGAAATATATAGAGCGGATTCAGAAGCTGAGGCTATAAAAATAATTGAAGATGCTAAAGCAGATACTCACTATGTTCTTTCAAAATATTCAAGTCAATATAAAGAAAGAAAACAAAAAGGTGAAGTAGTAGATTCTTGGTATAAAGTTTCTTTAACTAAGTCATTTACTGATGAGAAAGAGCCTCAATTTGAAACAAGAGTAGAATATACAAATAGTATGGAAAGTGCTTTTTAGAAAGAGGTTTAAATGGAAAATACAGATATTATTATAAATGATGATGATAATTATATTAATACTATGATTAAATATAAAAAATTAAATGAATTAGCAAAAGAACCTAAACATGGAAGTGCGGATGCTGCCGGTTACGATCTTTATGCGGCAACCGCAGAAGATATATCTATTCCCGCACATACAACTGTTAAAATAGATACTGGTTTAGCTTTTGCTTTACCTAAATATACATTTGGAGCTATCTTTGCTAGAAGTGGTTTAGCTACTAAGCAAGGCCTTAGACCAAGTAACTGTGTCGGTGTCGTAGACGCGGATTACCGAGGTCCAGTCATTGTGGCACTTCATAATGATACAGATCAAGAGCAAATAGTTTCCGCAGGTGACAGAATTGCACAACTAGTATTATTGCCATATTTACCAATGTCTTTTATTGAATCTGATAATTTAGATGAAACTGAACGTGGAGATGGTGGTTTCGGTTCTACAGGGCTTAATTAATAATTAGATGAAGTATTTATCTTCATCTTTTTTTATGTAAAAATTTCTTGACAAGGCTAGATAAAATATGATATAATAAACTTGGAAATAAATAAGGAGGTGTCCATATGAGTATATTGAGTCTCGATTTATCCACAAAGAGTTCGGGGTGAGCAATCTTTGAAGGTGATGAATTAAAAAATCATGGATGCATAACATCTTCATCAACAGATTTAATTAAGCGTATTCATATAATGATAGATGCTATTGATGAGATATTAAAAAATAATGATATAAAAGAAATCATAGTAGAGGAAGTCCGCCCTGAAGGAGGATATGGAGTTGGGAATATAAAAACAATGAAAGCCCTTATGTATCTTCAAGCGGGATTAGAATTTCTCATTCATGATAATTATAAAAATAAAGTAGAAATTAATTATATATATCCTAGTTCTTGGAGAGCTTCTTGCGGTATTAAAAACGGAAGAGGAATAAAAAGAACCTCATTAAAAGAGGCAGACATTGCTTTTGTTCAAGAGAAATATGGTATTACTGTAAATGATGATGAGGCGGATGCTATTTGCATTGGCTATGCTCAAAATCATATTGAAAGTAACGAAATAAATTGGGGATAAAAAAAAGAAACTACCATCTAAGGTAGTTTTAATTTATGCATCTGTGCGTAAGATTATTTAATCTTCATCTTGTTTTTTCATTTCGTTATGTTCTATTATATCAGATTTATGATGATAATAAATAGCTTCTTCAAGATCTTTTATCATATCAATAACTTCTCCTAATTCTGCAGTATTTATTTTTTGTAGTCCATTTGACATATATTCTTCAACAGAACAAATAAGAGTGTGTTCTATTTTATTTAATTTTTCCATTAAGCAGTCCTTTCTACAATTAAAACTACATTTTGAGTATTAATTGTTTGAGTAGTTGTATTTCTTATACTTATTTGGGCGCAACATCCGCATGGAATATCTATAAAGATTGTCTTATCAACAGCATTATAAGGGCCTGCAGTTGCGGAAGTAGTTATTACTGTTGAACTAAGAATAGGTTCTCCATTTAGAGTAATTGCTAAAGATATTGGGCCTGCGGTTCCAGTCGTAGGAAGTGCGACGTTTCCACCAAAAGTTATCTTAAATCTAACGCGGCTTTGATTAGTAGCGCCTTTTAAAGTTATTATACCACTGCCATCGTCGTGGAATATGGAACTGCTCTTGTTGTGAGAAGAAGTTGTAAATAGAACATTTTGATTTGAGTCTATTGATTGAATAGCATTAGCTGTAAATTCCATGTTTGTTACCTCCATTAGCATCCGCAGCTATTTCCATAAGGATATAAAGAAGAGGCTGGGAATGCAGGAACTGGTGTTGGTTTTAATGCGGAAATAAGATAATTATTTTGTCTCTCTTGAGAAGCTGATAATCTTAATTGAGCATTTTCAGTTTCTAATGATGAAATCTTATCATTTACTAAGAAATCTAAAATACTTCTTGTGTTACAATTTTGGTTATCAATGATGTCTCTAGTAGTATTTTGAATAGTGTTTACAATGCCGCAAGTGTCTGTTGACATATTATATTTAAGGTCAGCAATTGCCGCCTTATTATCGCAACAACAGCTTGCTATTTGAGATTGTAAAGCATTTGTATTTTGTAAGTTACCAACAGCTATACCATCAATACTTCTTTGAATTGCATTAGCATTTTGCATATTTTCAACATTCATTCCATTAATAGATTGTTGTAATGCAAATGTATTTTGCATATTATTAGTATTTACACTATTAATTCCTTCTTGAGTATTATAACCTAGAGTACAGACTGCATTGTCGATTCCGCGGAATTCGCTAGTTAAATTATTTTGAAGTCCTGAGAAACCATTTAGCATTCCAGTATTCATAGCATAGAATCCATCACATAATCCAGATTGAATTCCTCTTGTACTATTCTCTAATGATTGGAAATTCATATCTTGTGCTAATTCTCCACGAGTTAATGCACCATTATTGCCTCCCCAACCATTTCCTCCCCATCCCATAAACATGAATAGGAATAATATGATGATCCACCAAGCGCCATTTCCGCTTCCGAATCCATCTTGACCTGTTGCCGCAGCTACATCGGCTAAGCTGTAACCATTACCTGAGCTAAACATATATTTGCTCCTTTCTATTTATTTTTTTTGAATTTTACTTAATTCCAAACATTTGTTTAAAACTAGCAAATTCTTTATCAAAATCAATTCCTTTTTCTTTAGCTACATTACGAACAAATGTTTCTACCCCTTGGGTGTCCCCTTTTTGAACCATAGATAACAAGTTTTGTGCAGCGGGATTCTGACCAGCTTGTTGACTAAGCATATTCATAACAAAAGCCTGAGGATTGGAATTGCTTTTAACCATATTAATAAATTGCATCATATTAGAAGGCATTATTTATTTTCGCTCCTTCCTTTGCGGCGGGAGTGCTTTTTTTAGTATCTACTAAACTATTTAATGTTGTTTCTATATTATTTATTTTTTCTAATAGCAATGCTTGAGTATCTACAACATTTTCTTTTGTATTAGTAGGTTTAAATGTTATGATTTGAGTTGTCCCATTGTTATTCCAACTCTTCATATAAATTTCACTAAGATCTGCTTTAGGGAAAATACCATATCCTCCAAAAGGCACTTCAGTTGCTTTTACAACTTCCTCTCCGTCTACTACTTTACCATTAATACCTGCGGAAACCGAGGTAGTTGGCATCATGGGTTGCGATTGTCCTTGCATATAAGCAGGCATTGCCGCATTTGATTGTTGTGTATTATAATTATTGTAATATGGATAATAATTCATCATAATTTTAATACTCCTTCCTAAAAGTTTACTTTTCTTTTCCCTTTCAATTTTAATAAAAATTTATCTAAATTCAATTTCAATGTTTTGAGAAAGTTTTTATTAAAATTTATAAATTTAACAGGTAGTTAAAAATTTTTTAAAATTACAATGACTTAATCGTTTTTTAAAATAAATAGATTTTAAAATAGAAAATAAACTAAAATTTTAAGCAAAAAAAAAAGAAACACTCATTAAAAAATGAGTGTTTTTTAAATTATATTTTAACAGCAGTTTTACTTGCTGATATTGACATATTGCCATTCACAGTTAAGGGAATTGAAATTGAATCTATTAAATAATCTCCAGAGATTCCGCTTTCTACATCATTTACTGTTACTCTAGTGTTAGGTTCTAAATGATAAATAGGCAATGTAGTAAGTTGAATAGATTCATTATAACCAGTTTCCGTGTATAAAAGATTCTTAACTTCATTGAAACAACTATTATAATTAGTTCCAACAGCAAGAGATTCATAAATATTAGGATCTACTTGAATGTATGCTTGACCGCGAGCTTCGCATTCCGCACGTCTTTCCGCAGTATCTTCTTGACCAGTTTCAATAATTACAAAATCAGGTATTTCAGATTCAAACACACAGTTATAATCATCATTGTTTTCAACTTCAGATCTACGTCCTATATTAGATATTGAAAATTGAGATACAGACGCATCTGAATCTATAAAATCTAAGAAATAATCAATAGATTGAGGATCTTTGATAACATCTTCATAGAATTCGCCAGTGTAATAAGTACCTTCCGCATCAGTATTTTCTTTAGCTTTAAAGTTATATATTTTTGGTCATTCGCTCTCTAATTCAGTATAATAATAATTAGTTTCTAATCCTAATGGCTCTGCGGCAACCCCTTGAAAGTATAACTCAGATCTTCAATCATTTGCCATTACTCTATCAAAAGTAACATCAATTTGAGTGTAAGAGCCTTCAGACCAAATATAAACATTACCAGTACTTTCATCTAAATAGTATACCCCTTGCGCGCCATCAGTCTTGACCATTTCCGCATAACTACTATAACCAACTGGTATTTTTGCTTTTGTGATTCCATCATCTGAATCTTCATAGAAAAATACTTTATAAATATTTCCAGTTTTAGGTTTAGTATCAATAGCTAAATGATATCTGATAGGTAAAGATACCCCCTCTGCGGATTCTCTTATTCCCCATACTACATAATCATTTTTTACATTTAAGTATTGAGGAGAATTAGAACAAGATATTACTATTTTATTATCTTTAAAATTATAAACAGATTTTCCTTTACTCATATCTACTACATAATTTTCATTCTTTAAATTTTCTAATTCTACTTTTGCTTGCGATGTATTTAAATAGTTTTTTATCTCTTGAAAAATAAAATTACCATAAACATCATAAAAGTATTCATAGTTTCCGCCTAAGTAAGAAACTATTTTGTCTAAAATATCAGTAACATCGCTTCCTGCATCACCAATTAAATCATCACTATAAACAAAGTCAGAGTAGATATAACCAATATTATCTCCATATGAGAACATTTGATATGAATATTGAGAAGCTTTTGAATAATCAGTAGTAATAGAATAGCTACCATTATCATTAATTAGATAAATAGGTACATTACCTATCCATTTCATAACAGTTTTTATTCTTTTATTTATATCACTAATAATTATTTTACTTAATTGCTCCCCACCAAAATGATTAACCGCTTCTCTTATTATTTGATCTATTGTAGGTTGAGAAATGATTATCTCCCCATTTTCATCAATAGTTTCATAAGAATCGAATTGTGTTGATGCGGGAATAGTACCGCCGCATGATCCATCTAATAAGCTCATTTTATCTTTTATTTGTAAAGATACTGTTGTTCCAGACGTAGAATGACTTAATGAGACAGAAGCAATAGTATAAACACCTTGCGGAAACCAGATAATTGGATAGTCTTCATATTTTTTAGTTTTATTAGTGTATCCTATTTCTAAGTATAGTTTTCTATTAATTGTAAATATATTTGTATTATCTTTTAATAATGCAGTTATATTACATGTTCTTCTCATTGAAGAACTACCACTAACATTTATATTTCCGCCAGTAACTAGTCCTTCAACTTCTTGAACAGGATTTTCATTTCAGTCTAATAAAGTAAATTTAACATATTGTTCAGTATAATGCATTGTGTCAACAGTATATAAAAAGTCTGAATCATTTGAATAAGGATAAGATTTTTTCATAGCTCTTAACTCCTTTCTTCAATTATATTGTATAATTCATAGTTATCAATAGTATCTTCATCTATTTCATAAGCTGTTGCAGAAAAGCTCCAGATCATTCTTCCTAAGCTATTCTCAGGGGTGAAAGATACATCCATTAATTTAACTAGGAAATTACCTTCAGTTGCAGATCTGAATAATTTAGCTTCTCCGTCATATAAGAAATCACTAACCGCATCTCTAAATAATTTTTCATAAGTATAATCATTATAAGTAGTTATCTTATTAGTTTCATTATACTTTTCATATTTCTTTTTATTATTGCCATAGATTTCATCTTTTGATATAAAAGTTTCATCTTCATCAATAAGATAAGAGATTAAACCGCTGATAGGAAGTTGTATGTAATTAACCGCACCATTCCTACGAATGAATGGATATGCGGAACCTATAGTCTCGGTTTTTATTTCACTAATAGTTCTTTTTAATGATGAAACACTAGGATTGAATTTAATTTTTAATTGTCTGTTTTTTGTTGTTAAAAACATATCATCTAATATAATCATCATTGGTTTCTTATTTATTTTAGCTAGTCCTCTGTTTTTCTTAGCGTCAATACCTTGAATATAATAATTATACCATACTCCGCTTTTTATAGTATTATCGTACCAAGTTTCTTTTACATTAGTAACTTTATTAAAATCAATAGTATGAATATCTTCCCAGATAGTGAAATTACTTTCACTAGAAGTTCTTCTAATAATAATTTTTCCAGTATATTCAGTTTCACTTGTACGTTTTAAACTAATTTGGAATCTACCATTTTCCGCATCCTCTTTTATTGTAAATGAGAAATCTAATTCTTCATTAGAGTCTTGAGCAACAGTAAAAGTTATTTTATTACTTCCTTCATATAAATTTTGAGTTTGGTAATCAACAGTAAAATAATAAGAATTATCTACTTCAAAATTATATTTAAAAGTATAAATAAATGAATTAGGATTATTATAATTATTTGAGTATAATATTCCGCTATCTGTTAGTAAAGTCCCATCTGCGGAATATAATCTTACTTGATATTGTCTTAATGTTTCAGTTTCATCTTCGTCAGCAAAAGTAAGATTTCCTATTAAGTTACTATTAGCTAATGACCAAGATACTTTTCCATCTATTATTTCAAATCCTGATATTGACAATGCGGGAGTGCTTATACCGCGGATTAAGCATACTGTAGACCATTCAGAAAAGTTATTTAAATTTGCGGCAAGCCAGCTATCTAGAGCCTGAGGTGTCGATAAAGATATATCAGCGGCATCCGCGCCAGTAAATCTAATTTGAACTTTATAATATGTATCAATTTCAAATTTTTCATTTTTTAAATCAGTATTTTTAATCTCAATATAATATTTATCATCAGATGTTTTAGTGTCATCAATTTTAATTTCTTTTAATGCAATTTCACTAGGATATTTAGTTGAATCTAAAACTGTCAAATTAGTATTTTGATTTAAAACAGTTATTTGTGCATTTTTTATATCTCCTATTGAATTATAATCAGATATTGAAAAATACACTTTACATAAGCTATCATCTGCATCCGCAATAAAAGCTGGCATATAAGTTGATAAAACAGGTGGATAAAAATTATTTATAATTGCCATTCCACATCTCTCCTTTTTTCTCTCTTTCTTGTGTTTTAAAAATATTTAAAATAGTTTAAATAATTAAGACCAAAAAAAAGATAGCTTAGTAAGATATCTAAGCTGTTCTTTTTCACATATAAACTACTAAATAAGGTGGCATATTGTTGTGAGCTCCGCTCCCACCAGTGTATTGAGTATAATTTCCATAAGAGGCTGTTACGATAGCTCTATTATAGAATCCAGTATTTCCTTTATATAAAGAATATCCTGTAGCTTCACTAGCAGAATCATACATATATAATCTATGATTGTGAGATGGCATCTCTGATTCTGATAAGGTATGTGTTGCACTACCGCCAGTAGATCCATTTGAATATGAACTACCAGCACCTAATAAGAACCTATTTTGTAATTGTTCTCATGTACCACCAAATAATGATGCAGGACTTGTACTATTAACAGACATATATATACTTCCTACTGGATAAACTTGATTAAGTGTTATTATCTTATTTGATACTTCATCTATTTTGGCATCAAGAGTATTATCTCCTTCTTGTGCTATTGTTCTGTTCTCAGCAATCAACTCTCTAAGAGTATTATCTTCTTCTTCTAATTGATCTTGGAAGACTAATCTTTGAGTTAATGATGAATCAGCTAAATAATTAATTGTATAAGTTCCTAAATAATTTTCTTCATAAATCGTTAGAGAACTGGTTTTATTTGATAGAACTATTGAATCATGTTCTAAATCATATGTTTTTCAATTACTCGAGGTATAATAAATAACTACTGGATTACCACTTTCATATTTTTCTTTTAAGAAAGTTGAAAAATCTTCTTTATTAGTTATAGTATCTGTATAAAATTGAATATATTTGCTGCCGTTTGAATTTATTATTGTGAATTGGTTATTTTCTGATACATTTTTTTCAGAGAATGTAAAATAGTTACATATTCCACTTACAGTATACTCCATAGGATCAAAATCATCAGGATAGATTGTATAAATAGAATCATCATCAGCTTTTTCAATAGTCTCTTCTCCAGTTAAAATTACTTTACCTATTTTCTTAGTTAAAGTGCCATTAATATAAGTGTCATATACATTTCCTATTTTTGCTAATTCAAAATAATCTTGTAAAGGAATCGAACTTCCATCATATATTTCAAAATCTTCAGAATTAATATCTGACGTATCCAATGTATCGTCTTCATTTAAACAAGTTAGATACAAATAGCCATCTTGACTAGCTGTAATTGTTTTTAAATTTAAATCATCTTCATTATATAAATATTCTTTATCAGTTGCAGTTCCTGTTTGTGCCACATTAGTACTATATATACCAACTTCAACTTTTAAACTAAGACTCGTAACTGGATCATATTTAATTGTAAAAGTATCTCCTTCTTTAACTTCTTTCACAAAAGTTGAGACATAATGATTATCTAATGTATTATCATCATCAAAATAACTATCAACATATCCATTAAAGAATGTGCTATTCCCAAAATATTGAGGCACTGACATATTAATTTTATTTGAATTAAGAAATAAAAATCATTTTGAGCGAGGAATCCAAAGTTGATAAGAACTTTTAACTATTTGAAGAGTATATCCTTGTAAAATAGTATCAACACTCGCTCAATAAGAAACTCTTATATATTTAGTATTTTCAGTCGTTGTAAAAGTATACTTATAAGTTGATGTCTTTTTAGATAATTCAATAAAAGTTTTATCTTTGTCATATTCACATACTCTAATTTCATTTAACATAGCATAGGTATTGCTCTTGTCGGGAACTGGATAAGTTATAGTGTAGGTCGTCTCTGGTTCTATTTTAATATATTCTTTTACTAAACAATATTGAGTATTACTAATAGACGTTATTGTTCCATTATCTGCATAATAATATCCTCTTGTTATTATATTTTTAGGATTATAATATTGTTTAAAACCAGTTACAGTTGTTATTGAAGCTGGAGAATCTATTGTTGGAGTTTTTGATGACGTTTTCATATTTCCATCAATCTCTATATCTAAAATCTCACTACTTAAAGGGCTATCAAGCCTTAATCTATAATTAGAAGAACTGTCACCTTGACAAATTGTCTTTGCTGTATTTATTAAACTAGTTTCAGACCAGGTGCCATCTTCTTTTAAAAACTTATTTCTATTATGAGTATATTGCAATGCTTCGTCTTTAGGAATGGTAGCAATCATAAAAAAATAATCATCATAAAAAAAGTCTTCTTCTGAAGAATCTTCCAATTTAGATCCAAACATACTAAATAATATGCTTTTCCCTATCTCATTATTTTTCTCTAAAGTATAGATTATTTGAAATTGCTCTGAACAAATTGAAGTTGATCGATATCCTGCCGCAGCTTTTATTTTAAGATCAAAATCAAGACCAAGCTCAGCAAGATTAGTCTCATCAGATAATCAATAATTATTAAAAATTATATCTTTAAGAGAATCAGATTCATATTGCTCTGGATTTGAAAAATGAACATTTAAAATTTTAGAATTTTCTATTGAATCTCTTAAGGTTATAAAAGTCTCTGGATTAAGAACATTGCCTGGACATAAAAGAAGAGAACAAGAATCTGTTTTATAAGTTTTTGAAGAATCAATAGAAAAATCTATTCTTCCATCTGCATTATTCATTTCATCTAATTTAATCTTATCTTCCGCACTCATTAATCCATCAGAAGTTGTAGTAGCATTAGATATTTTATTAACTTCAATTCTTTTTTTATCAGCGTCAAAATAAAGTTTTCCATCATCAGTTGTGATTATGAATTGCCCATTTTTTATAGGTAAATTATCCAATTTATCACTAGAACCGCTGTATGGTTTAAATATTGCCATTTTTTATTCCTCCTTTATTTTTCGTTATCATTAGATAATGTAGATACTTTAGGTAATCTGCGGATATCCTCCATTAAATCTTCTGCAAAGCTATTACCTTCTTCTTCTTTATAATATTTAAAACGTCTCTCTAGGACATCTAAACTATAGTCATCTATATAACCTTTTTGATAACAAAAATAATGATGCTTTTCTGTTATAAAAGCTTTTATATCTTCTTTATCAGAACCCTTTAATATTTCTATTGTTGAAGACATATCTTGTAATTGTTTAGTCATTTCTTCTTGATTTGTTAAAATTTGACTAATTTGTTGTTCTATTGAAACCCTTCCCTTTTCTTCTTTAGATTTCTTTTTATAATTTTGAGAAATTTTATCTTTAACTCAATCTAAATATGTTACAACGCCTTTTGCGGCAATAGCCAATATTACTATAAAAATAAGGATTTCTGATAAATCATATCTTGTTAGTAATTCTTCCATATTATATTACCTCCTTCTTCTCTGTTTATATAAAAAATCTTTTAAATAATTTAAATAGGTAAGCCCAAAATAAAAGATAATTTAATAAAAATTATCTTTTATAAAATACTCTTTTTCCATTAAAATAAACTTCTGTTAATTCATTATTGTTGAAATATACATTTCCTAATTTAGTATTGTTAAAATATATTATTGGATATCTTGAAAAGTATCCTGTTATTGGATTAGCAAACATGATATTTTGTCCAGTATAATAAGTATGTTCAATTACCCCTTTTAGTGAGTTACAATTATAGAATAATAGTATATTATTATAGTCTATAGGAACATGTTTTAATGATCAATTATCTTCACAAAATATATATTCTAATTTACTACAACCGTTAAACATCATATAAAAATTAGTTACATTAGAAACATCAAAACTATTTAAATCTAATTCAGTTAAAGAGGAGCAACCACTGAACATCTTTTTCATATTTGTAATATTTGAAGTATCAAAGTCACTTAAATCTAAAGAAGTTAGACTAGAGCAAGAAGCAAATAAGCTATCCGCACTTCCATATCCCAATCCAGATAACACACTAGTAGTTAAAGTACTTTTATTTTCACTAATTCAACTTGCTAATGAAGAACAATTATCTTCACCTGAAAAACTGACTGTTCCAGAAGTATCATCACTTAAAGTATAATCAAAAGTTATAGTTGGTGAAGTAAAGTAACCAGCTGAGGGATTAGCATAGCTAATATCAGTTTTAGATTCATCATACTCAATTGCACCTTTTAAGGAAGAACAGTAACCGAACATCTTATCACTATCTATAGTTTGTTCAGATGAAGATCAATCTTTGTTACAATATATTGTTTTTAGATTTTTATTATTTGCAAACATCCTATCCATATCTGTTACATTAGAGGTATCAAAATTACTTAAATCTAAAGAGGCTAACTCGCTACACCAACTAAACATATAGCTTATATTAGTAACATTTGATGTATCAAAATTACTTAAATCTAGAGAAGCCAAAGATCTACAACTACCAAACATATTATCCATATTGGTAACATTAGAAGTATTAAAACTCCTTAAATCTAGAGAAGATAATTTACGACAAGTCATAAACATAGAATTCATATTAATTACGTTAGAAGTATCGAAATTGCCTAAATCTAAAGAAGTTAACTTACTACAACCCTCAAACATAAATGACATGTCTGTTACTCCCCTTGTATCAAAATTACTTAAATCTAATTCAGTAAGTGATGAACAACCAGAGAACATATAACTCATATCTGTAATTTCTTCTGTTGGAATATAAGGACTTCATTTTATGGTAGTTAAACTACTACAACCATAAAACATTCTTTTTGTACTTATTAAAGTACCCATTCGTTCAGTTGTTGCTACCCCTGTACTTGAAACATTAGGATTCTTACTATCTGCAGCCGGTGATGATGATGAAACATCCTTAAATCTTTGAATATTAAGATCAATATATAATTTTACTGTTGTCATTAAATATTTCTCCCATCTCCTATAATTAAATCGCTTAAATCTACTTCAGTTAAAGAAGTGCATCCTTCGAACAAAGATTCTGCATTTTCTCATGTTGATCATAGTGTCCCACTTATTTTTGCAGTTAATAAGTTTTTTACTCCAATAGTATCTGTAATAAATTCTCTTAAATCGTCAAAAGAATTGTTAAAAGAGTCTTCAGAACTTTGTGAAGTACCAAATTTTTCATTCCCTGATTCATAGCCTTCCTTTTTTGAAGTATATATAAATTCATAAGATGTAGAATACTTAAATCTTTGAATATTAAGATCGACGTATAATTTTATCACTATGCGTCACTCCCATCATTAGTTATATATAAAGTAGTCCCAGCCAATCTAACTTTTAAACCTCCCACTGTAGAAGTATCTGCATTAGGTGTTGAAGTAAGAGCATTTTCTAATTTAATTTTATCTTCTGAGCTCATTAATCCATCAGAGGTCTCAGTAGCATTAGTTAATTTGTTTATTTCAATTCTATCTTGATTATCATCAAAATAAATTTTCCCATTATCAGTTGTAATTATAAATTGTCCATCTTTGATAGGTAAATTATCCAATTTATCACTAGAACCGCTGTATGGTTTAAATATTGCCATTTAATATCTCTCCTTTATTTTAAATAAAAAGAGGGCGTATTTCTACGCCCTTTCATTTTTATTATTATTCTATTGTTCCCCAAGTTAATGCGCTATCAGTGTATGCTTTTGCACTAGTTAATGCATCATCAGCAGCACCGCTAGCATCATAATTACTTGCTAAACCATCTGCATATTCTTTTGCATTAGTCTCAGCTGTGCTTGCACTACCAGCAGCATCAAAATCGCCAGCTGTAGCATAAGCCGCACTACCTAATCCTTTAACTGCTACATCAGTACCATCAACAGAAATAGTTCCATTAGTAGAACCAGTTTCAACAGATTGAACAGCTGTATCTGCTAAAGCTCCTTGCTCTGCAGTTGCATAGTTATTTGCTAAACTATTAGCATAAGCTTTTGCGCTTTCAGCAACGTTATCTGCATATTTCTTAGCACCAGCTATAGTTGCGCTATCTTTAGTATCAGTAGTAGAACCTTCTAATGCAGTTTTAACTTCACTAGCTGCTCCAGCTTTATCATAAGCTGTACTATCAGTATAAGCGGCAGATCCTAGACCATTAACTTCAACATCTGAACCAGATACTGAGATTGTACCCTTTTCAGAACCAGTTTTAATATCACTAGATTGTAAAGCACTATCAGCTTTATTTAAACTAGTTTTAATAGCATCTGCTAATTGATCTTTACCGATTGAACCATTTATAACATTTGCAGTTACTTTATGATCTGCATCAATAGCAACATGGACAGTTGAAGTATCTTCTCCTGCAGTTACATATTCAATTAAATCAGATACATTAATATAAACTTTATCATTTGTTGCATTAGCTAAAGTTAATACTAAGTAAGTTCCTGTATGATTACTATCTGGGTTAGTTTTTACTTCACCGCTTGATACTACCATATCTTTAGGAATATTAATAGTTGTGCTTAATCCAGTTGCTTGTTGAGCGATAGTGTATGCTTTTGCATATCCTTCTGGAGTACTTTCAGTTACTGTTACAGTATAGTCAGTTCCAGCAGGTACATTAACATATAATCCATCTTCTTTTAATTCTAAATTGTTATTAGCTTCTTTAGAAATATTAGCTTTGATAGTTTTTGCAGTAGTAGTTCCACTTACGTCGATTGATTTATCTCCTGCGGCAATACTATTTACAACTTCTTTTTTAGCAGTTTCGATAGCTGAATCTATCATATTTGAGATTGAGTTATCTCCAGATCCAACTAATGTTTGTAATTGAGTATATAATGCTTCGTTACCTTTAGTTGAATCATTAACTAAATTAACGGCTGAAACAACTTCATCTTCAGTAGTTAATTCTTTTGAACCTAAATATAATTTCTTTCCATCAATATAATAGAAAGTATCTTCATTAGGTGTCATTGCTGCATATTGACTTGCAGACCCTTTAATAAATTTTACATTCGCCATATTGTGTCTTTTTTCCTTTCTTACGAATCTTTGTTGTTATTCTTCTATATTTTCCCAATGAAGATCTGCACTTCCGTCATTCATTAGTAAATAAGAAGATGTTTTTGTATCATAACGATACATATCAGTTCCATCTACATATAATGCAAATGGGTTCCCTATTTCAGGGAAATCTTGTTTGTCTAAGAAAATTAAATTTGACTCAGACCCTACCTGTAGTTGAGTTCATCTACCATCGAAGTAACTCCATATTATTGCAGTCTCTTTGACATAATAGAAACCTTCAACTGGAGATTTTAAATTTCTTCTTGTTTCTTCATCTACTACAACTATAATAGATACGTATGGAGTTCTTTTATCTGTATCTAAATAAATGACTCTTTCATCTTGAGAGAAAATTAGTTGTCCAGATACTATTTCAATATCAGATAATTTATCTTTTGTAGTTGCAATAAATTTTATTTTACTTTTATCTGCCATTTTTAAAATCCCCTTTCTAAATAATTTCTAATGTGTATGAATCTTCAACATTTTCAATAACAGATTGGATAATTTCTTCTTTATCTCCATCTGTAAAATAGTCTATTCCTTTTTTAGGAATATATGAAGGAACAATACCAGCATCAATAACCTCTCCATTAGACATAGTGCAAATTAAATGTTGGTTTTCATCAATTATTACTTGTTCAATAGAAATTCCATCTTCTGGAGTTGGAAAATTCATTGAAATTATTTGTCCATCATTGGTTTTGATTTTTAGAGTTGTATTTTCGACTTCTAGACTAGAAATTCCAGATACGGCTGCTTCAGCAATTTTTTTACAAAGACTATAAGTTATAACATCCATATTATTATATCCTTCCTATTGTATTTAAATTACTTTTATTGAGCAATCCACTTATATTGAGAATTTAGGATATAGACTGTACCTGTAGCAATTACATATGCCACACTACCTGGACATAGTGTTTTCGTGTCAATAGTAGATAATTCATCTTCAGTATCAAGATAAATTTCTTTGTAATTATAATCTACTCTGCTGCCTTGTTTTACTGTATAAGTCATATATAAACTCCTCCTTCTAAAACTATATCAAAAATTGCGGCAGATACTTTATATATCTCTATCCAATTTTTAATAAAGATTTTTAATTATAACTGTGCGGCGTTCGCTATCCGATCTTTAACCGACAACCGCGCAGTTATTAAGCTATCTTCTTTACTTGAAGATATGTATACATTTCTCCACCTCGAATACTACATCAAGTACTATCTGGGCAAAGAACTGCTAATTTTATGACATCATCCTTTGAAACTTTGATTATTTTTGGAGGACATGCTACTGCTATCATATCTCCTGCACAAACTGTATAAAAAGCAGAAACAGCTTCATCATTGCGCATTATATATGCGAAGAATGATTCTCCTTGATTAAAACCAATTCCCTGTAAAAGACCAGAGCATTCAATAGTACTAACATCACTTCCAATTACTATTCCTGAATTCGATAATTTAAAATCGTCACCATTTTTTAAAACTTCAGTATCCATAGGAATAATGTCTGCTGAATCTGTCGATTGAGGACTAATACCGCTACTAGAAGTAGCTATCATATAGCTTGGGTCATTACTACCAGTTAAGTCTGAACTAGTAATATACCCACTATCATTTGTTAATTCACTTGTTTTAGTTGGAACTGTGATATTAGCAGTAACACTACCAGATCCATTGAATGTTTTAACATTCGTTCCATTTTTTTGAATAGTTAGAGTACCTGCCGTTTCAGATGCTTTTATTGCTGTTCCTTCAAGGTCTCCCGTTAATTTACCATCAGTTCTAAAATAATAATTTGTTCCATTGTAATAAACAAAATATGTACCAGCTGGTAGCGTATAATTGGAACTTGATGAAGCTGATCCATTTATATAAATAGGCTTTGCACCTTTTCCATTAATATTTAAAGTTAATGCACTTGCTGAAGTATTAGCCGTAGTTAATAACACTTGTAGATGAGATTTAGACAATAAAGAATAATTTGTACACATACCTATTTTTGCGGCAGTTGCTGCAGCTGTATTACAATATACAGAAGGTATAATGTTAGTATCTCTATCATATCCATCAGATATTCATACCCAATAAGTACCATCATATACGTATATAGAAGTCCTATCTGCTAATCCGCAATATTGACTACCATTTCCTGTATAAACACTTGTATTTGCATAAATACTCTTAGCGCCAGTATTCCCTACATTTAGAGTACACGATGATGCTGTATTTGAGACCGTGAATCTTATAATAGCTATTGCACCTTTTTGAAGTGTAAAATTACTATTCCCATCAATAGTTGCTACTTTCGCCGATGTTCCTGCCGCTGTGCTACATGTGCAATATGCTATATTAGTATAATCTAATTTTGATTTATCAGTTGAAGCCATAAAACCGGCTGTTGATTCAGTTGCACTAGAATGTGAATGAGTTGAAGCAGCTTTTTCTGTGTTTAGTGTGTTATAAGCGTTATAAAGAGCATTTTGAGATGCTCCTAGACCATTAGCTGCAGCTCCGCTTGATACTGAAGAAGTATATGTGTCACTTAATTTAATATGACCATAATTACTAGCAGTACCAATACCATAAGTTGTAGCAGATGAAGCATGGGAAATTGGTGCATAACTATGAGTGTGCGAAGTCGCAGCCGCTCCTATTTCATCTAATGTCCAAGAGACATTCTCAGAACCATCAAAAGTTTTTCCTGTACTACCTATTGTAACAGTTCTCGCTGTTGCTAATTTAGTTGCAGTAGCTGATTTTCCGCTAGAGGTAATGTATCCGCTATCATTAGTAAATGAAGATAGCTCAGTTGGAGTCCCACTTAAATCTGAATATTTTCCAGTCTTAGCAACAGTAGCTAAATCTCCATTTTTAACATAGTCAGATAAATCAACTTTAGTTGTCCCAATTAATTCTCATTTTCCAGAAACATAGATATATTCATCATAAATATTATTTGTTTCTTCCGTTTCTTTAGGTAATAAATAAAAAGTTGATGCACTAATATCTGATGTAGGTAAATTATCAACTACTTGAATATCCAATGAGGAAATTCCATTTACCATATTATTAATTTCGCTTTTTGTATACACATTTGTTTTTGTGTAATAATTAGTTAAGTTATCAACAGTAGAAGTTATGAAACTACTATCGTTACTTAATTCAGATACCTTTGTAGGTACTGTGACATTTGCGGTGATATCTTCTGAACCATTAAATGTTTTAATATTTGAACCATTCTTTTGAATAGTTAACGTTCCAGAAGTCTTTTTAGCGGTTGCCGCAGTTCCGCTTGTTGTGATGTATCCGCTATCATTATTGAAGCTAGATACGTTTGTAGGTTTTCCAGATAAATCGTCATATTTACCAGTTTTTGCTACAGTAGCTAAATCCGCATCATTCGCTTTATTTGCAATAGTATCAGCATAATTATCATATGTAGATACTTTAGTTGCGGTAATGCCACTATTTGTTGCAGCTATTTGGTTAGTTGATAAAGCACTCTGTTTATTATTCCAGTTAGTAATATCATTTTCTGAAATAGCTTTTACATGTGATGGTACAGTGGGATCAGTCTCTATACCGGTCTTAACTCTTGTATTTCCGTTGTCAAAATAAATCTGGGCAGAATCAGTTGTAATAATAAATTGGCCATCTTTTATAGGTAAATCATTTAGTTTGTTACTAGAAACCCTATAAGGTTTAAACATTGCCATTTTATATTCTTCCTTTCTCTAAATCTATATCAAATCAGGTTCAGATGTCTTTTCTAGACTTGCCCAAAAAAAAGAATGCGGGAATCCGCATTTATCTTTTCTTAACTAACTCTTTACGATATTCGTTGCCAATTTCAACATCAATATCATCGCATAGCTCTTGTAAATCGTCTCTAAGTTGTTTTAACATTTGTATCTTATCTTCTATCAAATAAACTTCATCAATATTCACTTGATAAGACTTATAAACTTCTGGTGTTACTTCTTGAGTTATACCATCTTCTTTTATTTCTGTTTTTTGATACATGCTGTCTTTTATAATTGCTTGCATTCTAATTACCCTTTTCTATCGCGGGAAGCCGGTATCCGATCTTTTCCCAAGATCTAAGATCTCTAATCGGCAGCCGCGCCTAAGCTTCTCCTCATTCCATTAATTCTTTAACTTCTTCAGCAGTATAATAATCTTTAGCGTCTTCTAAATCACTAACTTTGCTAGGTATTTCCGCCTTAGTGCAGTATTCTTCCGCATCATCTAAATCAGTAACCTTACTAGGAATAGTAGGAGTATTTATTAATTCATTATAATCTGTAGTTCCAGCAGGACCTTTAATATTTTTAGTTTCTGGATTTGGTCTATCTTGATCATTAGTCCAACTAATATTACCTTCATCATCTACATTAGGAATAAAAGTTGCGCCATCTGCGCCAAGGTTTTGAACCATTGCCCCACCATTAATTGCGATAGTTGGTGCTATTTCCGCATTTGTAGAATTATTAGGGGATAATGAACCAGATAAATTATTTTTTGTATTAAGAGATGCCATTATTAATCAATACCTCCTGGATATAGATAAAATATTTTAGCTCCTGTTAATTCATCATAACAGAAAGGAGTTTGGTCTCCATTTAATTTTATTTCATACCAATAAGTTATTACTTCATTTGAAGGATCTCCTAATGTAGTATCCGCAGAAAGTAATTCAATTGAGACTGAATCTGAAGCTTCTTTTACATTAAATTCTTTTTTTAATACAGGTGAATTATCTAATCCTTCTTCTTCATATATTTTAAATTCAATAGTATCTCCTGCTTTAAAAGTATAATCATCTAATGTTAAATCAAAGCTACCTCTATCTCCGCGAGTAACATAAAAAGTGCTATTTTTTAATTTAAACATATCACATTTCCTCCAATCTATTTATTATTAAAAAGTTGGGCAGACTTATTAATATTATCTGCCCTACTCTATTTCTTCAGTAGATTTTTCTTCTGTTTCTCCACGAAGTATTCTAATTTGAACTCTATAACTCTCTCTTAAATTTTTCCAAGATTCATATTCTTCGTCTGTATAATATCCTTCAATATATTTTAAAGTATGATAATCAGATTCTGCTAATAAATTTTGATAGTATTTAATTTGTTCTTGTTTTTCTTCTTCTTGTTTTTGCTTTTCTATTTCCGCAAGTTCTTCTGCAGAATATTCATACAATCCTAATTCTTTAAGTTCATCATCAGTATAAGGGACATAAATATTAACTGTTTCAGTTTCTTCATGTGCAGGAGAATATTCAACTTTAGGGGTATCTATTACCCATTCAACATCTTTTCCGCCATTTTGATATTCCGCAATAACTTCATAATGTCCTACTTCTTCTACTGCTTGAACTTCTTCTTTAAAAATCGTTTTTTGTGTTTCAACTAAATGACCTTTATTTAAATCTAACTCTTCCTCTTTTAATTCTTGAGTAAGATCTTCGTTATATATTTTCATATTTTATTCCTCCTTTATGCTGTTCTTTTCCAAACATACATTGTGTAATATGGTGGCTCAATGCTGTGCGTATGACTTCCTAATCCATGTCTATGACCTTCTGAAGCATTCTTAGCTTCATTATTACTAATCGAAACACCAACAGATCCTTCAATACTAACTTTATCTGGCTTATGAGAATAACTTGAAGTTGAGAAACCATTTCCCCAAGTGTCTGAATATGCGTTTTGTGTAACACTAGTATTAGTTCCTGCTGCCACACTTTGGGTATTTGATGTAGTGCCATGTCTAATATAGAAATTCGCCTCAAAAGACCCTGATGCGCCATGGTTATGCGCAGGTAAGCCAGATTGAGCGGCTGACAATGTTGTATAGTCAGTATTTCCTGATGCGGCTCCAGATGTTGAACTACCACCAGTTGTGCCACCAGATGTTCCAGCATATAAATAATATCCGCTAATTTGAGTTCAAGATCCTCCAAACATACTAGCTGGGCTAGTACTCTCTACGGACATATATATACTTCCAACTGGATATGCCATTAACGCTCCCCCATCAGTAGATGTAACAGTTGCAGTAGGTTCTGTCGTTTCAGGTATATTATTATTATCAAAATATGTAATTGGATAATAATTATTAGTAAATCCACCATCTATATCTGTATGATATAATTCATAAAAAGACAATCTTCCTCATTGTCTTTGACTTCTTTTAACATACATTGTTCAAGTCATTCCGGTAATTGAAATTCTTATCATATCTCTAGTTATATAAGTACAATCGCGTCTTGCTAATCATGAACAAGACCAACAACTAACGGTCGTATTGTGACATCTCATAACTATTTCAAGAATGCCAGTACCGCCAATACCAGATGGGTGATTTTCTTTAACTAGATAAACTAAAGATATATTGCCATATCCCCCCATAGTAGACTCAGCCACTTTATATCATCCCGCAGTATCAGCTGTATCTGAACCTACATTAGCAACATTTTGATAATGAAATTGTCCACCTGGAACATATAATCCTTTACCTGTAGGATAGCTATTAATACCTACACCTTCAGTTGAGGTATCAAGGAAAACAATAGGTTGTCCAATTGATACTGTAGCAGAAACAGCTTTACTTTCATTACCAATAGCATCTACAACTTTTAAGTAATAAGTTTGAGATTTATCTATATCAAGAGTAGTTTCAACAGTACGAGTGCTACTATCAAGCTCAGTTCATTCTCCATCAGATCCAACTTTCCAATAATATGCGGAAATACTATTATAATTATCTAAAGAAGTATAACTTGCATTGCCAGTAATCTTAACTTCCTCTCCATAGCCATCAGTACGTACAGCACTAATTATAGCCGTAGGACTCGAATAACCTATACAAGAAATAGTAACTGTTGCAGTTGCAGTAAAACCACGACTATCTTTTACGGTTATTGTTCCCGCAGTTGATGTTGTATAACTAAAAGTCATATCACTTTGGAAAGATGTCTCTGTTGATGTGACACTTTGACTTTTACCTCCAAAAGTAAAAGTTGTACTTGAAATTGTAGCTCCTTGAGAAGGGGTTCCAATATCTCCGCTACTATAAATTTTTAAATAGCTATAACCTTGAACTAATTTTTTTAATCCGCTTAATATATCTTTATTATGATAGATATTGTATTTAAAATTAGAAGATGTTATTTTTGGACCTGCATAAGATGAACTACCATAAACTGTTGCGGTTCCTGAAGCATTTAATCCTGTTGCGGTTGCTGTATACGTGATGCTTTTGCTAGATGCTGTAGTCATTTGAGCATAACCGCTTGAGCTACTAAAGCTTAAAGTTGCACTTGTTCCTGTCGTAGTTCCGCTAGCAGAGTAATTCCCAAAAGTAAATTTGTAAGTGATAGATCTGCTTAATGGGTTATAAAATTTAAAAGTTAATGTTTTAGTCGCGGCATCCATGGTAAAGTTACCTGGCCACGAATTTACATATGGATATGAATAAGTAGTACAGCTCGAAGTGCTCGAATCTGTAGTTAATTGACTTGCTGTACTTCTTACTCTTATTTTACAATTATAACTGGTTCCCGCACTTAGTCCAGAGGATATTGTATACACTCCTGATGTAGTATTATTAACAGACCCTCTTGCTGTCCATGAGGCTCCATTGTCTAATGAATACCATAAATAATCAATAGGACCAGAAACTTCCCAGTTAATTGTTATACCAAGTTCTCCATTTGCAGTTGTTGTAAAACTATTAATAGTGACATAACTAGCGACTGTAACTGTTGCACTTCCGCTTGAAGTTTTTCCTGACAATGTGGTATTACTAGGTCCAGTAATACTACCTGAGACAGTGACATTGCTAGTACAAGTAGCGGAAGCTGAAGCCATTAAGACCCAGTCTTGCGCTACATATATCTGAGTAGATGAATTAATATTAACTTGAGTACTTCCTATTTTAACATACCCGCTCCATTTACCACTTGTTGTACCAGTTGTTGTACTTTTTTTCTTAGCATATAATTTTGCGGTTACCGTAGTTCCGCTAACTGTTCAATCAATTTTTCCTTCCAAATTACCACTTGTTGAAAGTGTTATCGTTCCACTTGTTGCCATTTAATCCTTTTTCCTCCTAACCTTTATGAACAAAAGCAATACCATTATGAGATCCTGATACTGCTTTAATTTCAACATTACCAATTACAAAAGAAGTAGATGCTGAACCTTTATCCATTGCAAATGTATCATCTTGAACTTCATAAATCGTTTTTTCGTTTCCTTCTACATCTCTTCTATAACCTTTGATTCCTTCTTCTCTTGTTATTTCTGTATGACAGAAGCCTTGTTCATTATAGAATTTTGTTCCTATTGGAACTGTTATCGTTTCTTTAAAAATTCTTTCTCCAGTTTTTTCATCATACGCATAGACATCTACGTCCGTATCCTCTGGAGCTATAGATACCATTATAATATCATTTCTATCTCTTAATATAAAAGTACCTGTATTTTGAGTATCTTCATAGTTTGCACCTATTACAATGCTATTGTTTGTTAATAAATCTGTTTGTAAATGTTGTGCAGTAATGTATTGTCCTGCGATAGTCCCTCCAATACTCCATGCTGTAGTATCTTTACCATTAACTCTAAATGAAATACCATTGGCATTAATAACCATTTGTTGAGTATTATCATTATTTTTAACAACTATCTCGCCACCATTCATTGTGACAGTACCTTCTCCGCTTGTGAATCCACTTACTAAGTCACTTATATCATTTAATGCTGTATTTAAATCAGTAGTGGCTCCTCAATTAGTGTCTATATAAGGAGTACTATATACGGTATCTGTAACTCCTTCATAAATAGTTGCAGTTCTTACTCATAATGTATACTCAATAGTAGATTTTGAATCCCATTCAGGTTGTTTATTAGCCCATCTAGAGTCATTTTCCGCAGGCTCCTCTTTACTAGTAGTTTTTAAAAATTGATTATATACTATTTTAACCTTTGGAATTCCTATCCAAGCTGGAGTTACATAAGATGTATCTGCGCCAGATATAACTTTAGTAGTTTGCCATAAAAAGCCTGAAGATTGAATATTAGTAGATTCTTGCCAATTTACTGTTATATTTCCTACATCACTGTTGCTATTGTCAGGTAATAAAGGAATAGAAAATAGCGAATCAGTATAACAATATAAATTTTGAATTGTTGTTTTTAAATCGTCACTAGCTGGACTCCAGTCAGTAGTCATATTTCCTCTTTCAACTTTTATATTGTATATCTTAGCTTTCCAATAAGAAGCTTCTTCTTCACAATTTGGTTGAATAAATAAGTTTAATTCATCTTCATTTATGCTTGATTTTCTGTTTTCAGTATCATGATAAGTAAATATAAATATAACATTATGAATATCTATTCCGTCATTTAATTCTACAGGAGTGTTGTAATCAAAATACTCTTCTCCATCTACTGAATATTTAATCAATTCATAAAAATCTTCTGAAGCTTGTCCTCCTATTGTGATAATATTACCATCTAAAACTTCAAGTTTATAAGATAAAGAATATTGAGAGCCATCTTCAAATATATCATTATTTATTTCTAACCCTTCATTTTTTTCTGCTCCCCAAGAAGTCTCTGTAAAAATGAAATTTTCAAGTCTATGAGTACCTTTTTGATATGTTATTGAGCAGTTGATATCTGAACCTTCTTTATCAAAAGAAATATTATTAAATCCTTCGTATGGAATAGTAGTTCCCGCAGTTAATTGAATCTTTTGTTCTTCATCTAATATATAATATAATACAATAGGATTCCCTAATGCATACTTTTCCATTACAAGTTGTTTAAATTTATCTACATCTTCTGAACCATTATTATAATTAATACATAAAGAAGTATCATCAAATTTAATATCTTGATCAGTAAAATAATTACATATTATTTTAGTTCCTGATTTTTCTTCTATTTCTAATTCTTTCTTTGTTACTTTATATTCGTCAGAATCAAGAGTTCAATTCTCAAATCCATATAAAATAGTTTTACCTATTCTTTGAGTTAATATACCAGAAGTAACATCATATTCATCATAAACATCATCTATTTTACATAATTCATAACTATCTATCAAATAATCATTATCTTTAGTTAAATCAATAGAGAAATCTTTTCTTTCTCCTTGTTTATTAGTAAAAATTTGGAATAAAGATGTTTTTGTTGCGGAAATGCTTGAATGCTCTTCAACTCCCTTTATTAAATATAAACCTGTAAAAGAAATAGTTGTTTCCGCAGTCGTACACTTAAAACCTAAAGTTGTAGTATTAGTTGAATCTCCTCTTACTTGTGTAGACAAAGTATAAACTTGATTCGCGGAAATAGTAAATACTAAATTTGTTTCACCATCTGCACCGCTAGTAATTTCTATTGTAGTATCTTTATCTGAAATTACATTAAAACCTAAAGTATAAGTATCTGTTTGATTTATTAAAGAAGGTTTCCAATCAAAGGTTGCCCCTCCCATAGTTTCACTATCTGTTTTAAATTTTAAAGAATCATCAGATAGATAAAGAGAATTTTCTACAATATTCTTTTTTTCTGTTTCCGCAGCTTCTGATAGACTAATTAAATTTGTAATACCTTTTACATTTTTAACTTCTTGCGGAGTGTCAAATGTGATTCCACTCTCTTGCTCTGTATTTCCATAAAGCACATTTTGAATAAGAGCTACACTATCCATATCTTGAACTTCTGTTGTTTCTTTCAAATTAATATTTTTTTCACTATCTAATGAACTATCTATTTCACTAACTGATAATAAATTTATCCCGCCAATAGAAATATCTCCGCTACTAACTAAAATAGGAATAGATTGAAAATCTAGTGCTTTTTCTGGGTTAACCTCTTGTCCTGTTAATCCTAAATAAGCTCTTATAATTTTCATTTTTGCGGTAGGCGTTACTTCACAATAACTTTCATTAATTTTGCTTTCATATAGAACTTTCCATTCTTCGCCATCTTCGGTATATTCTACTAACCATCTACCTAGATACTCTTCTCCATTGCTATCTGCAGAAGTAAGAGTATAAGCTCCGAAAGATAATTTATTAGGGGTTAATATATTATCTGATTTAATAATACTTGCGGCAGATGGCATAATGTAATAACTAGCTGCAGCGTACGTCTTAGCTAGAGTATATCTTGCATAGCCGATGGTTTCCGCATCTCTAGTAATTACAAAATCTACAAACCCATTACTTGCTACTAATTCAGTTACTTGATAAACATAACATTGATTTTCTTCATCTTTTTTAAATGTTCCTATTACTCCAGAAACAACTGGGCTAATACCAATTTCATCTAATAAAGTAAGATTTGTAGTACCTTGATATACTTGAATTGTAGTATTTGCAGAATCATAATTTGAAACATGTCCATTACTATCTGCTTGTAAAATTTGAGCTTCATTTGATACTAATATTGAATATCCACTATAACCAGTATCTCCTTTTGCTCCTGAAATACAAGTAGCTGCGCTTTCTTGGACATCTCCATTCAAATATGTAGTAACAGTTTTTTGCCACATATATTTTCCATCAGTTCATTCAGGAGCTAGCATTGACCATCCATCAGTAGGCTCTTCAGTTTCACTATTTGATAATGCATAAAAAACTTTTACACTCTTAACTGCATTATCATTTATTTCATTCAAATCATTTACTGTTGCATATCCTATTGCTGATACATTTCCATCTTTATCTACTCTAAATTTGCCAGAGCCAAAAGTAATATGAGGATCTGTTAAGTCTATTTCTAAACCAGAACCGCTTTCAACTATATTTCCTTCTTCATCAAGAGTAGGAGCAACATAGTCTCCAGATCTTAATACTGCGGTATCATCTGTTGGATCTAAAATAATTTGTCCTTTACCAGCTTTACCAAATTTAGCTGAACCATCTTCTGCATTTAATGCGATAGTTCTTTCACCTTCGTTATATCCAAATAAACCATATTCTGCATTGGATTTACCTGCTTCTTGAACTTGACCCATGAATACACCAGTAAAGCTATTATCATCATTTTTCTTTCCTGCTCCAACTTGCGGTGCTAGTATGAATCCGCCATCTTCATCTATTTGGATATGGTTTCCATCCCAACCATTCATTGCGGAATTGCCATATTTATTTAGATATAAATGAATTGGAATATGAATATTTAATAATTCATCTCCGCCTCTAGTTATTGAACAATAAACTGCATTATTTACTGAATAACCATTAAAAACATCAATAGGTTTATAATTTTTCTCATTTACTTTTAATGAGTTAGTATAATCACGTTTTTCAATTAAATTTTCTTGAACATCCCATTCTGAATTATAAACTTGACCTTTAACAGACCAATTATAATCAACTTGATATTGCGGTAACACTGTTGTACTAATATCTTCTGCTATACCATCAATAGTTTGAGTTATTTTTAATCTAAATGGATTTGCGCTATCGTATGCAGGCGTTTGTCCATCCGTTGTATACATAGCATATCTGAATCCTGTGTTCTTTTCCAATGATGCCGTATAAGCTGCTTCCGCACTATTCTTAACTCTAACTAAAATAATAGGCATCGTCGCATAATAATCAACATCATCATAAGTTAAAGTACATTTAAGAATATTTGCTGGATAATCTATCTCAGTGCTATCAAAAGTAATCTTTCCAGTGGAAGCATCAACTTCAAAGTTAGAATAGTCGCATAAATTTCTTGTATACGTATTGGCTAGCATTTCCCAATTTATTTTTACTTTTTTATCTTCTGTTGAGTTTCCTGAAGTCGTTCCATCGAATATTTGAACTCCATCATGCCATAATTCAGCCTTAAACCAGATGTCTGAACTTCTTGGTGTAAAATTCAAAGTTGGATTATCCGATCCTTCGACACTATTTTCATCATAAGTTACAGTTGGATAACTATTAACTTCATTAATTGAATTTGGTGCTATTCTACAAACAAAATTAGTACCATTAGCTCCACTTTCGCCTTCTTTAATAAACAATAGGTCAGTATATGCGGAAATAATTTTATCTTTATAAGTTACTGTTAATTGAATTGTATTTCTAGTGCTTGCCGCATTATATTGGTTAGCAATAGTGAAGTATAGTTGTCTATACTCAGTATAAGTTGCGGTTTCATCTATTTCATTTGTAGATATTGGATTTCCATGAACTGCGGAAATAGTTATTAAACTATCATCAGTTGGAACAGTCCAATAAATATCTTTAGCTTTAATTGCATTTTCACTTATTTCTTGTCCTTGATCATCATATAATGTAAAAGATAGAGGATATAGTTCTTGCGGATTCTCTAGTGATTTACTGGTTGGCGCAATACCTTTTTCATTATACTTAAATACTTGATTTCCGCCATTAATAACTAAAGTATAAGCCTTTTTGTCTGTATTTAAGTCATTTACTATTGTAATACTTGACTTACCAATATATTCATCATTTCTATAAACTAAACAAGTATAAGTACTAAAATTTGTAATTGTATTTAATTTTAAATTATAAATCTTATTTCCTTCTACTCTCATTACTGTTTTATATTGAGAAATTGTATAAGCTAATTCACTTAATTTAGTTTGATTAGCTTCTGTATTTAAAACTATTCCGCTAGCTATTTCCGCAGATAATTCAGTATATTCTTTAACTGCATTATTATATTCAGTATTTCTAGTTGAAGTTTCTTCTAAGACAGAAAAAATATTGTTATTATCTGTGACTCCTCAATTAAATTCCCATTTAACATCATCTATATTATTAGGAGTCCCATTATTAACTAAACAAGTTAAAGTTGGATGACCTACATCATAAGAGAAATAGATCCCGCTATCTGAAACAATAGATATATCAAAAGTAGAAGAATAATTATAAATAGTTACATTCTTAGATAATACAAGACTATCATTGTAAACGCATACACATTTATAAGTATTTTCTTTACCTTTATTATCGTCTTTCTTTATTACATAAGTTGAGTCTGCGGCAATCCATTCTATTACTTCATCATCTATAATATTATAATCGTTTAAACATTCCCAGCCTAAGCCGCCATATCTATTATATTTTAAACTTGATGTATTAATTTTATTATTTTCTTTAAACCAATAATATTTAGTAAGACCAATACTATCATCTATAACATCATTATTTATTCTAGTTTGGGCTTGAATTTTTCTAGTTGCGGAAATAGTATCATTATCATCAAAATAAATACCTTGAGGAGTAATTAATGTTAATGCATTACCTGCAATCTCCTCATCAGAAAGAGCCTCTGCCGCTTCTAATATAATATCTCTAAAGAAAATATCTTTTTCAGTTATATTTTCATCACTATTAGGGAAGTTATAACCATAAGCATAAATTTTACTAATTTCTTTAAAATTCTCTCCATCAATTTCAAATACCACTTTTTGCTCTGTGAAGTTTGAAAAATTATATGGATTTCCTTTCATTTGATTAATATTTACTAAATAAGTTCTTAAAACGTCCTCTCCTGTGTTATTATCAGAAAAAATTAAGTCAAAAGCTAAACCATAATCTCCTTTATATTGTTGCTCTTGTTTTAAATTAGTTTTAAAACTAGCTCCGCAAATTAAATAATCAGATTGTTGTAAATATGCGGCAACCGCAAACTCGTTTATATTAATTAGTGCATTTTCTTTATCTTGTTGATCAAATAAAACTATGGCATCTCCACCTGGAGTATAAGAACATAAACCAAACTCCGCATCTGATGTAATAGTATTATTTCCAATTACTTCATATCCATCTGAACTTTCAATAATATTAACATAATCAATACCTAATTTATCAACAGTACCAATAATTGTTTTTGTCTGTGACATGTCATTTCCAGGTACAAGAACGTAAACCGACGTTCCCGCAGTATAAGTAACTGAAGTATCTGCTGCATAAGCATAGAATGAACTATCTTGATATTTTACTACATATTTACCAAGACTTTTATCTGAACATTTTGATATAACGCCTTTAATAGTCTTATCATAATTAGCTTTAGATACAGCATTCTCAACTATAGTTTGAATAGCATCTAATATTTTATTTTCATAGTTGTTACTCATTCCTTTTCATCTCCTTTTTTCTCTCATCTTATAGTATTTCATTTTTTACTTTTTCTAATTAAACATTTTAGACCAATAAAAAAAGAGAGATAGTTAATACTATCTCTTTTGTTGCGCTCTTTGCGCAGCTACGTTTACTAAATTATTTAAAGCATCTTCGATTTCTTTTGCACTAGTTGCATTAGGGAATGTAGCTTCAATATGAACATCTTGTTCAAGAGTGTTTGTATTATCTGCGGAAATACCTGATATAGAAGCAATAGATGAAATCTTATTAGATAAATTATTATTCATTGAGTTTGTAATTTGTCTTAAAATATTTACTGCATCTAACATATTTTCAGTATCTTTTGCATTTAATACTAATTCTTTTTGATGTAATAATGCAAGTCTACCACTATTATCCCATGAACCAGTATAACCACCAGTATCATATCCTGTTAATTGACTTTGTTTTAATCATCCGTAAGCAGAATCTGTAGAATATACATGGACTGGATAAGGTTTTCCATTTGCAATTTGAGTAACTTTAACTTGCTTTCCTACTCCACGTTTTCCTTTGGAGCCTCCTCCTGATGAAGTAGAATAATAATATCCTCCAGTATAAGTAACAGTTTCTCCTACTGAAAGAACTCCATCTCCTCCAGAAGAAGATGTTGTTGAGCTTGGTGTGCTAGTTGAACTAGAAGTATTTGCGGAGCTAGTTGTTGCAACAGGTTCACTTGCTGTACTTGTGCTAGCAGCCTCTAAAGAAGAACGATTTTGTTCTTCTCATAACTTATAAGCCTCAGTAGTAGCTGTCTTAGCAGCTTCAGCAACATTATTATAGTAATCTTGCAAAAGACCTAATTGATCTATTACCGCTTGAATTGCATCTACTTGGTCATAATAAGTATCAATTAAAGTCTTATTATCTTCAATTAAATCTTGAGTATCTGAAATAGTTTGGTCGATTTCCTCTCCAAGAGTACCAAATGTAGTATTAGCTACCTCTTGTAAATCAGTTAAGCTATTTTCATAATCTTCAGTTGCTTGATTTATATTATCTAGGGCTTCTTCCATAGTTTTCTCGAATCCGCCTTCTCTAGATATTTCATCAACCATTTGTTGTAATCCTGAAGTCCAACCATATACCATATCTGCAATAGCTTCATCTTCATTATCTATAAAAGCATCTAATTCTTCAGAGCCTTTACCATACAAATCTTCAAGTTCTAAGAACACAGATTCATGTAAATTACTTTGAATTTGTTGATTTTCCGCAACTACTCCATTAATTAATTCTCCATATTCTTGTTCTAATAATAATTCACGCTGTTTTCTTTCTTCTGGGTCATTGATTTGAGCGGCTTCCGCCATTTTTTCTTGGAACTCAGTCCAAATATCGTACATCTCATTTAAATTACTTTGATATTGATCAGTATCTAAATTATATAGTTGATTATATAAATCAGATATTTCTTGTTGCAATGAAGATATTTGATCTTCATCTGAGACATATTGATAAGTATAATTACCTTGACTATCTCTTCTTAATCTCATAGTTGATTTATTTTGTTGAGCTTCTTCTAAAGCAATCTGTTTTAAAGCAATTTGATATTTTAATTCCGCTCTATCTAAATCATATTGAGTTAATTTATCTTTTTCTTTTAATGCAGCAACTTCTTCTTCCATTAACTGGTTAAGTTTCTTTTGTGCTGTTACATTATCCGTATCATCAATAGCTTCTAAATATTTATTTTGTAATTCTTGGATACCATAAGTGGCATTAATAGTATCTAAATATTTATCTGCTTTTGTATTAATTAATTCCCATTCTTGATTAATATAGTCTAGACCAGCTCCGCTTGTTACCTTATTATTTAAAGCTTGAAATATTTCATTAATTGTATTTAAATATTTTTCTTGTAAATTATCAATAGCAGTTTCAACTGAAGATTGTCAGTCACTAACTGCGGACATCCATTCATCTCTAGCTGTTTCCCAGGCATCTGTACCTTCTTCTAAAGTATCCATTTGCTTTTTCCAAAATTCAACTTGTTGAGTTTGGAAGTCTATTTGCGCATTTAGATTTTGCTCTTGTTGACTATAATATAACGATAATCTACTATAGGCGTCTTCTCCATAGACTAATTGAACTAATTTCATATTATGTTCAAGAGTATTAGATATTTGATCATAATAAGATAATTGATCTTCCATTTGATCTGCAATATCTTGCATTGTTTCATCTAATGCATCTTGGATTTCTTCAACTAAATCCGCAACGTCTTCTAAGTCAGACATTGATTGTTCATAATAAGTCTTTAATTTTTCTAATGCAGATTGCATGTCATTATTACTTGCGGAAATGCCATCTCCAAACCAATCAGATGCTTGACCTGCGGCCATTTTATTGATTTCCGCCATTAATTTATTTAGATATTTAGTATTTTCTTGAATTTGACCAGTTTGATCTTGTTTATAATAAATACTAAACGATTCAAGATTTGCTTTTGCAGTTCCTAGAATATCATCATCTTTAATACTATCAATAACTTTTTTCTTAAATTCTAACCAATCTTTTTCAGCTTCAGATAAATCTAATGCTATCTCGATTTCCATATCGAATTCTTGCATCTTTATTTCAATTTGTTGATCGATAGCATCTTGGATATCATCATAAAGACCTGGGATTGTACTAGTAGCTAATTCCTCATAGTTACTAATCCATTCTTTAAAGTTTTCCCATCTTTCTTTTGCGGCATCATCATCTGTTGTTGCACTTGTATATTTCTTTTGTTCTGACGCAAATATACTTTCATAGCTAGCTTGATTAATAGTTCCGTCTGAATTAAATAATAATCCATAAGTAGAACTCAATTTATTAGCCATTTCAGATTGTTCAGCTTCTGCAATTAATAATTTTTGTCTAGTTAAATCAATTTGATCATTTAAAGTTGTTAATTGTTTATTTAAATTTTCAATTAATTTAGTTCCAACTAGTTTATCTTCTTGCTTTTGTAGTCTTGATAATGTAGTTGAAATATTCTCTAATTTTTCATTAACTTCTTGATATCTATCTGCCGTTTCATCAGAAGTATTATAAGACTTACTTGATCCGCTAGAAGAAGATGAACTTTTTTTACTAGAAGTTTTTGGTGTATAATTAAAATTATTAGCTTTTTTTAATGATGTAATTTGAGGAACGACCATGTCTGTAGAAGTTGTTCATTTTACATTTTCTGGTAAAACCTTTTTCCCAAGAACTTTATTAATAGAACTTGCTCCAGGAATTGCTATACTATGAGTTTCTGTTTGAGTAATTGGGGTCATAGTAACTTCTGCATCATATCCAATACTATCAAAATAACTTTGAATTTCTTGAGCGCTTAATCCTGATTTTTGAACGAATTCATTAATTGCGCTTAAAGCTTCTGTATCATCAAAAGTTGCTCCAATTTCTAAATCTTTAGTTTGATCAATTATGTCTTCTATATCTGAATTAAATTTATTAATTAAATTAGTTTTTTCCTCATCTGTCAATTCAATATTTCATTCTAGATCTAAATCGTCTAATTGATCAGTGGCTAATATTTTTTGGAATTCTACTAAAGCATCTTTATCTCCATTAATTGCTGCTTGTATGGTTTTAAAATTTTCTTGCAATGTCTTAAGAGGAACATTAACTCCAAAAGTATCTTCAATGGTAGTTTGAAGTTTTTGAGCAGCTTGTCTAGCTTCTGAAGACATTTTTGTATAATCGTCTCCAGCATTATACCATTCTTCTAAAGCATCTTCACTATCATTAATAGAATCTGCTAATGTGTCCATTTTATTAGAGAATTTTGCTGCTTCTACGGCATATTTCGCTAACTCTTTTTCAGATAACTTAGCCCCCTCTTCAGTTAATGAGAACATTCTTGCAATATCTTTTAATCCTGCTACTGTCTCACCTGTAGCTTCTGCGCCCTCAGAATAAATATTTTCTATTTCATCTTGAAGATTTTTTTCAGCTTTTTCAGTGTCATAATCTTGAATACCTTTTATAAATTCTTCTGCACTACTTAATCCTAATTGATTAAAAACTTCTTTAATTTTATCTTCATCTAAATTTTGTAATTCTAAAATATCTTCTGAAGTAAAATCAGAAAGAACTAAATTACCTTTTTTGTCTATTTTAGTTGCTCCTATTTTATCAGCTAGATCTTTAGAGACTCCTAAAGTATTTTGAATTGAAGATACTATACTTTCTGCTTCTGTTGTTATATCGTCAATAGATTTAGGAGTGGCTCCTTCTATCGCTTTATCTCATCTTTCATTGTGTTCATCATCAGAAAAATAACTATATTTTTTTAATGAATAAGTTCCTTGGGCAATTGCATTAGCGATTGTTTTGGACATTGCATCGGCATCAAAAGTTTCTCCATTATAAGTATATTTTCTATCTTTGTCATTACCACTTACTTTAGTGAATAACGATGCGTCTCAAGTTCCACCACTTGCTTCAACATAGTTTCTCATGAAAGTGATAGCGTCTACATCTTTTGTACTACTACTCCATTCAACTCCAGCCTTTTCTGCCTCTCTAATTGATTTAGCAATACTATCCTCATCAACTTCTTCATTTCATAATCTTGTCGCTGTTTCTCCACTTGCTGTTATAGCTGTAGGAGTTAAAAGTGTTTCAATATTATTAACTTCTGTTTCAAGTTCAGAAATATTTTCATCTGTTGAATCAAAAGTTCCTTGCATATCTTTAAAAGCAAATTTAAAATTACGAAGATATTCTTCATATGTATCAAATTGAGTATCATCATAATAGTTTTTAGCTATTCTTTCTAATTGTTGAGAATACTCGTCAGCAGTTAAATTAGCTAAAGATCTTTGATCATCTATACTTAATGAGAAAGTAACTTTATCATAGTTTTCTCCATTTCAAACTGTTATTTGTTTTGTGTTATTATTATAAAGTTTCTTTTCTTGAGCTTCTAATAAAGATTTTTGAGCAACAAGAGCTGCAGATTCCTGCATTTCAGATTGTGCAGTCAATTTTTCTATGTATTCATTATAGATATTTTTATCTATAGATAATTGGCCAGAAGTCCTCTTAATTAAACCGTTTATTTTTAATAATTCTGGATTATTTTGAACTATTTCTAGAACAGATTGATTAACGTTTTGTAAAGCTTCATTCCATGCTTCTGTCCCTTTAATACAGCTATTTAAAGTTGTTAGATATTCTTCATATTGATCAAAAGAAGATTGTAATGTTGTTAAACTATCTTTTGTTTTCTCTGCTGCTTCACTTAAAGAGTCATAAGCATTTTGTAAACTCTCAATTTCTTTTTCTTCTTCTGATTTATAATTTTTCATTGCAGTAGTCGCTACCGCAATAACTCCAACTAAAGTGGTCAAAGCAACAATCATTGCGGTAATTGGATTAGATAGCAAACTTGCTGTAAAAGCTTCATTAGCTGCGGTAGCCGCCTCTGTTGCTACAGTATCGGCTTCTGTTACAGCTATATCTGCAGTTTTTGTCGCTATATCTGCTTTAATAACACCAGCTTCTGTTAAACGCGCAGTAATACTCTTCTCAGTAACTCCATAGCCAAGTTCTTTAGCAGCATTTATCGCTATCTCTGCAGCAGCTTCTTCAGTAGCTCCTTCTGCTAAAGCTTTTTTAGCTGTAGCTTCTGCATAATCTAAAACAATATTTTTAGCTTGCGATGCATTGTAAGCTTCACTTGAAACCTTTAAAGCATCAATAACACTTTTTATAGGATAATATAAAGAAACTAATGTTGTAAGAGTTTGAATTAGAGCTTCTCCTACAGTAACATCACCTTCAAGAAAATCACTTCAAATTGAAGATAAAGAACTCATTCCTGACCAAGCAGAAGATAATGCTGTAACTGACGTTGTTAAAGTATTAACAGCATTAATTACTGGAGAAACTTTTTCTGCATCTCCTAAAATTTGATCAATATTTATATTCACTGTTTTTGCTTTAGATCTATTTTGCTCTGCTTTTTCAGTATTTGCTATATATTCATTAGATTTTTTATTTAAAGTTTCAATCTGCTTTAATTCTTCTTTATAAGGCTTTTTTCGTTCTTCTAATTCCTCATTTGATTCTTTTAAAAGTTGTTTATTTTTTTCGTTTAATTCATTTTGCTCTTTAAGATTTTTTATTTCTTGTTCGTCTAATTCAATACCATCTTTTTTCTTACTAGTTATTGATTGTTCATTTAATTTAATCTCTTTTAAAAGACTAGATATTTCTTTCTTATTTATTTTTATTTCTTCATCAAGCCCTGCAATAGCGTCTTCTCTAAGTTTTCCTATGTCACCAAGTGCTCCTGAAACATCTTCAGCAATAGTATTAGCTTCCCAGTCTAATTTTTCTCAAATCTCTAAATCTTCTTCATTAAAAACTGAATTAAAATTTGTCTCTGCATATTTATTAAATGCTGTTTGAACGCCTTTTTTACCTTGATCTTCTAATAAAGCTGCTTGAGTTTCTAACTCAGTTACTTCATTTTGTAAATCTATGACTCTTCTAGCATCTTGTTCATTTAATTGATTATAAACATTTTTTAATCTTTCTGCAGTATTAATTTGTTTTTCTAAATTCTCTCTTTCAGCTTTCTGAATAGTAGTTTCATCTTTGCTTTCTGAGCTTCCTACATTAATAAAATCTCTTTGGGTTTTTAAAACACTTAAATTTTGTTTCGCAAGATTAGTATTATTAATTCATCTTGTTAAAGATTGATTTATTTGTTTTTGAAAAACATTTACAAACATTGCTGAAAAACCAGCTAATGATTTTAATCCCCCTCCAAAAGCATCACTCATCTTTGTAATTCCTTCAATAACTTGAGTAATAGCATCTATCATAGGATTAATTTCTTTAGTATCAAATAAACTACTATATAAACTTTGAGCTGAGGCTTTTAGAGTATTCAAATGAGCTTCTGTACTTTCTAAATAAATTTCATTTTGTTCATTTAATTCTCCAGTAGCATTTGCAGCTACTTCTAAATTATCTTTAAAAGTATCATAATTAGCCATTAAAGCTACTAATTGAGTATATTGACGAGTACCTGCGACCGCTTGAGCTAATGCAGTTTGTTGATCAGATGATAAGGTTTTCCACTTTTCACCCATCTCATCTAAGATATCATTCATATCTTTTAACTCGCCATTCTCATCTTTAATACTAATGCCAACTTTTTCAAGAGCTTGAGAATAAGTTCCTAAAGTTGTACCGTCGTCAAGAGTTTCTCCTAATTCTAGATCTTGTATACGAGCAAATAATGTCTTAAATGCTGTACCTACTGTATCTGCACTTTGACGAGTTTGAGCAACTACTGTCGCTAATGCGGCAGTTGCATAATCATAACTTAAACCAACTGTTTCTGCAACAGACGCGAATTTCTCAAGACCTTCAGCAATTTCTGAAGAACTAGATGCGGTTGCCGCACCTAATGCAGTAATAACATCTGCATAATGCTCCAATGTCTCAGATCCATCTGCAAAGTTATTCCAAATTGCTGTCATATAACTTGATACATCTTCTGCACTATCTTTAGTTACGTTTGCCATTTTAATTGTAATATCAGTCATTTGTTGAACCTTATCTGTATCAAGACCTTGTTGATAATAAATTAACGCGGCATCTGTATAATCTAGAGTTGTCGCTCCTAAAGCTTTAGCTGCACTATTTGCGCTTTTAGCAAAAGCTTCCATTTGACTCGTATTTTGCTTAGATACTACTCTAATACTATTTAAAGATTCATCTAAATCTAATACATAATTATAAGCTTTTTGAACTGCTCCAGTAAGATTATTAAAAACACTTGAAGAAATACCAAATCTTATAGTATTAGCCATTGTAATAGCCATCTTATCCATCAAGGTAGAAGTTTGCTTTAATTGAATATTAGCACTCATAACTGAAGAAGCTAACAAATTAAAAGCTTGACTATTCCCAGTGGCTTCTAAAGTTGATTTTAAACTATTAGCAGTTAATCCTGCTTCAGACAAACCTCTCGTAAACTTTGTCATATCTAATTGATTTAATTTTGTATCATAACTTTGATTTAAAATATCTATTAGCTTTTCTGCCGCAGCTCCTGCTTGTTTTAATTCAGTAGTTGCATTGCTAAAAAGAGATTTATCTTGAATTGTATTTAATTCACGTTTTAATTGTTCAAGAGTATCTTTCTTGAGATCGAATTCAACGCCAATTTTTATAGTCTTATTCGTTGCCATAAATATCCTTTTTCCTCCTTTTAAAATTTTCCAAAATAAAAATTCCTTTATTATTGTTATTTCAATAATAAAGGAATAAAATTAACTTGCTTTGGCCTAATTAAATTAAATATCTCTGCCACCATTAGCAGCTTTAGCAAAATCTAATACTTCTTGAAATTTTTCTTTATCAAAACTATCTACTATTTTTTGCATTTCTCCAGCTTGTAAAGGTAAATTATCTATAACTTCTCTTATAATTCCGCTAATTGTATTTTTATAATTCAAAATATCACTTTCTAATTCTTCCATGCAATCATATAAAATTTCATATTCAGAATCAGGAATATTATTTAAAACTTCTTCCATTATACCATTGCTAACTAAAGTATCATATAATTTAGCTTCATCTTCTCTTTGTTTATCTGTAAAAGTTATATTAGTATATAAATATACTAAATTAAGATGAAAATATAAATCTTTCTTAACTGGATTATAAATAGTTCCTTCTAAAGCTTTTTGTAAAGTAATATTTACTAAAGAATATTTTTCATCAATAGGTAAATATTGTAAAACCTCAATCTCGCTATCATTATACTTAAAACTTTTAACTGATGTATCAGTTTTTAATTTTAAACTTGCATATGTAATTTTTGTCATATATCATTTCTCCTTTTATTTCTCTTATTTATATTATACCACAATTTCTATATTTGTCAAGTTTTCATTTCCGCTAAGTTTATCAAGGAAATTTTCTTGAACATAATCTAGCGCGTCATTTAATACTCTTTTGCTACCTTCTTCCATTCCAATAGTAGTATAAGTAGATAATAATTTTTCAATTTTCTCTCTATCAGTTTTTCCTTCAGTTAGAGCTTTTAAAGTGTCTTTCATAAAATTCTTTAATTCTGATAATGGTACTAATTGTGCAGTAGATGTATTAAAAACAGCCTTTAATTGTGTCAATTCTGAGTCTCCTTGTTTCAATTGGGAGATATTTTCACCTTTAGCTTTTTTTAAAGAGTTGTATATTCTAAATTGCTCTTTTATTGTAAGAGGTGGAGTAAATTTATTTTTATATTTAGTATAAACCTCATAGACACGACCTCTGTTAGGTTTATCTGAAATAGGCTTAAGTTTTCCTTTACCTGGCGGGATTAGCTTTTGATCTGTATACATATATTCTATTGCATAATATAGATTTAATTGATGCTCATCTAATGAGTTTGAATAAGTAGCCTTATCTTTTGCTATTCTTTTTATACTATTATTAATATATAAAGAAACATCATTCTCAGTTTTACCTGTCCTAACTTTTGACATGGAAAGAACATCTCACATAGATAAAGAAAGTTCTTGAACAGTTTCTTCACCAGTATTTTTATCTATTTCATTAACCGCAATCCTATAAGTTATTTCTTGTCCTGTTAGCGCCTCTCTAAAAGAATGAATCAATAAATAACCTCATTTCATTAATGCTAGAACTTCATCATTATGATCAAATACTCTATTCTTTATTTTTTCAGTTGCTATAGTAGGTAAGCTTTTATTTCCAATTTTTCAAAGATCTTCTTCTTTTTTTATTTCAGTTTTTAAAACTTGATACCTAACATCTTTTTCCTCAACCTCTTTTAGCCATGAATTCATTTGATTGGCTAATTGATTTAATTCAGAAAAACTACTAATAGCTTTTAAAGTTTCTTCACTAAAATAACTTCTAGATTCATTAACAATATCTTGGACAATACCATATTCATCTACTACCATTTTTATCAACTCCTTAAAAATAGTTAAATAAAAAGAAAGAGGGATATTAAATCCCCCTTATTTTATATTAAGCTATTTCGTCTTCTTCACTTGTAGTTGATTCACCAGTTATTTCAGTTGAATCATTTTTAGTTGCTTCAATGTCGATTCCAGCTTCATGAGTCATTACACTCTTACTAGTCTCAGAACCTGCAGTAGCATCTTCTACAACTTGGATAACACATAATACTTGTTTAGTATTATCGAATAAAGTATATCCAGGGAATGCATCCATAGTGAATGTAAATGTAGAAGGATCTCCTGTAGAAGCCATTGAGAATGTAAAGTTAGATTGAATTTTTACCTTTGGTAATGTAATTTCAGCAGGCATATCTACGCCGTCTGATTCACGTCTAAATAATGTAGAAGCTTCAACATAATAATAACCAGCAAAGTTATTAGCATCGATTTGAAGTTCAGATACATTTTTAGAAGCTTTAGTTACATAGAAATCAACAAATACTGATTTACCAGCAGCACTTGTTCCACCAGTAATAGATTTACCATCTTCAGAAACAGTTAAACCATCAACTAATTCTCCTGTAATAGAACCATCTGTTTCAGTAATCATTACAAATACTGGAGCAGTTGCATCAATTTCTTCATTTGTTCCTAAACTATCTTTTAAATTAATTTTACCATTGTTATCTACAGATGCAGAAGCAGTAGTATGAACATGAACAGTTTCAGTTTCAGATTTAAATAATCCAGCTCCTGATAATACTGAGAATCCAATTGGAGATAATAGAGCATCTTCAACTGTGAAAGTTAAAGTTTTTTCACCTTCCCATGCGATTAATCTATTATTACCTTTACCACCTTGAGCATATACAGTTGTAGCTGCTCCTTCAATAGTAGAAGTTTTTGCACTATCAATATATAAAACTGGTTGTCCTTCTTTGAAAGTTGATGTTCCAATTTTAGTATCAGCTTTTGCTTTAAATACTACGTCACAAATTTCACGTACGCCAAATTTCATATTATTTTTCCTCCTTTAAAAGTTTAATTAAGAGTTAGAATGAATGTCTTTCATCCAGTCCTCTGGGTCCTTTATGTCTTTTGCACCAGCCATTTTAGCCTCAATATAAATCTCATAACTTGTTTTCAATTCATATCTTTTTATTTGATCAAATAATTGATAGACTGTATAGTCTAAAATTGTATTTAAATCAATTTTTGTTCCGATAGCTAAAATAGATACATATCTACTAATAATATCAACCTTTTGATTTTCATTACCTTTTACTTCAGCAAGTTTTTGATGTCTTTTCTTTAACTTATCCGCTATGCGGGAAGCCATTGCACCATCAGGATTGAAATCTGTATTTTCATCTTTCTCTCCAAAAGTAAACATTGCTCTAATAATTTTTTTAAAAGCTTCAAAATTGTCTTTATTAATATAATGTATATCTTTATCATTATCTTCTTTTGTTAATTTTATACAATCTTTTCCAAGATCAATAGTATAACAAGGGAATAATAAGGCTAGCAACATCATTACGCAATTCCTATTTTTTTGCATTACCGCATTACGCTCTTTTAGTATTGCTATTAATATATCAAAATCCGCTAGCTCCTCTAAATTAACTTTGTCCTCTTCTGTTAAAAGATTTTTAGAAAAGTTTAACATTTGATATCCCGCGAAGAAATTCTCTTCGCCAAGATATGCAATTTCTTTTATACGCGGATGATGAATATTTAATTGAGCTTCCTCAAAAGGAATGTCATTTCCAGACAAGAGTAATAAATCACTAATCATATTACTCTATTGGCGGTAATTTATCATCATTTCCATGAATAGCTCTATAAGAAAGAGTATAGCCAGATAGATCTTCATTTAAAACTAATTCGCTACATCCTAGAAAATCAAGAGTTCCAATACCTGATAACTTTGCATGATTTAATAATCCATCAATATATCCTGCAATTTTAATAGGTCTAACTCTATAATTCCCGATATCCCAATAATCAGTATGGCAAATAATGTCAAATGTTATAGTACAATCGCGGTAATAGGGATTAGAATCATTTGTAGTAAAGTTATCCATTGTAACAATAATATAACTTTTTACTTCTTCATGTTCTGGAAAATTAATTTTTGGAATTAATTTAATATATCCCTCTTGAATTAGTTTTGCTAAACTTGTTTCTTCAATAATTTTATTTATTGTTTCGCTCTCTTCATTATCTAAACAATCTTTTGTGTTGATTACCAATAATCTTTTTAGTAGATCGCTATAAGGCTTACTTTCTATAAATAACCTTCTTAATATTGTTTCAACATCTTTTTCGCAAGATAAGAAAGATGAACGAAAATCACTTGCTGGTAACAAAACATTACGTTTCATATTATCTATCTCCTTTTATTTCCTATAAAGAGCTAATAGTAACTGGAAGAATTATATCTTCTGAGCCACTTCTATAGATTAGATTAAATTTTCCGCTCTTTCCTGTATTTATATAAACTTTAACACTATCGCTATCTTGACTAAGTATGTCTACTTTTTCATTATCTACTACCCAGAACCCATCAGTAGCATTAGCAATAGTATAAGTAATTGTATCATATGGATAAATAACAAAAGGTCCATCTATGTGTGCGGATTCCTCGTCTATAGGATCGGATATCGGCATCTCCGCAGCTACTTCTTCCTCTATTGTATTTTGATAATATTCTTTTAAACAAACTACAATAATACCATCCGCACTTATTGAATCTGAAGTTTGGATTTCATAAGGTTTGTTATTTATTTTTATAATACTAAATCTATGAAAATATGCTAAAGTATTTTCATCTTTTGTAATATACATTGTTAATGTATCATTTAAAGCATTCCAATCTATATTACTAACTTTTAACCAATCTATTTTATCCGTAGAATTTTTATAGACTGGAACCGCATAACTCACACCATTTATTTCAACAGTATAATTACATCTGCGGATTTCCGCTCTAAAATAAGCGATTTCTTCTATTTTTTGTAAATAGACTAATCATTGAGTATTATTTTCCTTCCAAGTAATTACATCTCCAGCTTTCACTCCAATTGTTTCAACATCTCTTGAAGTTTTATCTAAATTAATTCCTTCTTCTTTATTCACACGAATGTCCTCAAAAGGAATAGATAATATTTTATCTTCATTACTAATTTTTAATTTATCTGGATTGATTAAGCATAGAAATTCGCGGCCATCTGCCAAGACTGCGGTAGCCGCTTGATAGGAATATAATAATGCCTTTTTTAAACTCTTTAATTTACTACTATTCATTCGAGCAACTTGATTTTGTCCGCCCATATAATTTAAACGAGTTCTCATATTCTCTAGCCCTGACATAACTATTCCTCCGTCTCTTCTATTACTTTTTTAATATCTTGAATAAGATTTAAGCATTCAAATATTGTTCTTCGATATAAAAAGAAGTCTCCTTCTTCTGTTAGATCAAAAAGACCTTCTAATTTGCATATCAAAGAGAATAATTTTTCTTGGTAATTTCCTAATAATTTAGTCATTCCGCCTAATTCTTCAATAATAGTAGTTAATGGAGTTTGCCAATCTAAATTTTCTTCTCTATTTGGTAATAATTTATAAGTTTGACTTATTAATCTCTTTAAATTATTAGAGATGGCGGAAACGCCTATTTCGATATTATTGTCTAGTAGCATTGGAAGACCCTCCCATGATAGACTCGAAAGTAGAGCGTTTAATTCCTTTCTCATCAGATATTCTACGTTTGTATAGTCTTTGTAAATGAAAACCTTCTCTTTCATAATCTTTTTTAAGTGATAATAATTTTGACATATGATTAGCTTGAGATGTGAATTTAAAGTCAGATCCGCTATATTTCATTCTAGTATTTTCAACACTAGCTAATTGTTGACCTAACCACTCAACTATCATGTATGTAGATAAAATATTTATTTCTTCTTGAGTAAGCGCAGTGTTAAAGCAACCTCCGCTATGATAATAAACTTTAACTTCTTCATTATCGCTTTCAACGCCTTTATAAGTACCTTCATCCTCTATATAACTAAGTTCATAGTCTTCTATATCAAAACGCGGAAATTCAAACTTGTAGATTGCTGTTAATAATAATTCTTCAAGCATTCTATAAGTATCTAATTCAGTTAATTCCATATACATATCATCAGTTATTTTTGATAGAAAACTATCGTATATCACAGAAAAAGGTGTAGTAGTTATATTATCCATCTTACACCTCCATTACTATTATTTGTTTACAACTTTATATTTAGAATTAGTAATTGTTGTTGAAGTTCTTCTAGTTGAAGTATCATCTTTAGTAGAAGTGATTGCCGCAGCTCTTCTTTGTTGAGTTTGAGTTGTTTCTTCGCTTCCTTCTTCTTGAGATTCTTTTTCAATTGCTATTGCAGAAGTGACATTAAATCCAGTTTTTTCTAATAATGCTTGTCTTTTACTTACATCATTTAATTGTAGTTCAACTGCAAGATCCTTAACAAGATTAATAGTTCCTTCTGGAGCAAAATCTAAACAATCTTTAAATTGATCTAAAGTTCCTTCAGTTAATAATGTTCTTATATCTTCTTCAGTATAATAATATTCAGGTTCAACTTCTCCTATTAATTCTTGAATTAATTCAGGACAGTCTTCAATTACTAAATATTCTTTTAGTATTTTTTCTCCCCCTCTACCTGGAAGATAAACTAACTTTCTTAATTCTTCAACTGTAACTTCTTTTACTTCTCCGCTTTCAAAAGAACGGTGAAGATTTCCTAAATCTGGAATTGTATATCCAACAGTTCCATTATCTCTATTTCTAACTTTTACTATTGTGTTTTTGTCTAACATATTTAAAACTCCTTTTCTCTCGATTTGATTGTATTAAAAAAATTGGGAGAAGACTTTCTTATATCGTCTTCATTTGATAAGATCAATATATTTTAATATCTTCTCCCTAAAATAAGTTTATCTAAAATTATTTAGATAATTTAGTGTTTCTATATACACAAATGTTATTAGTAATTAATGTACCAACACCAAGTTTTTTATAAACTTGAACTTCTCTTGAACGATCTTTGTTAACATATTCGTCAACAATTGTTTGTCCTTCGAAAGCAATTTTAACTGGTTTATCAGCGCCAGTAGGAATAATCCATGCATATTCTGGATTAATAACTTTTTCAGTATTAGTTTCGTCTGTATAAGATTGATTTAATACGATTACGTTATGTCCTTTGTAGCTAGCTAAGTAACCATGACTCCATTTTTGGTCTTTCATTGCTTCAGAAACCCATCCTTCACTTGGAACCATAGTTGCGGCAAATTCATAAGTACAATAAATTGTAGATCTTCCATAAGAATCTGCGATTGCAATTAATTTGTCCATTTCGTCTTCTGAGAATTGAGCATCAGTATATTTATTTGCTCCTTTTAAGTTATCTGCAGCAGCAATTAAAGATTTTTCAATTTCTAAATAAATAGCGTCATTTAATCCGTCCATAATTACTTCTAATACATCAGCAAAATCTACTCTACCATCTAAGAATTCTTCGAATCCGATTTGAGCAGCTCCACCGAATGCTTCAGTAGGGATTTCATAAGTTCTACCATCTAGTTTGAATACTTCATAAATACCAGCTAATCCAACTTTAGTAATGAATTGTTTAGCACGTCTTTTAGAAGCAGCAGTAATTCTTTGTGTAAAAATAGGTTTGTCACCTTGAGCATAAGTTTTAATTTCAGCAAATTGTCCATATTGTTCTAAAACTCTTTGAGGTAGAACATCATCAACAACTTCTTCGATTAATGAGAAAATAACATTTTTGTTTTCTCTATATAAACTATAAGTTCCTGCTAATTCTTTTAATTCACTTCTTAATGTTTCATTTAATTCAGAGTAACTAAATTTATCGTCTCCGAAAGAGTAAGCAACTTGAGAAGTAGATTTTGCGTTAGCAGTTATTTTAGCTAATTTAACTAAATCAGTGTTATTTAATGCCATAATTTTTTTCCTCCTCTAATTATTTAATTCTTTGGATTTTTACAGCAGCTTGTCCGTCAGCTAATGTATAAATTTTAGCTACTTGCCATAACATGTCAGCATCTTCTGTAGTTTTTGCTAAGATTCCATCTTCACCTGGAGTTAATTTGTCTCCTGCTACGATGTCTTCTTCTTTAATCATGTTAGTTGTGTAAATATCTCCTATATTTGTTTTGAATACTCTTGGAACTATAACTCCATCAACAGAATCAGATGCTAACATAGCGAAATCACTATAAGTTTGTTTTCTGTCATCGTATAATTTGATTTCATTGAAAACTAACATCCATTCTCCTGCACCAGTTAAGTTTACTTCATTATTAGCATAGTCATATTTAACGAATTGACCATTTTCAAGGATTTTAATATCACTATTAGCTGGTAATTGAGCATAGATTTGAGCAGTTCTTTGAGCAGATAAATGATTAGGTTCAACTTGTCCGTAACCTGTTCTTTTAATTTGACTCATATTGAATATCCTCCTTATTATTATTTTCTACTATCTCTAGTATGTCTTAATGCGGCAATATATCCAGGAACATCTGTTCCTTCATTAGTATTAATGTTATAAGTTACAACATCTGTATCCGCATTTTCTTCTTTTTTAGAAGTTTCATCTAAATTGAAGTTTACTTTCTTTCTTACACAAATAACAGAAAGTTTAGCTTCAATATCTTCTAATGAATAACTTGATTTATTTGCAATGACATCTGCTTTATCTTCATCAGACAACATATAGAAACTATTAATTAAAGTATCTTTCTTTTCATCTTCAATTTGATTTTTAAATTCAACTAAAGCTTGATACTTAGTTTCAAGATCTGAGTATTCTGCTTGCAACTTTTCATAATTAGTTTCTAATAAAGAATATTTATCTTCTTCTTCTTCTTTATCATCTTCTGAGTCTTCAGGATCTTCATTATCAGATTCTTTATCTTCGTCTTCTTCTTTTTTTGCAAAAGTTTCTTGACTAGATTCAACTTCTATAGAATTATCATTATCTGCTAAAGCAGATTGATCTTCATTGTCCACTTCATTAGAAATTTCTTCTTCTGTTTTTTCTTCTTCTTCAACTGTTTCAACAGCTTCAGTAGTTTCTTCTTCAACAGGAGTTTCTAATGTAGTTTCTTCTTCGACAACTTCAGTTTCTTGAATTGTTTCAGTTTGTTCTATATCCATTTTTTGTCCTCCTTCTAATGCAAATTTTAGATCTTGCATCATAGTGTACAATGTTCTTTTGAAATCATTATCTATTTTAGAGAATGTGTTGCTTACTTCTGGTGCGGTAATGCTTGAGCCTTCAAAGCAAGGTTCAACATCTTCACCTAAAATACATAATTTTGAAAATATCGCATCATTTATAATGAAAAAATCCATACCTGTTTTGCTATCTGTTGACCAATGTCCATTTAAATTTTCTTCATCTAATTCCATAGATTGAGGTTTACCCTCTTCAATAACAGATTTACACTCTTCGTATTGACCTGTCCACAAATAACCAGTAGTCATTAAATATTCTCTAGTAGTGACATTACCAAATTCGTCTGTATCATCAAATTTTTGAAACCAAACTTTTGCATCTGGTGCAACGAATCCATAAGGTTTTGTCATACATTCAAACTTAACGCCTTCATCATCAAAAATGATTTTTTCTCCATGATCGGCAAAATCTTCTTTCTCTTCTTTGTAGTATCCAACAATTGGAGCTCCTCTAAGAGTTTTCGCCATCTCAGTAGCTACATCTTTTGTAATATAACTATGGTTTCTATTTTCACCTAGGTATAAGACTTTTATTTCACAGCTACTCATTAGCGGATTAATTTCTAGCGGTTGTAAATTAATAAACTCAGGAGAATCAATTGTCGCAATTGATTGATGCATCATGTGTCATCTTTTCCTTTCTTTATAATTTTCTTCCACTTACATTATAATATAATAATTCGTGGTTTTCTATTATTTACTTTTGTCCTATTTTTATTAACTTTGAGATTCTCTATTTTGCAAAGTTTTTTCTGAAACTGGTTCGCCTTGTGATTCATTAGTAGGTCTTCCTGCTTCAGAATCATTTCCGCTTATTTCCCCATGTCTTTCCTTACGGTTTTGGTTAGCTTGTTCAATAGCTGCCGCATTCATTGTACTAGACATCATAGGTGGAATAAATACATTAGCTAAGTCTAATATATCATTTTCAAAATATGCATTTGCAAGAATAGAATTTTGAGATTGACCAAGTGCAATTTGTGGTAACATTTTTGAGAAACCTATTTGCATTTGTTCTTTATACAATTTAGCCATATCTTTATAATTATAGATAGTCGTTGTTAATATTTGCGCTCTATAATAATATTTTTTGGCTTGATTATTAAATTTATTTAATAAAAGATTTAAAAAATCTTGAAATTGAAGTAACAAATTATACATTGCCGCCTCATCATTTAAAATAGATTTCTCAAGAGCTATATTTCCATCAGTATTAAATTGCATTTGTGAAACACCGGCTTCATTATAGATAGCGCGTTCCACTCTTTCAAGATCATCTGAACTAGATGATGATCTATCATCTGACATATCCGCAACTTGAACATCTGCAAAAGTAGTTAAGACGTCAATACCAATAGCTTTACCTAGCATATTTACCGCATTATTATGAAGAGCTTGCGCTTCATCTACGTCAAATACTAAGTCGCCATTTTTATCAACTGGCATTTTTTGAATTATTATTTTTAATAATTCTTGTTGCATTTTTTTCTTATCTAAACCTTTTGCTTCATCTAAATCTATAATTGCGGGAATAACAGATATAAATGCTGGAAAGTCTTCTCCATTTAAATTAAATTTAATAACATTCTCAGTTTCTAGTAAATACCAACCAGTAGTATCCCCCGCAAATTGAGCAGGTAATTTGCCTTCTTTGTAAAGGACATAACCTTTTTTAAATTCATTAGGGAATAAATTTAACATTTTTAATCTTTGAGTAGTATCTTTAAAATAGTCATCAAAGAATCTCATATTAAATTCAACAGCTGGACGATTATTTACTGTAAATCTTGAACGACAGTAATTACATGGTAATTCTTGAACTGTCATTTTGTTTGCCTTAGGAATAAGATAACCATAATAACATCCATTCCTAACAACTTTTAATGCAACCTCTCCAAAGAATTGTTTAGGTTCAAAATTGTCTAAGTAAAGTAACACATCATAAAATCTTTCTAAAGCTTTACTTTCTATCTTTTCAGTCTCGTCTAAGATATAGGGAGTTACCATCCAGTCATATTTATATAAATATGCCATATATCTACATAGACGAGAATAAATTCCGCTAGTTTTGTAAAAGAAGTTAGATATTTCTCTCATTTGAGAATAATTACAAGTGTTAATAGCTTTTAAAACTTCTTGTTTATCTCCTAACCTTGGATCAATTTTTTTATAAGAGCTTACATTAAGAGTAGCATCTTCCAAAGTTTTTGCACCAACTTTAATTTTACTAAAGTCAGCCTCTAAAGGACCTACCGTTCTTTCGGTGTCATTCATAGTTATAGAAAAACCTTTTTTCTTAATCTCTTCTTTTCTGTTTATCAAAATCGACACCTCACCTTTCTTCTTTACTCTTTAAGTATATCATAAAATTTTAGGTTTGTCAAATTTAATTAAATTATTAATAACCACCTAAAGCATAATATGCATTCATAATATAATCATAATTAACTCTTCCTTCATCTGTATAAGGAATCGCAATTAAAATAAGATTATGTCTTTTACAATATTCTCTCTTTTTCATATCATTAAATTGTTGTTTTCTCAATCCAGTGTATCCACCAAATTTACTTTTTGCTTCATAATGTTGAACTCCTTGGTATTCTATTAAAAAACTCAGTTCTCCATCATCATCAAAAACAGCAAAATCAAATCTGAGCGGGCGCCCGCTAGAACTAACCAAATCAGGAAAACTGTATTCTTCTTGAAATTCAAAACCAGCTTGTTGAAGAATTTCTTCTATTTTTATTTCTCCACGACTTGCTCTCATTCTTTCGCCTCCAATCAGCTAAGACATGATATTTTAAAATATTTTTTAAATATTTCTATTGTTATTTTAAATTACTTTTAGCCAAATAAAACAGCTTTGGCCAAAGACTAACTAAAAAACATCATGTCTGCGATACTATGTTTCTTTCTCTTCTTTCTTCTATCATCTTCTTGTTTAATATAATATAATCCATATTCAAAAGCAGAAAATTTATCTTTTTTGATTGCTCTTGAAGATTGCTTTAAAATAATATTTACACCTTCATTTTCTTCTACTAAATTCATCATTTGCTCTTTTAAAATAGTAGTTAAAGTAAATGGAAGTAAATATTCTGCTCTCTTATCTGCAGTCATACTTTGCCCCATCTTAGTAGCCATTAATTTTACTTTAGCTTGATTTTCATCAATTAAGAATTTAATTTTTCCACTTGAAAGTTGAGATTGTGCATAAGTATGAGCCTCAGTATTTATTGGCGCATTAGCTTTTATTAAATACATAGCGTCTAATTCAGTATTAGCAGTTTTAAATTGTTTAAACTCTTGTTCCCAACCTTCATAAGTAGCGCCGCACACTCCAAAATTAGGTAAAACTTCTCCAGATTCAGGATCTATTTGATCAGTTACCATAAAATCTACTAATCCACTACCTAAACCATTGGCATCTATAACAACAGCTTTAGCCTTGTATCTATAAAATAATTTTTTAATATTTAAAGCTTGAATACCAAAATGCTCAGCATCTCAAGTATAAATATTAACAAGAGTCTTCAATGAGGATCCTTGAGCTTGCGGAGTTACTTTAAATACACAACACTCTGTAGTACAATCTTTACGTCCTACATCGACTCCAAGAACATAATAAGCTCCTTGAGAGGATCTTCCGCTATATTCATATTCTGGTTGTAATAACACTCTATGTTTATCAAATTTTTCAGCTGAGAAGAAAGCGTTTTCCGCATCTCCGCTTCATTCAGATTCATACTCTCTTGAAAATGAAGCATCATTATAAGTACCATCTAATTTTAAATTAGTAATAAAGTTTTTAGGTTGTAAGCCTTCAAGAACTGGAATTCTCCAAGTTCCGCCTAATACAATAGCCTCATTAGGGTCTATTATTTGTTGAATAAGTATTTGAACTAATTTACTGTATGCAAAACTATTTTTCCAACCTGCAGTAGTAATGTAAATTTGACTTTTATTAGCTACTTCTTCTTCATGTCTTGTTCCATCTGAAAGTCTTCTATCTACAACCATTGTTGGTATGATAACTTCGTTCAATAGTGTTTGATCTATTAAGATACACTCTTCCATTAAACCCCCAGTTGCACGTTTACCACGAGATGATTGTTGTGCGGCCATGATATCTAATTTACTACCATTCTTAAATAAATATTCAACTTCATTTTTTGAAGATTTAGAAGCACCTCTTGTTCAGTCAATTTCATTTTTTAAACCAGGAATTAATTTACATAACTCTTCTGCTTTTTCTTTTGCTATTCCCGCAGCTTGCTCTTTTCCACCTGTTGTTACGAAGAAATGTGAACCTGGGTATAATATACATTTAAGCATTAAAACTAATACAGATAAGAATGATTTAGAATAACCACGAGGAAACGTAGCATAAATATATCTATGACGCATTGCCGCCCTTAAAAATATTCTTTGATATGAATGTAAATGGAAATTCTCTGGATTATCTCCGCATAGAAATTCAACAAAAATATCTGGATATTCCCTTCAAAAAGCCACGTAATTTCTTAATACAGGTATTTGCGCCTTAATACGTTCTTCTGATAATCCAGTCTTCTTATTGGTTGAAGATAAAGACAATTCCATTAAATTAGCTAAGGACATTTTCTTCATCCTCTTTTCTTTGCTCTTCTACACTAGCATAAAATTCTTCATAATCTTTATCTACAAGTTGATCCTCATCCATCTCTTCAAGAGACATATCATCTGTTTCACCCATCTCTTTTTGAATTTGAATCTTCTTTAAGGCATCTTCTATTTGTTGACCAAAACCTAAATCTTCTGTAACTAATTTATTAACATAAGTATTCATATCTTTTAAAGTTAAATCGATTTTATCTTGAGGAATATCTGTTGCATATCTAGGGATAAATCCTTCTCTCTCACACATAGCAACTAATTCTCCAACAGAGTCTACAAAATCATTCTTTTGCTCTTTGTTTTGAGCGGCAGTAAACTTTGCGGATTTTCTTAGTGATTCAGACACTTTAGATAATTTTTGATAGCCTTCAATATCTCCATTGTCAAGACATTGATTCATTTTTAAATTAGTTTTACAAATTAATATTAAAGTATTAGTAGTATCCGCATCTTGAATATCAAAAGAATTAGTCATATTAGTATAATCTTTCTCTAGCATAATCCATTCGTCAGGTTTATACATAGCTCCCCACTTCATAGCTAAAGAAATTTTATCTTCTTGAGTAAGTTCGCTTATTAAATCATTCATTTGATTTTGAACAATTATTGTGCTCTCATTATAATATTTATCTTGCGGAAATGCTTGTCCTTGATTTAAAACTCTAGATATACCTATTTCCGCATTTTGCGTTTCCGCACTTATTAAAGTTTTATATTCAGCTTCGCCTATTTCTCCATTTTCATACTTTTGTTTAATCTCTTCTTCAAAAGCAACTCTCTCTTCAGTTTGAGCTACTTGAGTTTTCTTTCTTTGTTCATTTAGGCGATCAGTATCTGCCCAACCATATTGTTTTCCAGTAACTTTATCTCTAAACTGATTTAATTTCATTTTAGAAAGGTATTTTCCAAAGACAGAAGTTCCATTTAAATTAGGATTTTTAGCAAAAGCTTTATCTCTTATTGAGTTCCATTCTTCAGGAAGATAAGGGACATCCATTTTTTCTAATAACCATAAAAATGTATTAGGATCAAAATTATCAATGTGCATTGTCAAACAGTTTTTACACATCTCAGTTTTGTCTCCATTTTTATAAGTGTAAAATTTGGTATCCGCATCCATCATTCTTCCACATTTTTGACATAATTTTTGTTCTGCCATTTTCCGCTACCTCCTTACTATTTTTTATTTCTACATTCTTTACAAATGCTATACCAGCCATCTTTTGATGTACTATTCTTTGAAAAGAAACGATTAGTAGCCAATTTTACTTTTCCGCATCTAGAGCATTGTTTCCAATTTCCTTTTTCTTTATAAGTAAAATGCCAATCTAAATAATCTTCTTTTGCTTGTTCCGCAAGTAATTTAGGTATTTTATTTCTCCATAATGATGATAAATATTCAACAGAGTGTCTAACTCCAAATTCTCTATCTAATAGATCTTGGATTTCCGCATTAGAACGTCCATCAGTTTTATAAAGCAATAACTTATAATAAAGCGGATATGCTTCTTTTAAAGTCTCTTCAATTAAATTATCTAAATCTAACATTGTGTAATATAAATCACTGCTAAATTTTCCATAAGAGTCTTCTTTTAATGCCGCATAATTACGCAATAGCGCAGAAATATGAGTCCAATTAAAAAATGATATAATGCCATCGCTAATTGGCTCACCAAATTCATTTATTTCTATATGTTCAGTTAAATCTACTTTTGATAATCCTTTAAAAGGATTTCCAGTAGGGTTAGATGTTAAAGGTTGTTTTATTGTATTTTTTATAGTATATTGTTCTTGATGCATTTCTATTAGTTGTTTTTTTAATAAAAAACGCTTTTTACCTGTTGCTTTTTGTTCCATTTTCTCAACTGCGGAAATACTATCCTTTAAAGCGCGAAGGTCTGCCATTGCCGCCAAATCCGCATCTGTAATTGATACCTTAGGAGTTAAAAGTACATTTTTATCATTTATTATTAAATTATATATTCCATCTTCGCCATTCTCAAATTTACTTACTAATCCTTGATATGAAGTTTCTCTTTTATTTATTGTTATCATTCTATTGTCTGTAATAATCTCTTTTTTCTTTTTCTCTTCAGGAGTCATTGCAGTTACAATATAATTTGCTAGATATTCTAAATATTTTTTATTTTTAAATTGTTCTTGTGGTAAGTTAGATACAAAATCAGCTCTTTCTTTTGCTGTCTTTAATGTAAAATCTAATTTTATATTTATAGATTCTTGTTGCATTCTGCTTACTCCTTTCTACTCTTTTTGTTTTTCTACATTTACATTATAGCACAAAAAATTTACAATGTCAAGGGTAGATTTGAAAAGTTTTATTGATTACTATAAAAATTTTTTATATAATATTATTGTAATTAAAAAGAAAAAATATAAAAAAGAAAAAGTGATTGAATATGGATATAATGAGAAGAGCAAAAGAACATTATAATTACCTGATTTCCGCAGGTTATGACGTCATTTGCACTTGTCTGCAAGGAAGTCAAAACTATGGATTAGATGAATATAGTCAAGAGTATCAAAGTGATGTAGATACTAAAAGTATTATTGCGCCATCTCTTGACGATATGATTAATGCATCGCCGCCTATTAGTACAGTTGAAATTTTAGAAAACAATGAGCATGCTGAAGTGAAGGATATCCGCATAATGTTTGAAATGTTTAAAAAAATGAATATTAGTTACATTGAGCTATTGTATTCGGATTATATTATTATTAATCCTAAATGGGAGGATTATATAATTGAGCTATTCGGCATGCGAGACCGCATTTCCGCATTAAATAAAAATCAACTTTTAAGATGTATTGCGGGAATGGCTTATGAAAAGGAGAAGGCGCTATGTCATCCGTATCCTGGGATTATTGATAAAATTGAAAAATATGGATATGATGGCAAACAATTAAGTCACATAATTAGATTATTTATTTTTATGAACAAATATGTTAATGGTTTACCTATTAAAGAATGTTATAAAATAAAAACTGAAGAAGCAAGAACTATGTTAATAAATTTAAAGAAACAATTAGATTGGCTTAGTAAGGAAGATGCGGTTAAGCTCTCTAGAGGCTTTGTCGAGGGTATTAAGGTTTTAAAGGATGCTAATCTATTGCCGCACGATGAAGTAGATAAAGAAGTTATTGAGATTTTAAATAAAATTAAATATGATATAATAAAAGAAAAAATGCGCAGAGCACTATCGTGCTAAAGAAAGAAGGAATTTAATATGGCAAGAAGAAAGTCGCTAAGAATAAGTACACATTTATTACCTACACCTAAAAAGATAGTTAAGAGAGGGATTTACGAAATGGTTTCCGCCGCAACAGGTGGAAATACTAAACCTAGAGATTATGGGAAAAGAATAAGAGAAGGGAAATATTAGTATGTTAAAAATTTTGATATTACTTTTTATTAGTATAAGTATGTTTCTTGGATCAAGAGCTGCAGCTATGGGAGATTTATCTTTTAAAGAATTAAAATGGTATGATAAAATAATTAGAGTCTGCTTTTATGCGGAAATGGGTTTAGAAATGGTATTATTAATTCTTATTTGGTGGGAGATATTGTAATTTGAAATTGAAAAATGATTTGGAAATTTCTGTAATTTAGATTTGAAAAATAACTTGGAGATTTTTTTGTCGAGATCATACCATTTTTTAAAAAATTGTCAAAAATTTTCCCAAAAACCTACCCCCACCTTTACTTCCTATTCTATAAAAAATTTTTCTGGTACGCTATGTAGTAACCGCAAAGAGAATCCCTAAGCAAACGCTTCAGCACTCTCGTCTTCTATCAATGCTTTCCACTTTACATGTAAATTTACATGTAAACAATTTGACAATCAAAAGTTCAACTTTACACATCATTTACATTTTCCTAAATTAAAAAATAAAATGTAATTATTATTACTTTTCTATTGACTCTATTATTCTATTGTGCTATAATTAAAATGTAATAAGGAAGAAGATGTTAAAATGAAAAAAAGATTATTCTTAGACATGGATGGTACAATAGCAAAATTTAATAGTAAAAGAAATGCACTTGCTAGATTTGATAATGAAGTAGGATTCTTTTCAAGTCTTAAACCTTTTGCTCATTTAGATAGTATCAATAGTATGATACAAAATAATGAAGTAGAAGTGTATGTCATTTCCGCAAGTCCGAATGAACAAGCGGATAAAGATAAAATGACTTGGCTAAAAAAATATTTACCAACACTAAAAGAAAGTAATGTTTGTTTTTGTAGATTAGGACAAAACAAAGCACAAGAAATAAAGAAACAATTAAACATTACTATTGATAGTAATTGTTATCTATTAGATGATTATACTAAGAACCTAATCGAATGGAAAGATAATAAGGGCATTGGAATAAAAAGACTAACTTCTCTTGCTGATAACTCAACTAAGAGATGGACAGGATTAAACATTAAAGACTTAAATCAGTTGTCAACTTTACTAATTTAAAATGCGGAAATGGGGTTGACAATGTTAAGTCTAGGTGCTATAATAAGTATGTAAGATAGATAAGAAAAGGAAGTTGATTTAAATGAAAAAACAAAGAAAACATTATTTAAAAGAAAGTGTTGAAACAACATTAGTATTAATACAAACAATGATTATTATCTTTTGTGGTATGACAATAGATAACATAGGTAACAACTTGTATGATAAAATGCTTGTTGCTTGTATAATAATCTTTATACTAATTTATAAAATATTATTAAAATATTCAAGAACTTTCAATGAGATGTAAAGTTCTTTTTCTCTTGACAGAAACTTTACATGTAAAGTAAAGGAATGCGGAAATAGCTTTCAGCGTCGCATCTGCGAACATGATGCGACGAATTTAGGAACAAAAATACTTTACGCTTTTTTGACATGTAAAATGTATGTCAATTTACATCTGCTTGACATCCTAAAATGACACCGACTTGACATGTAAAGGAAATGTAAAGAAGATGATCAGTCAATTGACATGTAAATAGATTGTAAAGCAAACAATTTGTTCGATTTCATTTTTATTTTTGTTTTTTATTAGAAGTCATGCAAGACCTTTTGACACACGGGGCGGCGTTGCCGCATCTGTCAACCTGATGTAAAAGAGTAGCGTAAACCTGATGTAAGCCGAACAATTTGTTCGATAAAAATAAAATTAAAAATTTTTTTAAAAAAATGTTGACATTTCTAGTTAGATTTGGTAGTATATAATTGTAATAAGAAAGGAATTGATAGTTATGTGGACTATAAAATATTTAAATAAAAATACTGGAAAGGTTATGGTAGAACAACTTGTAGCAAAGAAAGAAAGCACTGCTAAACAATGGGCAAAACAATTTGTTTTACATCATAATGAGTTTGAAATATTAGCAATTTTACCTTGCTAATATTTCAAAAAAAGTATTGACATTTATAACTAATTTTGATAATATATAATTGTAATAAGAAAGGAATTGATAGTTATGTTAAATCAAGTAATTTTAGTAGGAAGAGTTGAGGACATCAACTTAGAAAGTAATTTAATAATGTTAAAAATATCTCAAAGGGGGACTGAAGATAGTTATGTTAATTGTATCTATCCTGATAGTATGTACGATACAGTTAATGAATACATCTATTTAGAACAAGTCTTAGGAATTAAAGGACGTCTTGAAACAATAGAAAATGAAACTATTGTAAAAATTGATAAAATTTCAATGCTTACATCAGGAGGTAATTAAAATGAGATTAGTTGATAACATAGAAAATAAGAGTTATAAATCTTCTAAAATTGTAATCCGTATGTTATTAAAAAATTTATACGATACTTACAAAAAAGAAGGACTTCTAACTGGAGTTATAAAAATAAAAGACACTTGGTACATCGGCTAAGTGTCTTTTTGAGTACCATCATCTACCTTGACACGCCTGGCGGCGTTGCAGTCCGCAATATTATAACATAGTTAGGTTAGGTTTGTCAAGAGAAAAAATATAAAAAATTGTAAATTTTACATTTTTCCTAAAATTAAAAAAATAAAAAAATTTTTTAAAAAAGTGTTGACATTAAAACCATAATTTGGTAGTATATAATTGTAATAAGAAAGGGATACCTGCTAAGGTATCAAGGTGTTAAAAATGAATATTTATGTTGCTATGATTAAATTAGAAGATGGAGTTGTAGAAATGCCACAAACTAGATACTACTCACAAGCTAAAAAAGATATGGAATATCTAAATAAAGAATATAAAGATGTTAAAGTTGGAGATGCTTATATTAGAATTTTCTAATATAAGCAACTTCTAATAAAAAAATGTTGACTTTTATAATAAATAATGATATTATATATATGTAATAAGAAAGGAATTGATTATAATGTTAGATTATTTAGAATTTTGTGAAAAATATGATTTAGAAAGTTGTGCTATATATGTAAATTATAGAGATACATATATAGAAATTGAAAATAGAAAAGAGGTTATCTAATATGCTAAAAATAATATATAATGAAAAACCATATTATAGTAATGGTGGGGAATATAATGACCCTACAACAAAAGACTTGACTATTACTTTTGATGATGAGGCAAGTACTCCTGAAATACTAGGACAAGTTATAAGATTGTTACAATTTATGACATATCCAGTCAATAGCAAAAAACAATTATATGATATAATTGATAGAATAGTTGATAGTAACTCTTTAATAGTTGATGACCTAGAAGAAGAAAATCAAGAACTTAATTAAAAAAGTTCTTGATTTCTTGAATTAAATATAATATAATATAAATGTAATAAGGAAAGCCACCTTATAAAAATTAGAAAGTGAGTGATAAAAATGGCAAATAAAAAAAGAAATACTAATATGAAGAAAGTTGTAGTTGATAAAAATGCTACTCAATTTATGAGAACAGCAGCAAACCTTGCAAGAAAAGGCAAAACTAATAAAAAACTACATGGAAGAAATGCTAACCCAAAAGCAGCAAAATATGCTATCAACTAGCATATTTTTTTATGGATGTCAAGTTTACATTTCCTTTACATTTAGATCTGAGTGTCGCGTAGTTGTAGGTCACGCGACGTTTTTGGGAGGATTAGATCTTTACAAAATATTTACATGTAAAACTGATGTCAATAGACAGATCCTTGACATCCCATAATTACACTGGACACACGCGGCGGCGTTGCTATTTCCGCCATCGACCAAGGGGACGCCGCAATATTATACCACATTGCTATTGAGTTTGTCAATACTAAAAATGCAATTTTTTAATAAAATTTACATTTTCCTAAAATTAAAAATTTTTAAAAAAAGTGTTGACTTTTTTATGTAGATTTAGTAGTATATAATTGTATTAAGAAAGAGACAACAAAATAAAAAAAATATTAAAAAAATTAAAAAAAAATGTTGACTTTTACTTAATAGTTTGTTATCATAATAATGTAATAAGAAAGAGAGAGATAAAATTTATGATTAAAAAAATTGATTTAAAAAATGAGAGATATTTAATGTTTATAGACACTGAAACAATAGGTAGTCTATTCGTTAAGGAAAGTGTTCTACCTTTTGAAATAGGTATGAAAGTATATGACACTGAACAAAAGAAAGTTGTTAAAGAAAAAAGTTATCTAGTAAGAAAATTCTTTAATAATAAATATGTAATGTTATCTACATTTAGTGCTACAAAATATCCTAACTATTTTGAAAAACTAGACACTGATAAAAGATATAAAACATATAGTGTTAAAGATATTGCTACTGATATTGAAAAAATAATATCAAGATATAATATAAAGGTTATGGTAGCACATAATGGAAACTTTGATAAAACTGCTATGGCAAGATTATTTGAAGAGTTTGGTACTGCTAACCCATTTGAAAATATAGATTTACTAGATACTATGGAATTATCAAAAGTAATAACATTTAGTAAAGATTATACTGATTATTGTATAGCACATAAAGATAGATTAAATTCTATGAAAGAAAGTTGTTTTATCACTAATAGTGGTAGAGTAAGAACAACAGCACAGGCTATTTATTGCTATATCACTGATAATGCTGATTTTGAGGAGGCACATACTGGACTTGAAGATATAGATATTGAAATATGTATATACCAAACAAGCATGGACTTATTAGGAAACACAATAGTAAATCTAAATACTAGTCCTAGTTGGAAAGATTACTCAAAAGTAATAGAAGAAGATTAAAAAATCTTCTTCTACATACTAAAAAAGTGTTGACAAAAAATAATAAAAATGCTATCATAATAATGTAATAAAGGTTAAGCCAAAACCTTTATATATAAAATAAAAAATAAGAAATGGAGTTGATTAAAATGGCACAAACAAAATTAACAAAGGTAAACAAAATTAATATGTTACTAGAAATGAGTGAGGTACAAGCAAATCTTGAATTAGTAGAATTTCTTGAAAATGAAAAAGCATTAATTCAAAAGAAAAATGCTAACAAAACTGCTAAAAAATCTAATGAAGATACAATAGTATGTGATATGTTAGTTGAGGAGTTAGCAAAAGTTGGACATCCTTGCACTATTACTGAATTAATGACATCTAGTGAAGTTATTCAAAACTATGTATTAGAAAATGGCAAACCATTAACTAATCAAAAAATCACTGCAATGTTTAAATCTATACTAGATATAAGAGTAGTAAAAATTCCTAAAGGAAAATCTAATCTATACAGTGTAAAAGAAGTGTAAATTAACACTTCTTTTTTTTATGTAAAAAAAGTATTGACAAGCACCCCTAAATGTGATATAATGGTCGTGTCGCATCTGACTGCTGCGACACGTTTTTAGAATAACAATAGCCCTAAAAAATAATGCGGCAAGCAAAATGAGTTAAAAAAATTTTAGCAATTTTCCTAAAAATGAACACTTTATCGTAAAAAAGATATTTTAGCTTTAAAATAGAAAATAATCTACAAAATCAATAGCAAAAAGAAAATGAGAGACTTAAAAACAATGCGGAAAGTGGCTTTAATGCCCGTTAACCGACACCGCCGCATCTATTAATTGCCTTTCCGCAAATTTTTTGTTATAATTATAATGTAATAAATAATAGAATAGAAAGGAAAATAGAACGATGAAGATTTATGTCTTAGTTACTTCTTCAGTAATTACTGGCGTTTACTCTTCTCTTGACTTACTCACCGCTGACCTTACTACAAAATTTAAATCCGAGTCACTAGATAGAGTAGAAGAATGAGATTTAGATAAAGGTTTTGTAAAAAATGTTAATGTATCTAAACAAACTATTATTACTGTTGAAGATTAATTAATGATACTTATTGACTACGGTCAAGAAGTATCGGTTCTATTTTCACTAGACCCATCAAGTATTCACTTGACAAAAAATGGGTAAAATATTTTTTAAAAAATTTTCCTAAAATTCCTTACCTTCCGCGGCTTTACCTAGAGCCGCATTTTTTTTGTCTAGCGTCATGAGACTCCGCAATATTATACCACATAGCCTTTAGTTTTGTCAAGAATAAATTTTTATTTTTTACACTTTTTTTGTAAAACTCCTAAAATTAAAAAAATTTAAAAAAAGTGTTGACATTTATAATTAATTTTGATAGTATATAATTGTAATAAGAAAGGGACACGAAAGTGTTAAAGGTAATTAATTATGGTACTATACTTACATTCAATTTATCACGGGGGAAACAAATATTTTTCATTAGATTATTGGGATAAAGAAGATAAATGCTTCCATACTGTTATGGACTGTATTGGTGGAGTTATGCCAATGAAAACTCTTTATGGCATAGCAAGAATTTTAGGAGCAAGAAAAGTAGTGCTTGACATTTAAGCACTAACTTGCTATAATAATAATGTAATAAGAAAGGAATTGGTAAAAATGAAAGAAAAATTAAATGATATAGTATGTGAAAGTTCTAGTGACTATGATATTTTAAATGAAGTTTATAATTATATTGAAAAATTAGAAAGAGAAAATAAAAAATTAAAAAAAGTATTTATTGTAAGTCAAAATAGTGATGACTCTGATATGATAACAAATGTATTAGTAGTTGCTGATAATTGGGAAAAAGCCAAAGAATTAGGAGTTAAAGCATTTCAAAGAGATATCTTTTACGATTATTTTAATACTTATCCTGTTATAGTAAAAAGACTTGATTTAACAAGGGAATACGTAGTCACAACCTATTAATAAAATAGAATGTAAACTAGACAATTAGTTTACATTTTTTCTTGCTCGGCCCGCGCACATTTGATGCGGGCCGAATTCATAATTATACCATAAGTTTGAAAATTTGTCAAGTATTTTTTGCAAAAATTTTCAAATTTTACATTTCCTGAAACGGATCTGTCAAGGGAATGTAAACTTTACATTTTTATTTACACTCAAAAATTTTTAAAAAATTTTAAATTTTTTATTGACTTTTTAAATAAAATTTTATACAATATAAATGTAATAAATAAGAAATATAAAAAAGCAAAAAATATTAAAAAAAATGTTGACTTTCTTAATTAAATTTTATATAATATAAATGTAATAAAGAAAGTGATTAAAAAGTATTTAAAAAAAATAAAAAAAAATGCTTGACAATAAAACTTATTTATTATATAATATAAATGTAATAAAGGAAAAGCCAAACCTATATTACATAAATAAGAAATGGAGTTGATTATTATGGCACAAACAAAATTAACAAAGAAAGACAAAATCAAAATGTTATTAGGACTAAATGAGGTTCAAGAAAATCCTGAATTAGTATCATTCCTTGAAAACGAATATGCTTTACTTGAAAAGAAAGCAAGTTCAAAATCAAATAAGACTAATGTTGAAAATGAAAAGGTTGCTGAAATCTTAGTTGCTGAATTAGCAAAAATGGAAAAACCTGTAACTATCAGTGAACTAATGAACGGAAGTGAAGTTATCAAAAACTATGTATTAGAAAATGGTAAAACATTAACTAATCAAAAGATAACATCTATTTTCAAAACATTAGTTGAAAATAAAACAATAGTTCATGAAACTAAAGGCAAAAATTCTTTATATATGGTTGCCTAGTATAAAGTGTTTGACAACTACACAATAAATAAGTTGTAAAAAGAGTGTAAAGAAATTTACATTCTTTTTTTTTTTTTATAAAAAAGTATTGACAAACCTATTTAAATGTGATATAATGAGCGGCCGGCGTTCGTGCGCTTCAGGCCGAATCCGCAATTATACCATAGTTTTGACTTTTTGTCAAGCAAAA